ATTTCTTAGATACATAAGGTTCAGCCTTTTGTACACCGATTACGTACTTAGAACATACAGGGCATACCCCAAGCCATAATGTACAATCTGCCAACCTTCCGACTTTTTTAACTTTTATTTTTTGCGCTTCCACTGCTGACGCATCTCTTATAAGTTCTGTGTGGTAGCAAAGGTGAGAAACCCAACTACCAAAATCAGGTTTAACCTTTACGATTTCTAGGTTCATATACTGTAGATTTTCAAGATTCTTTATATCTAGTAACTTTGAACCGTTTTTTATGTCCTTTCTAATGGTTGTAAGTCTACCGAACTTCTCGTGTCTCATATCATCACCTCCGACCAGTTATTTTACCAATCTCCACCCTTGTAGAGAGTTACTTTGTAATCTTTGAAAGCAGATTCAATTATATTGTAAATTACCTGCCAGTCTCCGCCACCATCTCTTGCACCCATGCCCCACGGCATTGCTACGTCTAATTTGATGGACTTTGCGTACCTTGCCAGTTTTGTCAATCCCGTATTTAGAGCTTTATAATTAATAAAGCAAGCACCTATACCGTAGGTGGTCTGCCCAAATAGGTTTACAATACATTTTCCATCAACCCAAATAGGCATCATTGTGCCTAACATTTTAACGAAATCAAACTTATTGACTTCGCAGTAAGTTCTGTATGTATCGTATACTTTTGGATATGCAAGCTTTATCTGTAATGCTAAGCCGCCGTTCATTGAAGCAACACAATTAACGAGATTGCATATAATCCCATCATTGTTTTTTGCTAAAAGGTTGCCATCCTTAATCTCAATCATAACGCTACCTCCCTCAGCTAACCGCCTTTGAACTATCTACCTGCACTACGAGAGCTATTCTACTCTTCTCTACTTCTATTTCGAACGAAAGCATAAACCCATGTTTATACAATGTCTCGGCGGCACTCACAAATATAGGTGAACCGCAAATCTTAGCACAAAATTTGTTCATAGAGTCATCATCCATTGTGCCAAGTTCCACAAAAGGAAGTACAATTCCTATGTGACCATCAGCTACCATGCCTCTAACTTTGTACAGCACCCCCAACAGCTTCTCTGTGAGGGCTTCATCAACTTCTGACTGTTTTTGCATATTTTCATTCCATTTTGTAATTGTTCTTACTAACATTTAGACACCTTCCCCTTCCACGTAATAATATTTGTTTTTACCTCGATAATACGAGTAATTATACTTCCCATTAATAATTCCTTCCCTGCTAACCAAGCCATTATATCCATAGTTGTCCTCAACTTGTTTCCATTCTACGCAGTCTGAGCAAATACTAAATAGGTCATTGGCGGCTTCATACATGAAATCGTCAACACAATCTTTTGTAATCATTTCCTCCAAAATGTCATCTGGAATATATAAAACAACATCTTCTCCGCCACAACAACTGAGAGAAGCACTGAACAAAAATTTAGCCATAGTGTCACCACCTTATGGTTGCATGTTTGCATATAGGGCATACTTTTAAACTATTGCGTAACACAGATAATTCCATGTCTGACCTGCCACAAACATCACAAAAATCTCCCTTGTAAGGTTCTCCATTACTTCGGATAGGATTACTGCTACTGCTTACAACACTGTAATTCCCTCGGTCATATATGAACCTTAGTTTTGTATCAACACTTATTTTATCCAGTCTGTTTTTCTTAAACAGGCAGTGAGCACAAATACATTGATTGTTTGGATAATCTTTACATGTACATTCTTTAAATTTCCTATTTACTACTGCTGTAACTATTTGATTAACAAGGTAGTATGACCTACTCGTGTTATGAGTTGTTCTGTTACGAAAAATAGCCAATCTCTATCCCTCCTTAGAAAAAAAATTGCCCCGCCTTTCACCAGGGCTGAACTTCGCTGTGTGTTGGAGGTCTATATACGTGTTTCCTTGTAAGCATAATATTGTTTTTTAAATCTCCTTACTTCTTCGTCGAGATTCTTCACCTTATTCACAACGGACTCAAATACTTTATCGTTTATGTCGCCTGTTTCTCTGTAGTGAAATGCTGTCGTCTTCAAAATACCCATAAGTTCCTCTGTGTCCCTAAAGTAGGATTGTATCTCCTTCTCGTAAAATTCATCGGTAGCCCCGCTAGACACTACTATACCTACGAGTTCGTATAAACAATTTTCGCATTGATTATACGTATTCATTAAAAGGTTATTAGATTTAACTTTCAATTATAACACCCCCGAAGGTATAGACCCTGATACTAAAGCCAGTCTTCGTTCAACCTCGGCGGGGTCAACCCCTTGATTAAGGAGATTCTCTTTTATCTTTTTAAGATTAGCTTTTAAAATAGCATCTTTACTGCATATGGGGCAATAACTCTTGCCATTTAAAAATGTCATCGAGTTGGGCAAGAACAACTCGTCACATGTAGCACAAACTACCAAGTCTGTGGTGTCTCTGAGTACATTAATACAGTCAACGTATGTTGTACTCATTTTTCTTGCAATTCGCTGAGCTTTAAGCTTGTCTCCAATACCAATCATTAGCGGGTATCGAAGTGGTTTCTTGGCTTCATAGATTACATCTACAATCTCCAAGATTATTGCATAGCACCCCTCATTTATGGGGTCTTTATCTACTATGTGATGAACCTTTTGACTCACCATCCTAACCGATTTGTTAGCCATATACATTACCTCCTAAAGTATTACAGTATCCTAGCTTTCATAGGCATACGCCTTTTACCTGCCATTAATGTTCCTTGATAACAATTTACACCTTGTGTGTGGTCATATTGGTACACATGGTATACCTTGCCCGTAGCATTAGCTTTAAGCCCTACCATATTCCCAGCATGTTTTACACACGTGCAATCCAGTAACATTGTCATGCCTGGTTTTAATTCAATACTTAAATTAGCCGCTTTGCCTATATTATTCTTTACTGTTACCACACTCTCACCTCCACATAAATTAAAGCACAGAGCAACAGCCCTGTGCTTTAGTTATCTACTATCTTCCCAACTATTTGTTTCGCTTGACCACAGTGAGCGTGGGTACGTTCTCGGTCTTTCTTTTGCATGAGCCGCAACCGACTTAGGCAGTCTCAACTTAACTTTATTATTATCTATGCCTAAAGACATTTTATTAAACATATCAGAGGACATTTTATACCCATAACCATCAGGGAACTTGACTCTATATCCACCGTCACCATATTCATAGGCAATCCATGATAAAGGTATCACAACAACGTCTTCTTCTTCAGCCTTGCGTGGCTCAACTGTAAATTCAGGAAAAACCCCTGTAAGGTTCAAAGTCCTAGAACCGTATTGGAAATAGAATCTCTTCTCTCCCCAACTATCCCTGGTTTCAATTGACCCTTTGTGGTATAACTTATATGCTGTATTACTACCGTCATAATAAAGTTGTTGTCCAAACATATGGTGACTATTATAGGCGAAGACAGTAAATAAATCGTTTCCCTCACCTTTCAGAGTCCTTACAGGTTTTAATTTCCCAAGTTCTGCTAATAGCACAAGACGATTGTACGACCAAGTTTCAAAGTTAAATGTGTTGGCATCAAAATTGACAATATCACTTATATCCTCGCCTTCACCTATTTGCAAATACTTATACTGATTACGTATCATGTAGGCATCTATAGCCTGTGGAACATTCTTATGTCTCTCAATAGACTTCATAATCTCAGGTGCTTGGTTTTCCAATGCTTCAATGATAGTTTTATTCATTAAATCCTCTGGAAGTATACTCGCAAATTTTTGAACCATATCAGCTATCTGAGTTTTTGTAAGGTTATATTTGTTAACCATTAATTCCCACCTCCAATCATTTCAGATTCAGTTATTTTACACAGGTCTCCGTAAGTGTTTATCTCCATTATGTGCCCGTCAGTAAATCTAAATACTACCATACCACACTCAAAACCCACAGTAGGTAATTCTAACGCATGTCTCGCTGTTTTAATAGCGTAACTATCATCAGATTTATAAGTATTCCAGATTAGTTGTTCGGCTTTTTCCAAAATATTACCGAAATATTCAATAAGTTTATTTGTTACGTCTATAGTGTAGTAGACATGGGGGTTTGAATTATAATCACCCTTTATGTATTTCATAACACTGTAGCCACTAGCCCGAAGCTCAGTTCCTGGGAGTGATGCAAACCCTAAACTCTCGTCCAGTGACCCCGCAGAGTTTGGTGAACTTATCTTGACTACTTTGTTGTTTATGAATTTAATTAAAATGTCACCTTGGTCAAGTGAAAGTTCATTATAATCCTCGACGTATACCAGTTTTTCAGCTATGGTCTGTTCTAAAAAGCTATCGTGTTCACGATTTTCTCCGTAGTATAGTATCTGTTGAGCAGATACAACAACGTCACCAAGAATACTTTTTAAAAGTCTGGTGACGTTTGCTGTAACATATAACTTTCTTAGATTATTCGGGTCTATTATCTGACGGAAATTGTATCTGTTGTCGAGATAAATCATTTTATCACCGCCTTAAAAATCTTCTACCTCGATACTGGCATTAATGCTACTTGCCCCGTCGGTAAGTGGTTCTTCTTCAAGAGATACCGATGATACTTGTGGAGCAAGAGTCACCGTTTCAGTATCACAAAGCATTTGTAAGAACTCGTCAAATGTCAAGTTAGGCTTAAAATCCATAGGTCTTGACATGAATTCGTCAAGCTTAATGGTTTGCATTTTTTTACCGTCCACTGTGGGATAAGAAACATACAGCTTACCATCACTCCCAATCCTCGTCTTAGGCGGCACATAGTTCTTAGCAAGAATACTACGTTTCTTTGCCCTATCCCTGTGTATAGCTATATAACTGACAGGGTCGCTCCATGAGTCACGATTAAGTGTCTTCCATTTTACTGATATTCTGTTGCTCTTAATTTCATACTGGAAAGTAAGAACACCGAGTGGTTCTTCTTTTAACCTGTCCCCATCTAACGTGTAACTTGCGAGGTGGCAAAGTGTACCTGATACACTTTTCAAATTACCTCCACGAACATCATTATAGATTTCAGCATTTTCAAATGAACGGAGTACAAGAGAATACACTTGGTCTACCTCTGGCAGTAGTTTCAAAATGTTCTCCTTCGTATCTGTAATCACACCTGCCGCTCTCAATGTTTTAATTTGGAGAGCCACCTGTGCATATGCCGAAAGGAATAATCTCCTACCTATATCCTTTTCATTAGATATTATTTCAAGTTCACTGTACTTACTCGGCTGTTCACACTCAGGACAGTAATACTTACGGCTGTGGTTATCACAACTCCTGATTAAGTTTAACTTTTTCAGGTTTGTGTGTGTTTTTTCTGCTGTAGTTTCATTCCACAATAACTCAGTATTAAGTTTCTGACATTGCGGGCACTTCACTTTGAGTTGCGACATCTGTTACTTCCTCCTTTTCTGATGGTGTGTGATAATAGGCGAACCAACCTTCGCCTGTAACTTGCCCTCCCACACTAACAACGGGTACTAATTCTATGCCTTTAGAAGTTTCACCGCAACTAGGACACTCAAACCAACAATTTTGCTTGTTGGAAGGGAGTTTTCTGATTGTTTTCCACCTCTTTTGGGCTGTGTTGTGCCATTCGGTGGCTGAGTGGATTTTACCACACAGTGGACATTTGAGCATTACTGTCCTTTGGGACTTAGTCCCCTTCTGATGTGCTTTTGACATAAACTTACCTCCTATGTAGTTACATAATAGCCATCAAGCTCCTTGCCTTCTTTTGTCATTGTACGAGAGCAACGGTTTACATTTTGATTGTAACCACACCCAGGACACCTGACGCTGATTCCACGGACATACGGAAGCCTGTGGTTCAATCTTCCGCCACTCGCACTTTCCGTAGCTTTATGCCATTCGCTGATAGGAAAACTTTTACTACAGCTTTGACATTTGATTTTTACTTTGGTCTTTTTTTCTCTAACCCTTGCCATACATAACACCTCCTGTTATATACATTAAAATTTACATTGGAGTGACTAGGCACTCACAGAGACCACCAACCTGCCCAGTTGGTTGGTAGCCCTTAGAATGTCTAGTCTTCTTCAATAACGACTGACGATGATATTCCTGTTGCCGACGCTATGGCGGCTTCGGCTCTCTTGTTGGTTTCATCTACTTCGTTCAGAATCTGATTAACAGAAGCACCATCCTCAGTTATAATGTCGCCCTTATCAAGTTCTGTATCTCCTGCAAGATTATCTATCTTGTCCCCTACGACTTGCTTGGCTTCTTCAAGCAACAGATCAAGTGTTCTATCAAACAGAGCCTGTTCAATTTCATCCAACCCATATCCGTAGTTCTTTAAGATACGAATATCCTTTCTATCATGCCCCATACCTTCGGCAACCTGTAACAGCATGTCATAGTATTCCTTATCTGTGAGCCTGTTGGCTTCCTTTGCAGGGTCATACTTTGACTTCTCTTTCTTAGTGGTGCTTGCGGCAGTGCTTGTAGTAGAAGTTGTGGAAATAGTAGTTGTAGACTTTCTGCTAGTGGAACTCTCTTTCCAGGTGTTTGCCTTAGCGTCCCACACCCTTCCATATCCACAGTCATAGTCATCCCAGTAGCAGGAGTTATAGCCATAACCATTTCCATAGTATCTTCTATCATCTGATGGCTTAAATGTGGACTTTTCAAGTTCACCAGTTTTGCTGTTTATTTTCCATATATCCCCCGCTTTTGGTTCAAGAAGAACAGCACTCACAACTCCTGTCTTGAATGGGCTGATTATTTCAGAAGATAGAGCGGAGCTATATAGTATGGCTTCAAACAATATTGTTTGTGTTGAAGCATATACATACACCCCGAGTTCAGGGAAATGGAGCATTACGAGCGGGGAGTCATTCTTAACAAGATACCAATTATCCTGGTCATCCATTAAGGTGAATGAGAACATACCCTCGACCATTTCACCTGCATATTTAAGGGCATCAATACCCCAAGTTCCGTGTTTTTCAATCAACTGAACAGCTACGTAACTGTCAGTCTCAATCTTTGGTTTTTCAAGCTTCAACTGATTTCTCAGTCTCAGGTCATTGTGAATAACCCCGTTATGCGCCAAAGCAAAGTTAGTCTCTCCAATTTTGCCACGGAACGGATGGTTATTGTAATTCTTCTTTTGATTTCCCTGGGTTGTCTTACGAGTGTGCCCAATAACAACCTTTGAACTGTCAGGAACATCAAACTTGAACTGATAAGCTGACTTTGCATCTTTGTCTATATGCAACTTACCGTCCATATTGTACGCTATACCTGTAGCGTCTGTACCCCTTACGGCGGAGGATTTACCAAGCAGTTCTACAACTGCATCAAGACCCTTAAATTCCTTATCTGAATAGTTAATGAAACCGTATAATCCACACATGATTATCAAACCTCCTAAGTTTTTAATAAGTAAATTAAAAGAGCCACCCACTTATGCAGGTGACTCTCAGCTAACAGTAATTATGCGGCGGTATCTTCGTCGTTATCTGTATCCTCACGAGCTACGCCAGTAGTCATGGGTTCAGAAGATAAGCCCCTTCTTTCAAGATATTCCCCGAGTTCTCTGTACTCAGGATTCATCTTCCTAACAAAGTCAAGCCAGTTTGTATTTGTAACTTCATCAACTGATGACTCTTTCAGTATACGTACAAGTTCATGTACAAACTGTAGAGTGGCAATGAATGTGGAATATTTAAGAGTACCCCTGAACAATCTCAACTCAATAGTTTTTTGATTACAAAGGTTAACGGCGTAGTATCTTTCTGAACCTTTAGCAGTATTCAGAAGCTCCTGCGGCGTTCTCTTCATTCCATATCTTTTAGCCCATCTTGAAAGCTGAGAGTCAGTTCTTCGTGAGAATCTAACCATCTTAGTCCAGAACTTCTCGAAGAAGAACAATAACTTCATGATGTTAACGTCCTGGTCTTCCAATGATGTACCAAAAGCTTTTCTGCTGATATGTACGTGTAGACCACAATTACCACTGTCATGGCTCTTGTAGCCCATTGACCTACATTTTTTCAGTGCGTCTTTCCACGGGAACTTATTCATGTGCCAATCAAGGGTACATGGATAGGTAACCATTTCAAATCCACGATTTAGTGAACCATCATGCTTACAATAGAGCAGTCGGTATTCTGCATTAGTAATATTCAGTACTCTTCTTGCATTGTCACTGTCCTCACCTGCACTGTCACATTCAAGTTCAACACCCATGAATGTGGCAAATTCGTCAAATCCGCCGTAGAATCTTGGGGTAGGTTTAAACGAGTAGTCATGAATGTCTCTCGTAGGGGCACAATCGGGGCAGAATGTTTGACTTCCTCTGCTCACCAAATCATTGCCGTGCACAAAGTTACCACAACTATCACAAGTGTAATAGTTACTGTCATAACAATCACTACATAGGTGAATATATTCATCTTCGTGAGCATTGTTAATGTTTACTCTTCTGTGGCAATGGTCGCACTCAACTGTTTGAGTCTCAAAGCAATGACCACAATAAGGTTCACCGTCCACCAGGACAATACTACTTCTGTGAACTCTTGCGTGACATTCAACACACTCTACAAACATTGCATCATAGCAAGTCTGACAGTAATGCTTGCCCTCATGAACTACGGTGCTATCTTTTAACATAACAGCACCGCAGTCAGTACATGTTACAAACAGCTCTTCAAAGCACTTCGGGCAGTACAGAACTCCGTCATGCTCTTTAGCATCTTCTTTTGCAAGCTTTTCGTGGCAGTGTCCGCATAGGGTGTACTTCCTGTCATAGCAGTCAATACAAAAGAATTTTCTTTTGAAGAATTTTCCATCAGCTTTTGGTTTGAGTTTACCACAATCAGTGCACTCTCGGAAATTCTTATCAAAACATTTGTCACAGAAAGGCTTGCCATCAACCTCACCATAAGATTTACTGCAATCCTGACCGCAGTCAGTGCAAGCCAAAATAATAAGGTTCAACTGCTCTGGCTTAATAACATCTTCTGCCTGTACTGGATTACTCATAACGTCATTACCTCCTGATAATTCTGTTTCTTTCTTTACTACTTTTCTTGGCAATTTGCCCACCTCCTATTTCATCTCCATCTCGATAATTCACTAAAACCTCCACCCCTTACAAAAACAACTTTTACGTTATCTATGCGAGGAACAACTACAACCCTTGGTACATGTCGTCTGATGTATTTTAATACCGCAAAGCGGCTTGAACGCTTAGACTTTAACATACCTGTCATAGACTTGTAACAATTGCGGGTTATATACCCACAATCTTTTAGCATCGCCAACAAGTCTCTCATGGCTTCGTCAATGGAGGAATACTCACAGCCTTCAATTCGTGTGCGTTCTTTCGCAATCTTATCAATGGCTGACATCCTTAACACCCCCCAACTCCAAAGGAACTCTATTTCTCTTATTTACGAAATCACCTAAAGTACTGTACCAACAAACTATACGCCCATGTCGTAATGAGTCGTTCAATTCACGGATAGTTGAACCAACTGGAAAATACTTTAACACTACGTTAGATGTAGGATTATATAGCCCCAACTGGTTGTCACCATCATTACGAATAATGACATAAGGCAAAGAATAAACTCTGCCGAGTGAAATCTCCACAACATTAAGGGCTTGTAACTCAATTAATTGAGGAGTTACAAGCCCTGTAGCGTTTATTGGTTTATTTTCAGTTATTTTTTTCAATATTTCACTGACCTTCGGCGGGGGTAGTGCTATTACATTTGTCTTTGTCTGCTCCATTGGCATATTCCTCCTCCTGTGGTAGTCCTCCTTGGAATAACTCACACTCATAAGGGATTCGTCCATGCTCAAAACGGTTTTTAGAGCACTTAATCCTAAGCCAACTACCGTACCGAGCACTGCTACAGCACTGACACCTTTCGTATGCTTTGCTTTCCATATTTTCATGGTACTCTTTTATGGCTTGATTGACTTTTTCAATAGCTTCCTCAAACCACTCTCCTTCTACCTCAATATTTAGCGAAGGTACACGGACTTTATAGTGGCTATTGTACTTACCACAACGTGATATTTCTATCACTTCATCCCAGTAGTACTGATTTTTTCTGTGCATTAAAAGACCTTGGAGACTTAACTCCAAGGTCAAACTTTCCACATTTAATTCCAGTCTACTTTTTTCGTCATCCTTCCTCTTAACGTCTCTTATGGTGGTAACAACAATTGTTATCGCCCAACCTATAAGCAACACCCAGTAAATGACTTCTCTCAACACATTAGGTCACCTCCATTAATTTCCTACTGCATTTTTCATGTTTGTACTATGCTTTCGCACAATTTTAAGATAACTACCGCCCCTGCTTGGCTTTGCTATAGCTCTAGGTAATCCTTGGTTATAACCACGAATGGCGGTGTCCCAACTACAACCCGAAGAATACTTCAAATCAGCCAGATAATGTACACCTGTTTTAATGTTTACTAGCGGGTTAAATAGTTCTTCACGACTTACTCCATACTTCTTAGCTGTACCTGGCATTACTTGCATAATACCTACAGCCCCACAGCTTGAAACTTCTTTTTTATCAAATCCACTTTCATACCAACCCATTCCTAGTGCTGTGTAAAGAGGAACTTTATACTCCTCACAAGCATCTATGAACGCTTTAGCATATTTCTGAGCCGTAGCATCATTAAGTTTAACACCGCTTGACCCTGGCTCTTCACGATAGCCTTGCATCATCACTGCAACCGCCTTAATGTTGTCCTGCTTTTCTTCAAGCTTCTTCTGTTCTGCTGTCTTGACCTCAACCTTTGGTTTTGGAGGTTCTTCGACTTTGGCTATCTCAGTTACTTGTGGTTGTGGCGTTGGTTTTGCCACCGTAACTGCGGTAGTAGTCACTGTCTCACTATCACCATTAATGGTGTAGTTTGGAACAGCTAATGCTACCATGACTGCAACTAATGCCACAGCCATTTTCACCTTGGTAGACTGCATCTTATCACCCTCTTTTAATTTAGTTTTGTAATTCCTGAATCAGTGACAAATATCTCAGTACCAGTTTCCTTATCCTTAAATATCGTCACCCAACCGTTGTACCCGTCAAACCTTCCGAAGTATACAATTTCTACTCTGTCATTACCTTTTAGCTTTTCGGCTAGTTCCTGCGTATCAGTTTTAGGCAGCTCTATACCACAGGAAGATAGCACAATAACTAGTATAGACAGTAGTAAAACTACAGGAAATTTCTTCCCCAACATACTCATTCCTCCCTTATCTAACCCCTGTCGCTTTCCATTTGAGTTGTTCAAAAAATTGAGCCAATTCCAATAGCGACGCTATAGGAAAAAAGTTATTCAATCTGAACTTGTGCACTGGATACAGCCTGTACCTGACATTTCCCTCGTCATAAAGCTTTACGAGTATTACACCTCCGAAGTTAGTGCCTATAAAACACGTAGGTTTTTTTGCAATAACATTGCTGACATCAACCATGAGGTTCAAATAAGAAATATCTTTTACCTGCTTCACATCAACATCACCCCCTTCTCAGCTTCGATAACCTTATTAATCTCTTCGGCAGCCTTGTTGTATAGCATTTTGTTATATTCCGCCAGTGGAGAGTTAATGTACATTATTTTATATTTATTGGGCATATTGCAATCAAACCTTTTAAGCATTTCCTCAACGCCCTTCTCTATTGTGTCACAATGTTCTGACACAATAGTGTCACCCTCTGGCTCTATACCTTCCAAGTTTTTTGTAAACATTATATGTTTCCATAAATTTGTTGATTGCCACAAGTATAATTCCATGTAATGTGTGTTAGTTACATAATTACCAAAGATTCTGACATTATTGACTATGTAAGGCACTAACACCACCCCCTCAAACAATTATTCTTTTCCTTTGTCACTTCGGCCCTATTCATAAAATCAATAGCCCTGTGCATTTTTGTAGCTTGAAAATAGTGAAATATCTTCATTTCTTTTAAGTTAGGTGGTACATTATTATCAAACAAATCAAGAAGATATGTTAATCCGTGAGTTATGTCAGGTTGTGGTATTATCATACTGTTGTCGTATACCACTACATCATCTCGCTTGAATCTGCGGCGGCTGTCACCATCAGAATTATAGCCATCCTCACCCCAATCGACAAGCAGTGTTCTATCCCACCTATTATTGTCATTTTTAACCTTACATTCAGCAAGGACGTATTTACTATGCACTATGCTTTTTACTTTTGTAACAATCATATAACTCATAGCTTAGCCCTCCTCACTGTAAAAATTGAGCTTACAATCCCTATCCTGAATATTACGAACTTTTTTGTGAAATTCATCGAACAGCCTTCCATCATAGTTTTTTAAAAGATAGTAAAGATGGCAGTCTCTCTGGTCTATGTTGGTATTAGTGTCATAGTGGTCTACTAAAGTCTGTAAACCTTCCCTAAGTGAGACTTCTTTACTTTTAGCTACAATATCCCTTCCATCTATTACCACTAACATTTGGTCGCACCCTTCGGCAGTATATACCCGTGAATCGGCTAGTATGTACCTGTCATTTGTGATACTCTCAATATCCCACATTAACAACACGTCTTTCACCTCAAATCCAAACGAACGGAGTATCTTTGATAAAGCCTTTCCAAATAGGTGTTGCAACAGAATCCTCCCCCATCTTTGAAAATTCAAGTTCCCATATAGCCCAATATTTGTCCTTTCCTAAACCCTCCAACAATAAAACAACGTAATTTATCTTATTACCGTTAGCATAGGATGAATATAGGTGTCTTAGTTGTTGGTCTGTGCCCAACTTAATACCTATCTTAGTGAGTTTATTATAAGACTCAGGAAGAAGATTCATAAACTTCAAACCTGGGGACTTGTGTACTCTGACTGCCTTGTTTACAATCTCACAGCGACGGCTATCCGTCATGTAGGGCTTTCGCTCTTGCTTTGCCTTTTGTTCTTTGGTCTTTTTACCTTTCTTACTCACATGTTCACCTCCACACTAATCTATTCTTTTGGTTTTATCATAAAGCTTATTAAACTTGTCACATACTTCTTTATAGCTACTCGGATATCTGCGGTAGAAAAGGTCAGATACCGTGTAATCTTTTCGGTCAGAAGCTACATTACTATCAAATATGTCTATCATATTTTGAATACCCTGGTCTAAATCCAGATCACTGGCTATTACCTGACACTCCCTACTAGATACGTTTACTTGTTGCAAATCGCCTAGTAGGTAGTATCTCATTGTGTAATGTCGCCCATCGTGTTCCCTTATCCTGAGATACACGCTGTGGTCGAGAACAGCATCTTTTGATTTTACTATGTACATATATTCAACACCTCCAAGGTGATTTTAGCTTTTAAACCTGTAAGAACCTACACTATCAGTTCTTACAGGCGGGTGACGGATTTATTACAGTTAAAGTCGGAGTGCCAATCTATCTCCGCATTATTGCCACAATCAACTGCTTTTACCGAAATCCCTAGCTCACATATTGCTCTCACTTTTGGGAATTACTCCGTCCTATAGGTTGTCCCTGAGTCCTCGTGTAACATTGGTCACATTACTAACCTTCGCAAACCGCAACGGAGACTTACCGTACTTGTTACCGACTTCTGCATATTGCTAGTATACTAATTGTACGAACCCCTTACGTTAAATCATATAGACGGTCTGAGGGTAAAGCCCTCACGCACTCTAACAGGCTAAACCGTCATGTATAAAAGTGGGTACTTATACTTATTCCCACAAGTCACAACCAACTGGACTCACAGTGGGTCTACACTGTCAACTCCTGTGTGGAGATTGTGAAGCGTGGGAATACGTATAAGTACCCACAAAACTACTAAGCTTTTGTTATACTATAGCACCTGTGCAATTCCCAAAACTTGGAATTTAGAACGAATGTGCCTTGTATAACTACTTTGTCACCCTTATTAAGTTCTGCAAAAGCAAATCTAAACTCTTTGGAGAAGTAACAAAATACTACACTATCAAACATATCAGCACCGATGACCTTGACGGACACACATATACCTATGCTTGGTTCACTTACATCAACCACAGTACCTTGTACCTCACAAGGCTCTTCACGAGATTTACGATTCTTTTGAATCTCAGTTAAGCCCTTAAAATCCCTATAAACCTCAATATATTTTCTCAATTTTTCACCCCTTACTTACCGTACATCTTTCAATAATTTCAGTAGTATTGCCCAAGAATGTTTCTTTTGCGATAACCCCACAGTAAGGACAATTTGATATGCTGTGCTTGTCAATGTCAACATTGTTAACTTCAAACATGTTATTACAGCATGTACATACAAACATGTGTTGTTTCTCTTCAAGAGACAGCTTTGCCTTCTTTAGTAAATGAGAAGTAATCTGTATTTCTGCGCTATATAAATTTAGTACAGTAAGTGATGTAGTATTTAACCAATTGATTACCTTCTCTACTTCTTCAACTGTTGGCTTTTCCATATAAAATACCTCCTATTATGGGATTATATAATCCTACGAACCAACCATTACCGTAATTGGGTTCGAACCAATATCCGCCCCCCTCGGGGGCTGCTCTACCATTAAGCTACACGGAACAACATTTTGGGTTCTCTACACTATCAAGTCGTCGCAATGCAGGGCGGCTCATAGGATTGTATAATTCCATAATTATTTATACTGCACAAAGTGGTCACATTCTGTTACACCGCTAGTGGCACAGTTAACATCTTTATGCCGACTTATGTGTGGGCAGTCCGTACACGTCTGTTTCTTATAGCATGAATTACACTTACAAATTCTAACGCACATACCAACCCCTCCTAAATAGTGACGGGGCGGGTTTCCGCCCCACCAACAGACCGCCTATTACTTAGTGGCGGCAGTATTATCAGTCATCAACTTACTCAAATCAAGTATTGCACCGTTACCACCGACCACTATAGGCTGTTTTCCATCCCATTTCGTAGCCAGTGTGTACTGAATGAGTTCAGGTGTTATCGAAGCCTGTTTTACCTTGTTGGCATACGCTTCACCATCAGCCTTTATCTTAGCTGAATCAGCGTCACCTTTGGCAACAGCTACTTTCTTATCAGCTTCAACCACTGCCTTATCCTTTTCAACCTTGGCTTGTTCCAATGCCTGAATAGCATTGACTTTAGCCTGTATTGCTTTGGTAGTTTCAGCGTCAGGTCTTACATCAGTGATACTGAATGACTCGATGATAATGCCGTCCTTCTTTAAGTCCTCAGTTAACTTCTGGTAAGTCTTCTGTGCTACCTCGGTTCTCTTTGTACCATACACATCAAACGTGCCATACTGGGTAGAGATTTCATTTAAGTCATCCTTAATGAAACGTCTTATGTAGCTATCAGCTATGGCGGACGCAGATTGACCACGAAATTTTGTAAATATATCTTTCACCTTCAACGAATCAAAATGGTATGTATATGATACGTCCATATTGATAGGCTTTCCATCAGCAGTACCCGCCATCACAGAATCATCGTCCTTGCCACTTTCTTTAACACCTTTACTGAGATACACTGTTTCAGTACTTACTGGGTAACTGGTAACGTGCTTCCAAGGAGCTACTGTATACCATCCCTGGTTTAAAACAGTATTTTCAATACCGCCATTAGCATTGTAAACAACGCCAACGTAACCTGCCTTAATCGTTGTTGAGCAGATAAGCAGTCCTATCAGAGCCAGTACCAATACTACGGCTACTATGATACCTCCGAGTTTTATTTTGAAACCCTTTTTTACGTTATATTTTGTTTCCATTGTCCATATCCTCCTTGCTCGCTTCTTTTAGCGGCTCAATTAGTTTTTGTGCTCCGCCACCAATCCATTTGAACAGGCGGGCAAGTGCAAACCATAGGAGCAGTGCTCCTACTAAAATTATAACAACCATCATAGGAAACATAAGGTTTCCCTCCCTTACTTATTCACTTATTGACCTCTTTGGTCTGATTCTTTTTAGGGTAGTATCAGGCATAGCCTGGGTAATTTCCTCAACCAATGAATCATACTGAGTGATTATTGGCTGTAAGTGTTGCTCGTGTAATTCTCTTTCTTTGACAAGGAGCTTTTTCAATGCTTTAGCCAATGAGATTTTTACACCCAGTTTGCATCTGTAAGCATCACCATCGTGCTTCTCGCAGATACCCACAACTTCGCCTATATCAGTTACCAAATGCTGTTTGACGATAATTCTGTTACCCTGCTTGATAAACTGTACTGGACGACCCTGAATCTTTACTACCCCAGAACCATTCTGGTCTTCTTTTAAAGCCTTATACTCTGGTGCATACCTTCTTACTCCACTGCAATGTTGACACATATGCGTGACCTCCTTATACATTTTGTTTTTAGGACATTCTGCCCTTTAATTTATGCCTATTACTCTTCTTACCTCCCACTGGAAGGTGTCCGTTGCAAGGGTAAATAGGCACAAATTAAAAGGCAGGAGTTTAATCCTGCCTTTTATGGTGGAGATGACGGGAGTTGAACCCGTGTCCGAACCTAATCCCTGTTGTTCTTTATTCACGCCGTAGCCTTTTAACCCTGGCGGGGCGGTTTGACAAACCTGCTGAAACTGGGGCACGTATTGGTTTACGTAGCCATCCACCACCTGCATTAACGATGCAGGAAACTATCACTATGTATCTCCGACCTCAACCACTTACCCGTAGCAGGTGTGGTGTTTTGAAAGGCTCTAGCTTACGCACAAGCTCCTGCAAAAGCGGGAGTTGGTACGAGGGAAGCAAAGAAACCTTTTACTGCATTTAATACGTTTTTAGCGTTTAATTTAGTGCCCGTTTTATCGAAGCCACGGGCGACTTCGGGCGAGAACAACACTTCATAAGCCCGTCGATACCAAAATCATCCCCAAATATTGGAAATTTATTATCATGCGGCTCTTTCTATCTTCCTTACGGCTGATTTTACAGAAGCCACAGGGTAACCTAACTCTTTAGCTATTTTCTTATAGCCAAATCCTAACTGCCTTAGTTCCATGACCTTAGTAATATCTAGCCTTTTACCAGTACCAAAATCGCCCTGTTCTATATGAAGTTTAGCGTGGTCAGACTTAGATAGCACTACTAGGTTCTCTATTCTGTCATCGGTCTTGTTGCCATTAATATGGTGGACTTCTTCATCAGAAGTTAAATACCTTCCCAGGTATTGTTCCATAACATACCTGGCTCTCAAAACGTAACCCCTGTTGTTAGCTTTCGGGTGGTCGGGTACATATACAGCAACCCTTCCCCTCGTCATAGTACTTTCTTTCACTATAAACACCTCGTATAAATAATCTTACATAGTACTTATACGTGGGGGTACTGCAGTAGTTAAATCAATTTATTATACTTCTTTGTGACTATTTTGCCAGTTACCATTGAGGATAAACCAAAAATCAGAAATAATAAACTCAAAACAGCGATTACTATAAACCTTATAAGGTGAGTTTGTAAGAAGATAAATAGAAATCCTGGTGTAAGAGTACTGCCGATTATTGTTGAGAATACTGCGTTAGGAGTAATACCATTATGTAACAGTATAACATCACATAACATACGAAATTTCTCAATCTCCCCACGAGTGTAACCCTTAGATACCTCAATCATTTTCTCAGTACAAAACTCTTCAACCTCTTTACTGGCGGCTTGACGCTTAGTTTCAAACTCTTTAAACTTTATCAACAAATCATATGATGCTTTCACCAATTCACAACCTTTCATAATGCTCTACACTATTAACCGTGTATAAAGGATACTGTTTTAAATGTTCATCGTTTGGCGGGTATAACATCACTTTCATATTGCTATTTTGAAAAAACTTTTCTTTTATCCCTTGCATAACTTCTTGTGTTCCCGCTATTACATTTGCGGGTAACATTGCATATCCTGATTTATACCCAATGTAATCATGTGTTTCAGTGTTTCCGCATATGTATACATCTCCATTTGACATCGCACATACCTCCTATAGCCTGTTATTTACATCTGAGTAAGCCTTGATGTATGCGTTCTTTTCCTTTTCTTTTTCGCCCCAGTCAGTCAATAGTTTGACTATCTTCTTTATGGTTGTAGTGTCCACTTTTCTTACATCTATTTTTATGTACCCTGCATAGCCCTCTGTAGCGAAGTTATAATAAGCAAACTGTCCACCCATATAGTGCGAGTACTTGAATACTATACCTTCCATATCAGATATTTTAGCTGTATCCACTTTTATTTCATAAGTATCCGCTTTCTCGCGTTCATTTTCCAGATACTGCCTTACGTATAAAGCTATAAACCATACAATCCATAAAGCAAAAAATGTTGCTATCCCTGCACCAGTTTCCCAATCCTCACGGTATAGTTTTTTATACATTCCTACAAATGCTATCCAACCTATTAGGTAGTATAAAACACCCGATACTATCCAAAACGCTAACATAATTCTACCTCCTCAATCCAAATCCCAATGTACTACCTTAGTATCTAGCTCAACAGGTTTGATTATAAACTTCCCAGGAGCACCGCAACCACCGTAGAACCCTGTAAATACTTCATGGAATCTTGGGTCATCATCTTGTAAATCGTATAACGCCATCTTATTGTCTATGAGAGTACATTCGGGAAATAGTTCTTTTAGGAATGTTTCCAAAGATTCTTCTTCTGTAGAAAATCTACAAGGTACTTCAATATTGTTAGGCTCTACCGCCACAACCATAAATAATTTGTCCATACTATTACCTCCTCATGTTAAACCACTTCTCGGTGTCTTGTAATATACTTCCTGCATCTCAACGAATGGGTCTTTTTCATTCTTTTTCTGATTTTCCAAAATCTTATTTTGGTTACGAATGATTTCATCATTCTGTCTCTTGATTTCTTCGAACAATTTCTTATCATCACTCATTCAATATCACCATACCTTTCTTCCAACTTCTCTTTGCATAGACTATTCCTTGCTTTGCCACTAACATGACAATGAAATGGACATAACCCCGCCGCTGTTTGCTTTTTATTACAAAAGAAACAACAGGTGCGAGTTACTGACTGCCCTGAATGAACATCTTCAATTAAACAAGGTCTGCCTTTAATGCAGTCTGTATTCTCAGGCATTGAGTTCACCTCCCCTCTAGTCAACAGTACTGCTACCGTAGAATTCACCCATAGTCTGCCTACGCCATACTTTCATATTGTAACTAACCATGATTCTTCCATACTTTTCATCACTATCCTGTGCGTATATACATTTCCATTCATAAATAGGGTTATTTATGTCTTTCATGGTATCAACATCTTCTTTTTTGAAATTTTCCAGTATCCTACTAAATTCCTCACGGCTGACGGACGTGCGTTTTCTACTTACAAAATCACCGGCTTTAACCTGATTATCCACAATATCACCACCTTTCTAAATTAATCCTATGTTCGCCTTATATACACTATCATGATACATGACCCAGGTCATGACTCCTGTGGTGTCATCCATATAGCCTTGTTCCGTAGCTGTGCACAAGCGTCTACAAGTTCATGTATATAAGGTCAACACAGGACTAATTTCTTAGTCCTGTCTGTATATGTACGGAGGTAACTTTTATGCCCCTTACGGGGTGGCGTGCCTGGTCAGATTTGAACTGACGCTCCTTTCGTAAGCGTATACCCTACAAACAGGCTTCCCTACACGTTTCAGTCAGTTGGAATTTCACCAACGTCGGCTTTACATGCCTTTCGGTGCATCTGCAAAATTCAGGTATTGCAACCAGTCTCCTGTTTAACTGTGCTCTATCCGCTGAGCTACAGGCACATATAAAATTTAGGTGTAGTATCACAGAGTTATAGGGTTTGTCCTATTGTCCACCAGATTGTCACGTCTAGCGTTAAGGTCTAGTACTATTCGGTGACTAGCCGACCTGCTCTTGTTCTGTGATACTATTTGGAGGGAGAAGGCAGATTTGAACTGCCGAATCATAGATTTGCAATCTATTGCCTTACCTAACTTGGCTATTCCCCCATGCTATGGCGGGGTTGGTTGTATATCCCCGCCGAACAAGGTACATACCTTCACAAGGCTGTACGTTTGCAACCGTTTATCCAGTGTATCTTGTTTATACTACAGGCTTAAACTCCTTGCCTGTTCCTCGGTACACCTAATTATTCCATCAATGGTACGAGGGATACCCACTGATTATTGCACTGGGTATGTACCTTGGCATTGATTTGAAGCAACGTGGGCTACAGGTTTGGACGCTGTAGCCCACGATAAGATGGGTGACGTGATGTGACTGCTTTCAGAAGCTAGGCACACCACATTTATATTTAGGAGCGAGGTCAGACTCGAACTGACATCTTGGGGGACACTTAGTAACGAATGTTTCTTACCCTCCATGCCCACGCACAACCACTGTGCTACCCCTCCGATATATTAAATACTAGTTACAGTTGGAACAAGAATGTAAGCGAATACTTCACCATCACTCTCAGATGTTCCATTTATTGCAACTTCATAAGGATTCGCAAATATAGGACGTACATCAATAGTAAAATCAGTAATGTCATTAGCTTTAGCACACAGATTTATAATTTCTTTAGCGGCTTGGTCAGCTTCTTCCTGACGATAAAATACTGATGGCACTATGTTATTGTCTTCACCACCTTCATCACCCCGTACAAACACTTTAGGGCGATTTAATTCAGGACACGAGCATGACTCTAATTGAGTAAAAAATTTCTGCAAAGGAAGATGAAAGTTATAATTATAACCTTCCTGATGTACTACCTTCATAAGCACCTTCGTATCCTGTCTCAAAACAAGTAATTTCAATCTCATTTCAACACCTCCTCGTAGGTGTATATTATAACCCCTTCAACATCGGGGTCACCTGTACCGTTCAATTGTCTTTCATAAGTTGAACCAAGTGTATCAGTTCTGATTACATTTATATTCTCTGGACTCATGCCGTTAACCATAGCACATAGTCGGACTATATCTTCACATATCGCATCAGCTACAGGTATACTGGAAGCTGTGTAAGTCATAGGTTGTTTGTCTTTACCTTTTTCCTCACCCCGAATAAATAATGTTCTAGCAGTACTCTTGATTTCAGGAGCATCACAGGATTTAATATCTTTTATGAACCTATTTACACTCAGTTCTGCAAGCACTCTAATATCCTCACCATAAGTTCTGGTGATACTCTTATCTTGCTTCACAATTTTACACATTACGCTTCGGTCAAATCTTGTTACATGTAAGTTTAATAACATAACAAACCTCCTGTTATATATTAAACTTGCTTGCATATCAGCCCTACCCTCAAAACTACACAGCAACCATGCTGTCATTATGGCGAGTAAATACCCAACCACAAAGTAAGTCAAAGTAGGGATTTGAAGGAGCACATGAGGACTTAGCACATCTAGCACTTATGGACTAAACACATCTAGTACATAAACACATGAGGACTAAGCACTCAGAATCGTCAAGCACCCGATACACCCGCAGATGTACGGCTTACCTGCCTTCGTTTTCTCCATTAGCATTGGAGTGCTTTTGACGGCACTGTTTGGTCTTTCTCGTAGCTTTACTACGATATGCAAGCAAGATTAATTTCTTATACTATGGCGGTATCATCACCCCAAATGAGTGATTGTGTACCGTTTACATCATCGAGAGCACCATCAACTTCTTGGAGGAACTCTGCGAGGAAATTTTCAACATTATCAACAGTGTCACGGGGTATGAATACTTCAAGCTGTGCTTTAAGTGCTTCAACAGCTTCGGGTGTTGCATCTTTATTCATGGCGACAACACCAACATTGTACTGTTCTACTTTTGAAGTAGCCACCTTAACTGTCTTGTTGTAAGCCGTTCTTAATGATTTGTAAAATGGAGCGGTCATCCTTCTGAGGATTAAGGCTCTCTGGATGGTCATTGTCTTACCTGCTACAGTGATTGTAGCTGTTAAGTTTGTTCTATCCATCGCTTCCCTGGTAAGTTCAATCTCAGCGGTCAAGTCGAAGAAACTCTGTAATAGAGCTTTTACTTCTGCTTTTGCTTTACTGTGGTTTGTTTCCAGAGTATAGTCAGTACTAACCAATGGTATCTTATTCTTACTGTCCCACGCACCATACTCTTCCAACTGCTTGATGATTCTTTCCAATCTCTTTGTAGCAGTCTTAATGTAGGTCATGCCTTTCTTAATTGTTATTGGTCTTACGTTACCTGTAAATGGCATGTTCATCACTCCTCAACACTTATTTTATTATCATCGCTATCACTAGCGTTTGATTTCTCTCTTAGTTTCTTCCTTCTCTCAATACCTGTCATAACAACTCGTCTTATCCACTGTAGGCTATGGTCAGGGAGTATTTTAGGATTTTTCATTTCCCCATACTCATTAACTTCAAGCTCTGTATCGAATATAAATATTTTTACATTACTTGGGGTAATTTTACCCTCCGCTATCAACGCTCTGGCGGCTTCAATTACATTTTCTGTAGACACGTTGAGGTGGCTAGTGAAGTCAATTGGACTCAATGTTGAATCCATTATAAGTTCTTCACATTCATGGTCAGGTACTGGGTCTCCCCGTTCACTGTACTTGATAATCAGCATTATGTATCACCCTTTCATTACCCTATCAACTGTTAGACGTTCTATAATGCCCATCAAGGGCATTAACTAAAGAGGGTATACCATACGTCCACCACTTCCGAAACCGACACTGGCGGGCTTATTCTTAGCTTTACAAGCTTCACATTGGCAACTTTGATGATGCCATGCTCCATTTACCCAATTTCCTGAATTTCGAGAAGTATATGTCACTGTGCTTGATTGCACACCAGTAGTAGCAGATTTGCTACCTGTATTATTTAACTTTTCCTCCTCTTTCTTCCTGTTTTCTTTATCAATACGTTTCTTTTCTACAAGAGCGTAGTAATAAATTCTACAGCAGAAGTAAAGTACATGCTCAGCAAACTCATGTATACCTTCTTCGGTAACCTTACCCTTAAATGCTTGTTGAAGGGTAATTTTATCTCGGTCTTTGTCAGGGTACAGAAAGTGTTCCCAACGCTCAACCTTTATGATGTAGTAGTGGAGCATACTGAAACTCAGTATCGCTAAAATATCATTCACACTCACACCTTCAAGCTTCTCAGTTATCATTTCCTCAATAGCTTTTCTTGTGCAATGCTCATGCATAAAAGCGTTATCATCAACGCCACGACCTTTTGTATAGCATTTTGGGTCGTTGTTATACAGCGACCTCCCTTTTGTTATTATTTCCTCGACTATCTCTTGAATCTTCTTCATGTCGAGAAACCCTGACGGGGCGGTGGTTTCTTTTTTCTCTTCTGACACTCTTAACACCTCCAATCACATGTAATGGACACTCGGAAGAGATACAATTATCTCTTTCAACACAATCTTTACACATATAAGTTCCTCCATTAAATTATCTACTATAAGCACTTGCAACCACACCGCTTGTTTTACCTTGTGGTTCAATGTACTTTTCGTACAATGTATCGTATTCTTTTCTATCGTACAACCCTTCAAGCTGTAAGACAGTGAATACTCTGTCTATATTTATTGCATAATCAAGATTTACTATTATCCTGTGTCCTGAAGGGGAATAAAGTCTAACCGACATATCTTGCTTATTTTCAAAATATATGAAGTCTAGGCTCTTTTTACTTTTACTCAGGTTGATGGTATATTCATCACCATCATGAAACTTCAAATTGATGAACTTACATGCATTTTCTTCATTCTTTGATGGATTCAAGAATTTCAGTAGTTTTTCTTCACCACGAATGGCGTAGGAATCACGTTTGAACCACTCAAACTCTGTACCCTTCATTACGGGTTGAATCGGTACAGGCTCGGAAGCTTGGATTGATTGTTTTATCTTTACCCTTCTTCTTTGAATCCTTTTGACTGCCCGTGGTATCTTTCCTTTTCTGGTCATAATTAGTCAACCTCCCACTATTAACACTTATTACAGGTGTCACTCTCATATACACCCTCCTCTCTCGATGGAGATTATACAACGTCTAACAGTTGAGAGATTCACAATCACAGCCATATTCTTCATAATACCCTCATTTGGGTAAGGGCGAATAGCCCAGGGTTTATTAGACCCCGAGCAGATTCATTACATCTTCAACTTCTTCCCATTTCAGAACGGAAAGACCTTTGGCTTTCTTTCTGCGATCAATTTCCTTTCTTACAATGGCTTCCTTGGATGATGGAAGACTGTGTAGCCTTGCCTTCACCTTGGACACGTAAGTTTCTCTGTCAACTACCGATTTAGTAGTGGCAGAAGCCGCTTTAACATCAACAGCCTTAGTGAAAGACTTAGCCCCCTTATCTTTCTTCTCACTGAAGAGAGTCATGAACATCAGAGTGTTCATCAGGTTTGCCTGGTCTTTGTTTTCATCCCCAGTTGTGCCACCGAATATGTTTCCACCACCAAGGTTACCGAACAGCATCAGTGGAAGTATATCCTTCATATCTCCACCTTCACCAAGTCCACCGCTCATGAGCAGGAATGGTAACATACCACTGAGACCGTTGACGTTTCCATCACCGTTAGCAGTAGGTATAATGCTACCGAACAATGAGAACACTTTTACATACACACGGAAACCAAATAAGGTTTTCTGTGGTAAGTAGTTCTCCTGTCTGTCATTCACAGGATTAATAACGGTGATTGATTCATCATCATTAATCGCCTTGATGTACAGTGGTTCGCTACCACGGAGAATCAAATCTCCTACAGCAACAACAGGTGTTGGGATTGCAAAAACGGTATCAAAACCATCAAACACCATGTCAGCAACATTGGTTATTGTGTTGGTTTTAGGGTCGAATACTACGTAATCACCTGCATCGTTTTTGATTGCCAAACCCATCATGGATGGCTTGAACTGATTGCCTTTGATTGCACCAATAGTGTCAACTCCGAATAAATTTCTTACGTTCATGGAACATTCTCCTTCCGAATAAATACATGTATTTGTCTTGGGTATCAGGAAAAAAGGACTAATCCCCAATAAATTAGTCCTTTATAAACATTATTAATTGCATAAAGCCTCACAGTCGCAAGGCTTTATGCGTCGATCAAAAATATTATGGTAACTTATTAAGGATTAGCATTAATCCCCATCAACCTTATCCTTCGCTGATTTCTTCTTTCCTGCGGAAGCGGCAGGAGCAGCTCCTCCGAACAGATTGCCACCACCTAATAACATAAGTGGTAACATGTCACCAAGTCCGCCTTTGTCACCTTTGCCGCCAAGTAACATCAGTGGGAGCATTGCAGTCATAGGATTGGAAGCATCAGCACCACCAAACAGTGAAGCGAGTGGGTTAGCATCAGCATTTCCACCTGCCATATTTGACATCATCATGAATGGGATAATGTCAGCCAGTCCACCATCAGCCTTGCCGTCCTTACTGAAACCACCCATCATTGCAAGCGGTAACATAAGGTTCTGTAACTGATTACCATCCTTAACATCTCCGTCCTTTGGAACGAATGAACTGAACAGTGAGAACACTTTCACATAGATTCTGAAACCGAACAGCATCTTCTGTGGCAAGTAAGTCTCTTCCCTGTCATTGATAGGATTAACTATAACCAATGAACCGTCATCGTTTTTAGCTTTGACATACATTGGCTCGTCACCTCTGAGAATGAGGTCACCAACAGTAACTACTGGGGTTGGGATGGCAAACACGGTATCGAAGCCATCAAACACAAGGTCACCAACATTGGTGATAGTGTTTGTCTTAGCGTCGTATGTAACATACTCGCCCCTATCGTTCTTGATAGCCAAGCCATTAAAGCTTGCTTTGAATCTATCTCCTCCGATAGCTCCGATGGTGTCAATGCCAAACAATTTTTTAGTATTCATAATTCATATCCTCCTGGCTCATAGCCAATTTATTTTATTTTAAGGGTTCTCATAGTACCCATAACATCTGGTGTTACTCACCCTTTCGGGGGTAGGTTTTACACACGGCTTACCTACAACCTGTTGACTTTACATGGAAATCTTCATGTTTCCAACCCGCATCGTCACTCGGGATTTTCCTTTAATCGGCTTGGTAACTCTCATACCATTGCCTACGTCGATACTCATACCGACTCCATTAGGGCTAACGCTTGTACGCACCCCATCCTTTTCACTGGTAACTCTCATACCACTTCTGGTTGGAGTTATCTTTGTCCCTTTTGCCACTCTTACATCGTAGCTCATGACTATCACCTCATTTTCAAAAGTTACCCCCGTATGAGGGCATTATGCAGAATATGACTGAGATTGCGAAGCCGTAGGGTTTTCTATAATGTCTTCAATATATGGTTAATTAAGCAGTTTGTAACTGCCTTCTTACTGTCTGTGTTGGATTATTTAATCGTCTGCACATAGCATATGCAGTCTGTGAATCTACTGGCTTAGATGTTATCACTTCATCTCTTCCATGCATGAAGCTACCTGGTAGATTTGTGGTCACTTCGTGGTAACCTTTGATTTTTAATACGTAGTACTGAATTGGCATTACTATTCCTCCTTAGTGAGATATGTGAACCCTCGGTGGCTTTACGTCATCTATCTTGCCACCTTCGGGGGATACTTCTTTATATAAGGCACGTGCTGATACAGTGCCTTTCTTTAAAGCTTTGCACACATTACAATTACATGTCTTAATGTGGTTAGCTGTAACATAATCACCTACTAATGAAAGTGCTTCCATTACATTCTCAACGTGTGATTTCCTTGTATCCTTGGTCATTTGGGATTCCTCCTGTAATTATTGAAGACATTATACAAAAGCCTACACGATATAGTTATTAGGCACACTATAGTACTTATTAAAGGGGTATATCAAGCCCCGCACTCACAGGGCTTGATGTTTGAAATAGTCATTTTACACAAATAATTCTCAGGAAATAGATAAACTATCTTGTTTACCCTTTCTTCTAAATTTAATATTCAGTTTTTAAGGTCAAAGATTGTATTGCCGGTGTTATCTCATATTTGACCACCTCTCACTCTTCTTAATAGCGGATATGCAAAGTGTTGTTTGTTCAACACATTGTGGTAACTTAAATACACTTCTGAATGATACATAACATATCTTGAAGAACCACCAGAAGTACTTGAAACCACCAACGGCGGCGGCTATCAATATCACTGGTATTATCCATAGTGGCATAGTAATCAACATAATCAAGAACCATATAACATTAGCTATTTGTAATGTTATGTACTGACCAGGATTCATCGAATCACCCCCAAACCAATCATCGTATTATGAATTACTAAACTTGCTATGCCTAACCATATAAGGCTTGTCATAGCGTATGTACCATATTTAAACAACCTGTCACAAAACAGGTCAAACTTGATTTCTTCGGCAGTTTTCATTTGTGTACCTCCTAATAGGTATTATAGTGCGTCTAATTAGGCACATCACAACACTCACTACAAAGGTATTAAACTGCGGCTTCTTCAACCTTCTCTATCTGTGGAATTAATAAACCGACCTTAACTTTAAGGGCGGACTCTCTTAGCTTCTGAATTGCAAATGCTTTAGCATCTTCTTTGATTTGCATAACACCTAGATGCTCAGCCATGTGCAGTGCTCCTAGTGCTACATTACCTGTTCTACCATTTCTAAGAGCTACCGCATCTTTTAAATCAATGCCTACCAACGGCTGTAGTATTTCATCATAGCAAACGGTGGCGGCTATACCATCTTGAATATTTGTACCTGCATATAAAATAACACGCTCTGTAGGAACGTGATAAACAATTTGACCCAAGTTATACATATAATCACCTCAACACATTATTTCTTTGTAGTGAGCATTGTACTGTGCCTACGATTCATCAGGTATTCTATAATGCCCATTAAGGGGCTTTCATACGCCATCATCTTGGCTACGTGTTAAACATTCATCAGGTATACAAAAGTGTTTATACTGACAATACCTACACTTACCATTAGTCATTGTTGTTACAAGCCTATCTATTTGTAGCTGACTTAAAACCTTACCCAACCTAATCACCATCCTTCATTACTCGTAGTGCTTCTTTAAGGCATAGATACGCAGAACGTAGTCCCGCTCTATCATCTAACAGTATGTTGTAATATATTTTCCTACCCTTGAATGGTACAAAGTCGGGGGACTTGTTGATACCATCATAAGGTATGTTATTGTCGTGTAAATACTTCTCTATATCAGGGAACTGAGATTCCTCACAGGCAGTAAATGCTACTAAGTGAGCACCAAACTCTTTGCAATCCCTTAGCAACTGTATTACTCTTGGGTATGTATCACCAAGGTTATGATAGTCTTTAACAGTACTATCAACGTCAAACGCTATAATAAGCCTGCCATATTCAGACCACTCTTTAACCAAACGTAACACCACTTGATTATCTATTAAAAACCTGTCTTCCATACCCAATCACCTCACTTATTCTGTAGTATTGGACTCTGCTTCATAGAACAGAACCACACATATACCAATTACTATAATCAAACTTACAAATATGCACACTGCTCCCGTAAGTTTAAAGATAGCTAAAAACAAAGCCGCCACAAGTAATATGGCGACTATATTAAATATCTTTATCATAACAAACCCTCCTCAACAAGCATTATAGAACACCTGATAATGGGTGTGCTGTAATCACAGTGTAGGACTAAACATATTAATCGTGTTCAAATTTTACGCTCTTGGCGGCGGGGATTTTCTCTTTTACTTCTTGCAATACAGCAGTGAGTATACTTATACCAATATGAGAGTTATACAATGTAATACACAAATAAATCTCTCTAGTATGTAAGCACTCACCTATAGGACAACCACCAACTAATATTGAATATTTGGTGGCGTGCTCTGCACTTTCTATTTCTTTAAGCTCTACGTGTATAAAGTCATTCACCTTCTTTAGCTATACATTTGTCAGGGCATTTACTACACGGTATTCCGTGTTCAAAAGGGCAACCACTCATGCACTCACCCCTACTAATTGTTTCTTTCTCTTTCTGTACTCTCGTTGATACTCATTACGTTCCTGCCTTCTCATTTCTTCGGCTCGTTTAGTCCACAACGGATGACACAGATAAGTACGACATATCTCGGTACGCTCTTCTCTTGGTATTACACAACCAGTATCACTTAGAAACCTACACTGATGTAAGTTAAATCCAAGTGTACGTGCTTCATCAAGTAAGTTCCTGTATTCTATACCGTGAGCTTCCCTTATCTTATCTTTCAATTCTGCTTGCTTGGGGTTGGCGGGTGCTATCCCTATCTCAGTGTATCTCTGTTGATAAACCCTATCAGGTTCATATCCTTGTTTACAACAACCTCCACCACACTTAGCACATTCATCAGCTACTATGAACTCTGTATATGTACCATGTTGACCTTCTACTTGCTTAGTTTGTATATTAAGTTTATCCATAAAGTCACCTCAATTGCCCTTATTAGGGCTAACATCATTTATCAGAGATTCTAGCTCATTTTGACCGTGCTCTATATATGTTCTAGCCTGTGCATCACAATCTAACATATGAGCTAACATTGCTGAGAACAGGCATGAAATTATTCTTAGTAATGCTTTGAATTTCTTATCATCCATACAGTTCCTCCTTAGTCCTACACTGTCATCACAACACACCCACCAATCATTATCATGGCGTGCTGTAATCGCTATCTAGGCTCGGTTTATTTGGATTTACTTTTTCTTTTTGGGGTTCAAGGGGCGAAGAAGAACCTCCGCAAGCTTTTTTATAATGTATTCCACCTTTGTATCAACTCCTAACTTATATCAGTGCCCCCATCCTATTTTTGAACATGGCGGGCGTGAACATCTCTCCATCCATATAATCTTCTATCTCTCTACCACATAAATCACATCTACTATTAGCAGAACTATATAGAGGAGTAGGAGACATATCACTAGTAGACATACTAGCTAACATATCATTAATACTTCTAATAGGATTACTAACTCTCTTCTCTACTTCACATATTATAGTCACTTCATCTATCTCGGCAGTAAGTTCAATCATAGGAACAACATCAACTATCATTCCACCAACCATTACTACACACTTTGTCACCTTAACTGTGACTAACCTCTTAACACTTATAAACATACTGTGACCTCCTGTAGAGTCCTAGATAGTCATTACAACACGCCATTACTTTAGCCTTTACAACATGACGTGCTGTAATCACAATGTAGGTTATATCTATTGTTTTGGGGGTTTTTATTACTTGGTGGTAAGTATTTTACTATACTTCCTTTATCTGAAAAACTGCTTTAAAACCTTCTTTTCGTGTGAAAGTTAACTCTTTCAGTATCTTTGGCTCTACTTGTTCCTCAAATATTTGTTCTATTTGCTCTTCGGGAACACCATCTTTCCTTAATTTTTCTTCAAGAGCACTTGTAATCCAGTCAAATACTTCATCAAATATGCGTTTGGTTGGCACTTGAACTTCGACTAACTTTTTGTCGCCTTTGCTCATTGTATATCACCTCCATTTTTAATGTTGGCGGGCGGCTTATTCATACTCTACTTTAATGTAACAGTCATCACACTCTATATGTAATCCACCACCTATATAAGATAAGAGATATACTAAGAGTAGAGACATATCTTGTAGATGTATTACTTTCTTTAACTTAATTGTGTATGAAGCTCTAACTCCAACTACATAACCATTATCTATAAGACTGCCTATAAGACAATCACTCTTTTCATCAGTCATGTCTCTTGGTTCTCTGTATATAAGAACTTCACTTACATCTGTTTGTTCAGTATGAAACATATATAGCCCTCCTTAAACTCTATACACGTATGCCTACCTTACCAACACCTCTCGGTTTCCTGCATATTATCTTTGTTTGAATGGCGGGCGGGGCAACTTGCTTTACATGGTTAACTATATAACATAGAGTATCTACATCAACAGTATCAGAGAAGAACTCTATACACACTTTGTCTTTGTATATACTATACTCCCCTATAAGAGTTTCATCCTTGTTAATATGATAGTACTCTATACTGTCCACTATCTTTTTAAGCTCAACACTCATTTGTATCACTCCTTAAACACCTACATTGTCATTACAACACGTCATATTGTGCAACACAACTGGAGTACACCCACACCATTACTAGTGTCAGAATGTCTCCTAGAGTGTCACAGCTATATCGTTTTACGTAGTCCTGACCTATGGTAGTGTATCTCATAACTACACCACCGTAGACCAAAACTACTAGGCTTCGCTCTCTCAACGTATGCCTATGAGCAGTGAAATATTGCTAAAAGTTTCCATGTTTGAACCAAATCCACTAGGATAGTCCCAGTTTAAATCAAAGCCGCTAGGACAAGTACATACTACACCTTTTAGATAAAAGGGCAGACGTTCCCCTCTAGTCCAAAGGCTTTAAAAGAAGAAGTGGGAAGGGTTTTAAGCCCTTGCCCAGTTATCGCACCTATCAAGCTCGATAACATCTATCTTCTGTCCTTCAACGCCTTGTCTATTAAGGCACTTACCTTCTTGGTTAAAGGCACAGGTCTTACATGTGCCACGTGGTTTTTGATAACCACATTCGTCACAAAACCCACTAGAAGTGAGTGTTAGGCGACAATGTGGGCATGAGTTATACTTGTTCCAAAGTTGCTTGTACGTTAGTTCTGCGTCCTGCTGTCGCATGATGAACGCTAGTTTACGTCCTTGTTCTTTCTCAGACTTATTGACTGAATCTATAGCTATATCAAAGAGTATATTAACACTGTCCCTAAGTGGGGCTGTGTGTCCTTTACTCTGTTGTCTAGCACCTACTGATGGCTTATACATGGTCATCCTCCTAGAGTAATATATTCACCGCCCATAAGACACATTATGGGCGGTCACACATCAAGGTACTCAACACGGCTACTAGTGCCGTGTCCCACATGGGGTTTATTTAACTTTTGCCAGTAACGCTGTAAGCTTATCCTGGTCAAGGGATAACAGCTTGTCAAGATTCGGGTTATTAAGCAATGGGCTTAACTTCTCAACGGTTTGAGCTAGTTGAGCGGTCTTCTCAGACTCTTCACGCATACGCTTTTTAGCGTCCTCTGATGCTTCGTGAGCCTTTAATAACTCCATAGTGTCCTTCTTGACGTAGGTATTAACCTGTACTGTCAAGTAACCTGCCTGTTCCCTAGTATTAGCGTAATTAAAGCTATTACCAGAGTTAGAGAGTTCAAGCTCCAAAAGCTCCTTGTTCTGCTCATAGTCAGGGATTAACACCTGGATATACTTCTTGTTCTCGATAGTCACGTTCTGTACACTGATTTTTCTTTCTACTTTTGGCATAATATAACACCTCAACACTTAAAAGTAGCATACTAGATACTGTCTAGTAGCCCTGTTGAGTACCTTGCCTGTGTGACTGTGTGTTGTCAGACAATGCTCTGCACTAACTGGTTCAACCAGTCGGTACTTGCTTAGCACTAAGTGCTTGCTAAGTGTTCCCAGTCCCGTACTAGGTACGCTAATGCGATACTTGCCTTGGGGACTTCGTGGCGGATTACTCACCGAACCCGCAACGGCTGTGCTTAAAGCACAGTATATAAACTTTTCAAAGAACTTGTACTGTCTTGCTGTCTTGCTTTGTCTGCTTGTCGTGGTGACCAAGCTGACACCGATACCATACCGCCGTTCACACAAACCGTCAACAAACTATTTTCGGAAGTATGGGCACTGGAAGAGAATTAACAGCCGACATAAGCGTAAGCGTGAGACCCCCCCAGTGCCTTGGCTTTTGGATTACAGCCTTCGGCGGGGGTGTGGCTTCGTAACACCCCTGGGAAAATTTTTTGAAAATGTCAATTTTCAAATCAATAGATACTTCCAACAGTTTTTGATTAAATTGTCAATTTTCAAATATTCTTTGGTGCTGAAAATAGAATAATACATAATGAGCGGTCTCGGAACTGGGTAAGTTATGTTGTTATGTATATTAATTATTTGGGGATAAGATACTGCTACCAGTCTTAGAAAAAAAGTCCCATAGCAAGTGGTTTATAGATGCTGAATTAACTTCTTCTAAAAATACTTTTACGAATGTTCTGCTATCTTTCATATCATCTACATTAACCCAGTTTTGCTTAGTTGAGATAAAGTACTGTTGAATAGATTTATGATTAGAAAATAAACGGTTTGAGTAATATTTTAGATGTCTGCGACTGAAATGACCATTTTCTTTATAAAATTGGTCAGTATACTTCCTTATTGACTGGTTGCTGTAGAAATAATCTTGAAGAAACTTTATAACGTAAGGCGTTACATACTGAAACTGAGGGGTTAGGAAACTTGGCATAAAAGAAACTGTATGCTTACAACTCGGACATATATATCTTCTTATATATACATAATCACAAAATCCTTGAGTTATAACATACCTTTTATAATACCCATGCTTATGCATCTTCACTGGCATATTACAATCTTTGAACATGCATTTAGTAGGTGCATCTGGGAACAAATTCTGATTCACCTGTTTAAAGTCTTCTGGTTGTGACTCTGTTAAGAATATTTGAAGCAATGGGAAACACCTCCATGTAGAATTTTGTTATATTATAACAGAAAACTACTAAAAACCCATAAATATGGATATTTATGATAATTCTAAAATCTAAGGAAGAAGCTATTTTAGCTGGATAATACGGGCAGATACTCAAAATATCAACTTTTTACGTAAACTATGCCAGTGATTGAGTATTTGCTAAAAGGACTACTCTATTTATGTGAGGGGGAAATATCCAAGGAGAGGGTGATGTCCCGTGCTAAGAAGAGAGTTCGTCGAGATAAAGGCATTTAAGTATGACTACAAGGGAAGAGTTGTTAAACAAATAAGACAAGTACATGAAGCAATTGACGACGGAACTGACGAAGCACCTGGAACGGAAGAAGGCAATGAAAACGTAATTGGCTTTAAATATGAACCAGGTGACGAGGAGGACGATGACTAATGTACGTTATTGACACAAACGTATTAATTTCTTACCCAAAGGCAGTGTTAAAATTTAAACCTGTTATACTTCCTTCTATTATGTTGGAAGAGATTGACGGGTTGAAGAAGGACAGGGAAGTCGGACACAATGCAAGACTGGCTCACAAGCTGATAAAGGAAGCACAAGTAAATGGAACTTTGACATTTGAAGCAAAGGACAATTACAAAGTACCCAAGGACTGGGACGCTTCCAAGCGTGACAATAAGATTATAATGTGTGCCAAGGATAACAAAGCCGTATTATTGACAAATGACATAAACATGCAGATAAAGGCGGATTCTGTCGGAGTAAGTTGGAAAGAGTATTACATACCTGCTTACACAGGGTACGAAGTAATACAGGGTAATACAGAGGATATTAAAAGTGAGTTCGAGATGTTAGAGAACGGGCAAATTGAGTCCTTTGAAAATAAGTACTTCCTGTTTAAGAACACTGAGACAGGGGACGAGTTGGAATGTAGAATGAGCGGCGGCAAGCTCGTGGATTTAGAACTTCCTCCTGAGAGCGTTATTGAAGGATGGAACTTTGAGCAGAGATGTGCTTTAGATATGCTCATGAATAAAGACATTCCGATTAAAGTTATAGCAGGTAACTTCGGTAGTGGTAAAACGAAGTTGGCGGCGACTATGGGCGTTTATCTAACCTGGTGCAAGGATGGTTATGGTAAACTTTTAATGGTAAGAAACCCAATCGGCTCTGGCGAGGATATAGGCTTCCTACCTGGCGGCTTGGAGGAAAAGACAGGGGCGTTTTTTGAACCTATAATTGACTGCTTGGACGGTGGCGAGCAGGACGCTGAGAGAATGATGAACCAAGGTATACTGGACAAAGCGATTCCGTTCCATATGAAGGGCAAGACCTATGACAATACATACATGCTTGTGGATGAAGCAGAGGACTTGACGTTGAAGATATTTAAGCTTGTGGGTTCAAGACTTGGAAAGAACTCTTGCGTTGTATTCACAGGGGATTACAAGCAAGCAGAAGCGAAGTACGTCAGTAATAACGGATTATTACAGTTCATTGATAAGTGTAAAGGTAACCCACTGGTTGGCATTATCGTTCTACCAGAGGACGTGCGAAGTGAAGCGAGTAAGGTATTTGCCGAGATTTAACTCTCGGCTTTTCCTTTCGTATAAGTTTTATGAGGTGATGTTAAATGTTTACTATAAAATGGGCTAATGTAATAGCCAAGAGACTTGGAACTAAAGTAGTGGATGAACAGCCATATGCTTTCAGTGTTTTAGAAGGACTTGATAAGACAGGCGGGTACTGTCCCTGTGTACCAAAGTATGCACACTGTAAAGACACGCTGTGTCCATGCAAGGTAATGAGAGAAGTAGGACACTGTCATTGTGAATTGTTTAAGGATAGGAAGTGATAAGCTTTGATTAAAAGTAACCAGAGAGGACATGCTATAGTCTTTATTGAAAACCAGTGGGTGTATGAAGACACTTTAGAAAGTGCTGAATTAGAAAGACCTTGCAAAAGATGTAACTGTATGCCTACAAAAGAAGGATATGATGCGTGTACTGGATACGTAGAGGGTGCTAAGCACGCTTGTTGTGGTCATGGCGTACAAGAACCATATGTAATTTACTAATCGAGGATAGTCTATGGTAAACTCGTAAAAACATAGTCGGCGGTCATATTGTGAGTTTACTCATGGTCACTGACCGCTTTTTTGTTAGGCTTATAGCTTACTGACATATCCTATATATGTTACGTATACCTCTAGTTCAACGGTAGAACAGCAGTCTCCAAAACTGTTAGATGCGAGTTCAAATCTTGCGGGGTATGCCATAATACTCCTAACAGGAGGGCTATGAACATGGAGTACGCTACATTGAAAGACCTAATCGAAAGCGTCAATGACGACAAGGTACTGACTATCATTATAAATTTAGAAATGGCAGTTCCGAAGTACATCTTAAATCAAGACGTTTTTGAGTTCGTGATGTACAAGCTGAAACAGTACCGTAGTTTTTCAGGGATTGAATATGACAGACACACTTATTAAGAAAGGAGTTGCACGTATGAGTTTAAGGGCTGAGTTCTTAAAAATTGTAAATTCAAAGGTCGGTCAGGGATATGTGTGGGGAGGTCAGAATGATGACAAGCTCACAATGGAAAAACTGAATAAGCTTATTGCCACATTTGGAAGACAACACTACTACCTGAGTGGCGGGGTGACCGCAGAAAAATGGATTGGCAAAGAGTACTTTGATTGCAGTGGTCTCGTTGTTTATACTCTAACTAAACTGGGTTTAATCAGCAGAGACTACAATGCTGACATGCTGTTCCATGACATGTGCGTTGAGATTAAGAAAGAAGATTTAAGGGAAGGTGACCTTTGCTTCGTTCCTAATACAAGTGGGTATATGGTACACGTTGGTACTTATAACGGGAGTGGTGTAACTCACGCACAAAACACCAAGAACGGAGTTGTAAAAACTGGACTATTAACCTCGTTTAAAAAGTTCGGTAGGCTTAAAGTGTTTATTCAGGACGAACAGGTTATTGAAGTACCGAACGCTACTCAACCTACTTTACCGTTCAAGGACTTTGACCAAGTTTCAGCTTACGCAAAGGACGCTGTTAAAAAGGTTAAAGCACTTGGTATAATGAATGGCAGTGATGGTAACTTTAACCCAAAGCAGAAAATGAGCAGACAGGAAATGGCAGTAGTAATGAACGCAGTGCTTAAATACTTAGGAAAATAGATATTTATATTTACATAATAAATGTTAACATAATTAGCGAAGTTTGTCCTATGTTCAATACAAAAGAGAAAAAGGAAGGCTTTTATTGCCTTCCTTTTTCTCTTGGGTCTACTGACGGTGTGTACCCGTAGTCAATGACCGCTTTATCTTCACTTACATCAAATGTTCCACCTGTCATGGTTACTATGTAGCTTATAGGAATGAACCAATAGGTAGAGTGTACCTTCTCAAACATTGACGAAAGATTTGGGTAATCTTCCTTCTTTAAACTAATTGGCAATGCTACCCCTGAGGTATAAGTACTCCTGTCTACTTTAACCTTTTCCTCATACTGCATCGCATCATAATCGAAGTAATAATCAAAGTACTTAATCTTCGCTCTGCTAATGAATACATACAACATATTACCATAAGTATCACATGTCACGTTGAACCCATTAATACGCTTAAAATTATCCAGACTTATGTAATACTCTCCGTTGTATTGGAACAGCTTCATCTTGTCCACTGAAATGTCCTGTCTATAAATCTGCCGTTCAATTACCTTAGAATCTTTTAATTCATCGGCTGCAAAAGAAGTGTAACTGGAAAAAATTAGCGCAATACTTAGTAATACACCAATAACTCTCTTCATATAAAATTCCTCCTTTGTTACTATTATATTCCAAAATAGTACAAATACACAAGAAATAATTTAGTGAATTGCCATGTTCTTACCAGTAGCCAATTGGTTTGTGATTGGTTTAAATCATTAATTTTATAAAAAGTGAAACCTTGAAACACTTGATATTACTGACTTCAATCGGATGTATCAAAACTGATACCTACCATGGTAAGGATGAGGTCTCCAGTTCGAATCTGGATGGGAGCTCCAACAAAAAATCTCTGAATCCCTTGTGAATGGGCGGGTTCGGGATTTTTTTATTGTTGATTTATTCAGCGTATTCACCTCCTTATTTACCATATACTGGTATTTAAAACCCTCTAAAATCATCAAAAATCATGCTAATTGGTTTATAATTGGTTTGCGAGTGGTTTACTTTGCATTTGCTCAGAGTGCAGTAAATCCAATGCTTTTATTGCATTACTTTTTAGTGATGGTATTACACTAATGTAAATGTCGGTTGTTATTGAAGTTTTAGCATGACCTAATAATTTTGACACAACATTTACAAATATACCTCGTTCAAAAAGTCTTGTAGCAAATGTATGTCTTAAAGTATGAAAGTTACAACCTTCAATTCCTGCTTTGGTAGCATTTCTTACAAATGACCGTTCCACGTTTCTAGGGTTTAAATAGTTCCCTGTTTTTGTAGCAAATACTATAATGGAATTTGTTTTTGATTTAAGTTCCTTTAACAAATTCAGAGACCTTTGAGTGAGCGGTACTTTTCTTATAGAGGACTTTGTTTTAGGATTATCCTGAACTGCAATAATGTTATTGGTCTTGGACTTATTTTCATAATCCTTGACATATATAACATTTTTATTGACGTTTATTTCAGCTTTATCTACATCAATATCATTCCAGGTTAGGGCAAGTATTTCACCAAGTCTTAAACCGCTATCAAGAGCCACGACAAATAGTGAATAGAGTTTATCATTCTTAGAAACTTCAATGAACTTACTCTCTTCATCAAGTGTTAAGGCTCTAATCTCTTTTTGCTCCAAAACAGGTAATTCTACGTGGTTACATGGGTTTTTAGTTATCAATTCGTTTGCTTCTGCTTTATCCAATGCTGAGTTTAGTATACTAAACTGCTTTCGGACAGTAGCGGGAGCTAGTGTTTGAGACTTATCATTAACATATTTCTGTATTTGTAGGGTATTTAAGTCTTTTAATGGTATATCTCCAAGTAAGGGTATAATGTTATATACCACTTGCGTTTCGTAAACTTCATAGGTCTTTGGTTTTAACCTTAGTTTTTTGAAATTCTCCAACCAATATAAAAGCCACGTTCCTAATGGCATGTTACTTGGTTCTTTTAGACCATGAACTTTAGATAGGGACAGTTCCTGAAGTTTCTGAATTACATCACTTTTGGTTTTACCATAAACACTTTTTCTATTTTGTTTGCCATCACTTTTGTAACCTAGAAGTATTCTACCCATGTAACTTCCATTCGCTAATTTTGTAATAGTTCCTTCGCCATTTTCTCTTTTCTTAGCCATCTAGTTTTTCCTCACTTTCAAATATAAATGGGTTTTCCATCCATCTTTCAAATGCAGGTCTAGGAATCACTAGCCTTTTACCAACCTGTATACAAGGAAATCCTTTGTTATGACATAGGCAGTAGGCATTATGTTTAGAAATTCCTAAAACCTTTGAAATATCGGCTACGCTAAGAGTTAATGGCAATTCACAAATATTAGTTATTCTGTTTTCAAGGTTCACTTTACCAATTTCATTATAGCATACTTCATTTAACATATAATACCCCCTATAAAATTTGAGCAAACGCCCAACCAATGAAGTTAAGGTTGATAAAAGGATGTAGTTAGCGATGTGAAAATATAAGAAAAGTAAGATATATCCTTAGAGGATATATCTTACTTTTCTTATGGAGGTTATGCTAACCGAGAATGGTATTCTCTAAATAACTCATGAGTTTAAGTAGCTCCAATTTCTGTTCGCCACCTGGCATCTGTTGAACAATAATGCCCTTAAAAGTTTCCCAAATCTGTGCGTATTTAGCTTCTTCACAGTCATCGCAATCAATGACTTCATCAAAATCCTCTGCAACGTCATCACAGCAACAACCACATAGGTCACATTCACCGTCACAATCATCACCGTCAAGCGTAGTTAATAACGACGCTACTGGTGTAGCATCAGGTCTATTATATACGTTGACTGTAATATTAATCGGCTTTGTAGCCACCATCCCAATTAGCGTTTCAAGAACATTGTCCATTATGAAATCCTCCATTTAGTTTACTTCTTACAGGATACTTATACGCACGTCATATCTCAAAGTTAAGTGGATTATTAAAAAGTGTGATTTATTGCACAACGGTCTACTCTAAGAACGTAAGGGAGCGTAGATATGTCCAACTATATCCCCGATTTTATAGTACGCATCAGTGCGTTAATTAACATGAGAGGTGACATAAATGGCAGATAAAAGTAAAAATGAGGTAGTTGTAAGTTCTACTAAGCAGTCCAAAATAGTTAAGTATGACCTTGAAAAAGATGTTGTACGTATGCGTGTGGAAGGTGATTCATACCAGACCATAGCAGATGCCTGTAATTCAAGTGGTAAAGTACCGCAAGAAGACCCTATTGATAAATACTGTGTAATGAGGTTCTTGGAGAAAGTACCCCACTTAGATACACAAATTACAGTTGCTCAGAAAAAGAAATTAGCTGAGTCTGTTTCCGATACCTTCGATATTATATTTGAGGTAACTTCGCTGTTCCACAAGACTAAAACTCTGCTTGAACTTATGGAAGACGATGCTATCTCCAAAGGAAGATATATTGACCCGTATCGTTTTAAGGCGGTTGTTTCTGAGATGCGTGAGTTACTGTTGCAGATGACCAACATTCAGAAGGAAGTTAATGACTACAATAATATACGTAAATTCATGGAGATTGTATTAAATGTATTACAGGATGAAGCTCCACAAGCTATACCTTCTATAGTAGACAAATTAAAGATGGTTAAGGGTACTCAGTGGTTTGCTGAGATTATTAACCGTGGCGGCAAGGGGGTATAAACGTGGCTAAAGACAATGCCATATTAGGCAAACTTCTTGACGACCTTGTAAACCTTGCCGAGGATAAGAAGGAACATAAAGGTACGTGGCGTGAAGAACCTGTTGACCTTGTTACCTTCTTTAAGGATAAAAAATTTTTGGGTGAGAACCCTTACCCAGGTATGCAGACTGAGCTACTAGAAAAAGTTAACGAGGTAGTTTGGTTTAAATTTACAGGGGAAGAAAAGAAATGTAGAGCCGCACTAAGAGAAGTAACTGAGATGGTAGTTATGTTTGGTAAGGGTTCAGGTAAGGACTTCCTTATATCTGGTATCCTTACATACGTATGTTACTTGCTTTGCTGTATGAATAACCCCCACCAGTACTTTGGATTTGGTCAGGACGAGCCTATAGACTTAATTAATGTAGCCATTAATGCTTACCAGGCTAATAACGTGTTCTTTAAGAAGTTCAAAGCACGTCTTATGAACTGTAAATGGTTTAAGAGAACTGGTGTGTTCCCTACAATGTATAATGAATTTCAGTTAACCAAAAACCAGATAAGGTTTTACAAGAATATTACAGCCCATAGTGCCCATTCAGAAGCCGACTCATTTGAGGGATTTAACCCTTTAATCATTATATTTGATGAAATAGGTGGTTTTGAATTAGACCAGGCTGATAGTTGCTATTCTACCCTGCGTTCATCTGCTGTATCTCGTTATAATAATAAGATGCTTCTATTATTTATATCATTCCCTCGTTCTCAGGACGACTATATGATGAAAAAATACAATGAAGCTGTTAAGAACGGTGACCCGCAGGTTCATGCCATGATAGGTAAGTCATGGGAAGTTAACCCTAAGATTAAACGTGAGTCTCTAAACAAGGACTATGAGCGTGACCCCGAAGGTTCAAAAATGAAATACGAGTGTATTCCACCTGCCTACCGTGATGGTCTGTTCCAGTTCCCTGAAAGAATAGATGAATGTACTATGATAGGAAAAACGTCACAGTGCCCTGCTCTTTTAATAGAAGAGAAAATTACAACAAGAACATTAAATAATGGGGAAGAAAGGCACTTTGTAGGGCTTGTATTACATAACCTCCAACTTGACCCCTCCTATATTTACTACCTCGGAGGTGACGCAGGTATTAATACCGATAGTTACATTCTAACACTGGTACATGCTGAGCCAACTATTACTGAGGTGGTTGAGGAGGGTGAAACTATACAGAAGTGGTTTAACAAACCTGTTGAAGACCTAGTATTAGAATGGAGACCTAGTAAGAAGGATAGACTTCCCGTAGACCTTTTAAACGTAGCAGATATTATAGAACAGATATGTAAGCAGGTTCATGTCAAAAAGGCTCTGTTCGATAAGTTTAACTCCGCAGAAGTTGTTCAGAGATTGATGTCTTACGGAGTTGAAGCCGAAGATAAGAACTGGTCTAACCCTTTTCAGCTACAACTGTACCAGAACGCAAAAGCTTTAATATACACTGGGCAGTGTTCTCTGTTGGATTACCAGTCACGCTATGAGAGTGTTATGTCACCAAATTCCGAATTAAAGGCACTAAAGATAATAAATGGAAATAAGATTGACCATGATTCTGATAAATGTAAGGACTTTAGTGACTCTCGTGTGGGAGCAATTTACATTTGTTCCAATGATGAAGTGGAAGCTACTGAACACTTCGCTATGCCAGTAATAGCAGGAGCTAGGAGAAAATAGTTAAATTTCTGTGTTCTAAAAAATAGAACACGCATGTTCTAAAAACTAGAACACACGTGTTCTAAAATTTAGAACGGAAGTATATACAATAATATATTCATACAAGTAAATGATATGCAAGCTCGCTATGCTCGCTTATCATTTATATATCCACCCTATATCCTTGGTTCTAAGGGGAAGTTAATTTCTATAGAAAACTACAATATTTTCCGCCGCACCCGCTCGTTTAGGTGTGGTTTTTTCTTTGTATCGGTCTAATCTATGGAAGTAATCGTTTCATTATAGAAGGGGGACAAGACATGAAACAAGTATTAAGCGGATACAAAGGCACACACAAGTCAATGTTCATAGTGCCTATAGGGGACATTCACTTCGGTAACAAGTATTTTGATGAAGCAAAACTTAAAGATGCCTTGAATTTTGTAGACAAAAACAGAAATAGATGTCGCATAGTTCTGATGGGAGACCTGTTGGAACTTGCCACTAAGACTTCTGTTGGGCGTTCTGTATATGATGAAAATTACCCAACACAAAAACAGTTTGAGATTGCTGTAGAGACATTTAAACCATACGCAGACCTTATAGATTGCATTGTTGAAGGTAACCACGAAGAAAGAATTATAAGAGATACTTCCTTCGAGATAACCGAAGAACTGTCTCATAGACTCAATAGACATGATGCCTATTGTAAGTTCCAAGGAATGGTGAACGTTAATACAGGTGATGGTCTTACATATTCCATACACGCATGGCACGGAGCTACAGGTGGCACAAAAGAAACCAGTGTTATAAACGGTCTTCTCAGTATGCGTGAGGTTTCAATGTCTCATGTATATATGATGGGACACACCCATAAATTGTTTGCCTTCAACAAGAAAATTACTCTTCCACAGCCTGGTAGTGACCAATGTGCTGAGTTAGACCAACTGTTCGTTAATACAGGTACTGCCGTAGGTAATGGCGGTTACGGAGAACAGAAAGGTTATGCAATGAACAGGACTGGGTTTGGAGCAGTACAGTTGTTTGCTGATAAAAGGAAAGCAGTTTTCCATGCAATAGATGATTTAGTAGCATAAGGAGGGTCATAAATGGGTTTAAGAGATAGCATTAGCGGTTTGTTTGGTAGGTTCTCCCGTAGTGGGAAGAACGTATCTTCTAACTACGCAAAGAAATTAAAGCCTATTTCTGACATCGACCCCGCACCAGACTTTGGGGGAGCTAGGACAACTATTCCTAAGTTCGCCCAAGGTGGCGGTGGTGTCGGAATGGTTCTTAGTAAACGTGTTCAGACTGACCTTGGTTTGGACGAGAGAAGATTTAGTCAGTACACTATTGACCAGTTAATAGATATATTTGCAGATGCTCACCCTGATTTGTCATTTGCATTATGGAACTTTATTAGAATGAGCAATAGTGGTTATTCAATTACCTGTAAAAAGCTTAATGGTAATCCTGACCCTACAGGTGAGAAGAACCTAAAGGAGCTACTTACTAGATTTGAAGCTCCAAATGTACTTCAATTTGAAAAGTCACGTTCCATTGATAGAGTTATTAACCAGATGATTCAGTCTGTTGTAACCAGAGGAGCTACGGCTTGCGAATTAGTCCTAACACCTAAGAGAGATGATGTGGCTTTCATAGCACCAGTAGACCCTGCCACTGTAGACTTTGTATATGACGGTCAGAGATACAAACCTTCTCAAAACATGAGGTCTGTAGACCTTGATATTCCTACATTCTTCTATGAAGGTCTTGATGAAAGAATAGATGACCCATATGGTAGGTCTCCTATAATGAGTGCTATTCATATGGTTATTTTTCAGTTACAGATTCTTAACGATTTAAAGGCTGTTGTTCATAATCAAGGATACCCAAGACTTGATTTAAAAGTCATAGAAGAAGTTCTTCTTAACCGTATGCCTATTTCAATTAGAAACAACGAGCAGAAAAAGCAAGAATGGCTCAAAGATAGACTTCAAGAGATTATTGATATGTACAGTGCGCTTGAACCCGACGACGCTTTTGTTCACTTTGATAGTGTTGAAATTGGCATGGCGGGCGAAGCGAAAGCAATGATAGACCCTCAGAAGCTGATGCAGGTTATAGATAACCTTATCATGAGTGGTCTAAAGACACTCTCAACTATTCTTGGTAGAAGGTCTACTGGTAATACAGAGTCCTTTGCAAAGATTGAGATTAAGCTGTATTTGAAGGGCGTAGAAGCTATTCAGCAGGTGGTAGAGACAGTTCTCAGTAGAGCACTTACACTGGCACTTAATATTAGAGGAAAGCAAGCTATTGTTAACTTTAAATTTAAGCCACTTGAAATTAGAACTGAACTCGAACAGGCACAGTTTGAACAGGTTGCTTTATTGAACTACGCATTTATGAGAGACCAAGGTTGGATAGACCAGGATGAAGCGGCTATGAAAGCAGTTGGACATGCTCCTGTAATGCCTGAACCAGACTGGGCACACCTACAACCAACTAAAAATAAAGACGGTGCTACACCGTCAGGAACACCTGATACAACTCCATCTCAATAAGATGGGGTTTTGTATCAAAGTGTCTATTCTATATTTTGTGAGAGGTGATAAGAATGGCTAAACCTACTACTGAGCAATTAACAAAGGTTAATAAATTCGCTCAGAGTCCTAGAACAGAAGAAAACACTTTTGTATTTAGTCCTTTAATGATTGATGACCAGGAGACATGCTACCATTCTACTCTACACCCTACATTCTTAGGAAAGTTAATGAAAGATGCACAGGTTGGTGCTCCGTTGCTTATGAACCATAACAACAGGCAACTACCAGTAGGTCGTTCATTTGATGCTAAGATGCAACAGGACGTAGAGGGTGGGCAAGTAATGAACTCGGTATACGGTGAATATTACATAGACCTTGGAAGAATGACGCAAGGTGGAATGTCTACCGATGACATTGCTAAAGGAATAGATGCAGGAACTATTTTTGATGTATCTATTGGATTTAACGCTAACTCGTGGAAATGTTCCGTATGCGGTAACGACATTAGAGATTGGGACAAGTGTTCTCACATACCTGGTCGCACTTATGAAGTAAAAGGTGATGATGGTGTCTTTAGACAGCAGAGATGCCTTGTAGTTGTAGGTGAAGACGGTGAGGGAGAATTACTAGAACTTTCCTTAGTTTATGCGGGTGCGTGCAATAGAGCTACGATTAAGCAGGAATTTTCGCAAGAAAGCGTTAGAGATTTCGATAAGGGTTCTAATCTACTTATAGTTGATGATTTCAAAAACATACCTTTGTCTGCGAAGATTTATCAGTACTACACGAAAGATGGTTCTGTATTACTTACTGATACGGACGAACGGACGAATGGTGCTGAGATATTACGAAAAAGGAGTGAAGATAACGTGGAATTAGCTAAAATTACTGAGGTTATGAAGCAGTTTGGAATTGAGTTCGACTCAGAGGAAGCTCTTTCTGCTAAACTCACTGAACTGACCAAAGAAGTTTCAGATAAAACTGAACTCTTGACTACAGTTACTGGTGAGAGAGATACAGCAAATACTGAACTTGCAAAGGTTCAGGGTGAACTTGATACTGCTAATGGTGAATTAGCACAGAGAGATAAAACCATTGCTGAACTTGACAAGCAGAATAAAGAACTTGCTGAAAAAGCAGGTGTGGCTGACACTTACAGGTCAGACTTAATTACTTCTACTCTCGACGCAGGAGTTAGAGCACAGGGTAACGCTTTCAACAGAGACCTGTTTGAAAAGTTCCTTGGTACACTCTCCATTGACGAGATTAAGGGTACTCTGAAAGGCTTTGAAGACGAGTTTAACACCAGATTTGCGGGAGCTAGAACTTCCGAAGCTGATGCTAAGTTTAAGAAAGACAGTGATGTTCCTTCACAGGAAGATGAAGCCGAGTTCAGAGCTTATGTAGCTGATAAGGCTATTGAGTATTCAAAAGCAAACAGTGTTTCTATTAAAGAAGCAACTAAGTTAATGTACGAGAAGTACGCTAAAAACGAAGATGGGAGTGATAAATAATGGCAGGTATGCTGACTAGATTACAGTTGACCTACAAGATTCAGGACGCAGGTATTGCCAGATACACCGCTGTTACTTACGGTGATACAGAAGGTTTCTGCAAGATTCCAACTGCTGACAACATGTATGTACTTGGAGTTGTAGATAACGACGAGAGACTTGACATTCCTTTCCATGCAAGTGGAAACCAGGGTGGAAGAGATATTGCTGTTAAGGTTGAGTGCATTGCAGATGTTAAGTTGTCTGGTGTTGTAGCCTATGGCGACAGAGTAATTGTTAAAGCCGGTGGAGCGGTAATGAAATGCCCAACCGCCGCAGGAAAATACAACGTTCTTGGCTTTGCTGAAAAAGCAGGGGTAGACGGAGATATAATTCCTGTAAGATTTGAGAAACACCAGTTTACTGTTTAATTTGATTAAAGGAGAGGTGAATATATAATGGCTATGCCTTTACAGAAGTTGCATATTGATAAGATGCTTTCCAACATCTCTATCGGGTATAAGAATGAAGCTTATATTGCTGACCAGATATTCCTCCCTGTTACAGTGGAAAAACAGTCTGACAAATATTATGTATATGGTAAAGAACTGTTTAGAACACATGATGACAAGAGAGCACCTGGTACAGAAGCACATGAAATTACCTGGACAATGTCAGATGACCAGTACTATGTAGAAGGACACGCAATTAGACATGCTATTGCTGATGAAGAGCTACAGAACGCTGATGACGTATTCCAGTTGGAATCTGACGGAACAGAACTTGTTTCAGAAGCAATTCTGTTAAATAAGGAAGTTGCCGCCGCAGAAATGCTGTTGGATGCTTCAAACTATGCCACAGGTTTCAGTTATGACATGGGCGGTGGTGGTGCAAACCCTGCTAAGTGGTCTGACTATGCTAACTCTAACCCAGTTATAGACATAGAAGGTGCTAGAGCAAAAATGCACAAACAGTCAGGTATTGTTCCTAATACTTTAGTTATTTCCAGAACAGTTTACAACGTACTCAAATTCCACCCAAAACTGCTAGAAATAATTAAGTACGTGGAAAGAGGAATGGTTACTGTAGAACTTATGAAAGCCGCATTTGATGTGGACAACATAATTGTAGGTAACGCTCTTGTTTCAGGTTCTCATAACCCTGCACAGGCAGATTCCCTTGGTTACATATGGGGTAACTCAGCAGTACTGGCGTACATTCCTAAAAACCCAGGTAAAAAGACTCTTGCTCTTGGTTACTCATTTATGTGGAACAAAGACGGAGCGGGTGCTGTTCAGGTTCGTAAGTGGTACGAACAGGGCAGAAGAGCTACAGTTGTTGAAGCAGAAAGATGGTACGCACATAAGATTATTTCTAATGTGGCAGGATTCTTGTTTGCAAACGCAGTAGACCCGATTATGGCGTAAGCTTAGTCACTGAATAATAGGTCGCTACTACTGGCTAAAACCAGACAGTAGCGACCATTTTAGTATAAGGAGGATTTACGATGGCAACCAAAAAGAAAGTCTCAGAAGAAGTTATAGAGGAAGCAGTAGTTACAGATGTAGTGGAGACTACTAAGGAAGTCGTTACAAACGAAGTAATTTCTGAAAGGGAGTATAAGCTTAAACTCTTTAGCAATATTCCCGTAGAGCTTGTAGATGATGCAACGAAGATAGCTGTTGAAAATCTTGGTGGCGGGGAAGTGTATGTGACTAATGAAGTAATTGGTTACGACAATAGAGAAGTTATAGCTGTAGGACAGAGTATGACTTTTGACACAGGTATTGTGCTCTTTGCAGAAACAAGACCAACAGTTAAAGTTACACAGTTGAAATAAGGGAGGAGGGGGGTTACATGGCTATTTTAACAACAGGTTCTTTTGAAGCACAGGTAAGAGCCAAGCTAGGTGTATTTGATGATGAACTTCCTGATGAAGACCTTAACCTGCCAATGGTTAAAGATTTGGCAGAAGCCGTAGTTGCTAAAAGAGTACCTAATTATGCAAGTATTACAGACGCTGTAGATTTAATATACCTACAGAACGCAACCATGTCATATATTTGCTACCTTGTAGCCCCGTCCATGCCTAGACGCTTAAATACAGAAGTTTCCACACTTGATACCAAGTGGAAGAAAGCAAGTGTTAACTGGGAGATGATGGCTCAAAAGTTCTTAGGTGATTTTGAAGAGTCATTAGGGGAAATAACAACAGTAGAAGTCATAGACGACGGTTCTTCAACTACCGTTATAGTTAACATTATAACACATGACCGAGATACTATTTAAGGGGTGATTTGAGTGGTACGTGAAAAACAGGCTATAGTCCGTAGAGAAGGAGTCCCTGTTGATATAGTAGACACGGATGGTGTTGTTGCATCTACACGTGCTTTAATAGGAAGGGCTTCAAAGCAGTTCAACTCAACCCTATCTCTTGAACATTTTAGGCGTGGATATTTTCTTCCAGAAGTGCCTGTAGATAACGGGTATGTATGTCATAATATACCCGCCAATGAAGACTACATATTAGTGGCTGTTTACCCTGAGATGATTCGTGGGAAGGTGGCAACTAACGCATCTCATATGATGGTGTGTAATTCCACACTAGATATTATGGGCGATGATATAGAGACAGCAGATGACAGAGGTAATATAACAAAAGAGCCACAGGTCAAGTACAGTCAGCTTAAATGCCATACACAGGTAAATTCACCTGACTTAAAACTGTATGACACAGGATTACACCCTGACACTGAGTATGTTATATTTGCCCCAGGAGTACAGATTGCAGAGCTAGACAGAATTATTCTTACTAATGGTATACAAACACTACCGTTAAAAGTAATTCAACCAGACTATATTAGTTACCCAGGCGTTGTAGTTCTACAGGTTAAGTCTGAGACAAGGGCGTGATTGCATGGCGGGTAAGAGTAGGAAGTACATTTACTTTGATGCCAAGGCGTATATAAATGCGTTACAGCAGGAATTGAAAAAGGCTATGAAGGAAGTCAGAGACTTACTTCAAGACCGAGTAACTATGGAAGCCAAAGCACTAAATTTAAATGCTGTAAGAACTGTGTATTACAAGGGTAGAAAGATTAAACAACATGAAGTGCATTTGGCAGACGGTAGCACCACCAGTGATGCGCAGAGAAAAGGTGCTCTTTTAAAGTCCATAGTATCAGACCAGATAAAATGGGAAGGTAACAACATTCTTAGAACAGCCGTAAGAGCTATGGCTAATAATTTTAAGGATTCCCATATTGGTTGGTATTATGAATATGGTACAGGCAAGCAAGCTGAAAATTTACCTGTTTCTGCCTATCGTGTGGCGGCGGCAGGTATAAGAGCACAAAACCCCCATAGGTACGGTAGAGAGATTGTTACTCGTTCTGTACATGAAGATGGAGGCACATGGGTTGATATGGGAGGTAATTTAAGGACTACCCATTCACCAAGAGGTGGTGAGACTGACCCAGGATTTAGAAAGTATATTGGTGATGACGTACAAGCTTACCATTGGTATAGAAAAGCTTATATGAGTTGCAAGGATGATATAGCTAAGATTTATGGAAAGGCAATAAAAAAGGTACACCCAGGTAAGTTCATGAAGGTAACGCCAAGGATAGTATTAGGAAGGGATTAGGGGGTAGTGATATGTTAGCTGACTTATATGCGGGGATATTTAAGGTTATTGTTAGTGATACAACAATGCTCTCACTATTAAAGATACCAGGTGGAGATGCATTAGCCAAAGCTAAAAGAGTGCAAAAGAGGTCTCAGCCACAGGATTTGGATAAGAATATTCCCATGATTACGTACTATAAAGTACCTGGGGATGGCAGAGATAGAAACAACGATAATGTGTATAATGCCACTTTTGTATTTGATGTCTATACTAAGGATGACGTGGAATTAGCTCTTTCTATTAGTAAGAGAATTAAGGAACTTTTTGACGGTGAAATTAACCCATTTGAAACCGTAGAAAGTTACGAAGCTTGCTTTGAAGATGGGCATGAGAGTTCGGTTAACCTCCACAATACGTATTGCTTTACCTCAATTTTAACATTCTCTATTACAATAGTTGATTAGCGTTAGAACTAAACAAACTTAGTCTAATCTATGCTAGTAGAGTACAATTGAGGATATTATTTCGATTAAAGATAAAGGAGTGAAGGTCGAGATGGCTAAGAAGATGATAATTAAAGGCGTAGGTACTTTTATGGCTAAAAGAACTACTGCCCAGGGCGGAACAGAAGTAGTTACACTTGGTAACTTACAGGACTTGAAAATTACTTTCACAGTTGACATTGAAGACATTTTCGGCGGTGACGGTCTTTTTGCTATAGACACTTTGATTAAGTCAAAAGCTATAGAAATTACTGCTACTGACGCAAAGTTTGATTTGGACGCAGTATCTCTGATGTTAGGTTCTACCGTTCAGGAGGGAGTTACTACTGGTAACGATGCCTACGTGTATGTTCTTAATGAACAGGGGACTATTAATGGAACTGGTGATTATACACCTGATTTTGCCGCTACAGTATTTGATGGTGACTTCCAGGTAAGATTCATTAATGGAAACAAATTGCTTACCAAGGTTGCATCTAACCCACAGGCAGGAGAGTATGCTTTGGATACTACTACAGTAGTAGGTTCAACTTCATTGGAGTTCAATGTGGCTGATGCTAACAAAGATATTGCTATAAACTATAAGAGAAAAGAAACTGTTGACATGACTCCTATTCTTGTTGACGAAGTTCCTTTCCCTGTAATTGTAGTTCACCACGGTTCATTCCAACAGAAGGATGGAACTTACCAGGGTATTGAAACTGAGTTGTTCTCATGCCGTGCCCAGGGTTCATTCTCTATTGATGCAGCTAGAGCTACTGCTTCTGCAATGAACGTGTCATTGAAAGTTATTGACCCTGAAAGAGCAGACGGTAGAATGGGTACAATAAAGAGATATTCCGCTAATAGCAGAATATAATGGAAGTTTGGCAAGGCTAGTAACGGGGTTGGGATTTCCCCCTTCTCAACCTTTAGCCTTGCCTTCTTTTTATTTTAACGGGGGATAAATTATTAAGGGGGTTTTATCAATGGCAGAACTTGAAAAAGAAGACACCAAGGTAGATGTTATTACACAGGAAGAAGCAGATAAAGTTGCGGCTATCTGGTTTGAGGATGATGAAGAGATACGTCTTAGAGATGGTAAGACATACAAGATTCCTCCTTCTAATCTTATGGACGCTAGAAAGATAATGGACTTGCTTAAAGTTATAAATGTGGACTATGTCGCTCTTAACTTTGTACCTTCTGGAAATGCTGAGCTTGACACTAAACGTGTTGAAGGGTTATTCACAATGTTGGAGATAGCATTTAAACCATATAGTTTAACCAGAGAGTACTTGGATAAATATGTTGATGTTGTAACAGCAAGAAAGATTTGTGACATTTTGATAGGCTTAAATGGCTTAAAAAAGTAGTACGCCCTAAAGGGGGAGAAGACACACCTGATACTGGTATCCGTGATACTGATACAGGTAAGCCTATAAACTGGGGAGAAATATTCTTCCGTCTTCACCACTACTGTAATCTGGATAAGTGGACGATAAAAAAGTACACGTTACCTCAGATAGTAGAGTTGATGACACAAACTAACAAGCATATCCAGTTTGAGGTTACTCTTGGTACAGCAGGACTGGGTGGTATGTTTGGAGGTGTCCCACAAGCGGGTGAAAACAGTGAAAATTCTGATAACGATGATGACTATGTAGTGCTTGATGAAGAAGGATTTAATCTTTTATCACAGGCTCTCGGTGGTGGATAATATTCCGTTCCTGCCTATTCTATATTGGTAGGGACGGTATTTTTTTTAATTAGGGGTGATTTGAATGGCAGAAAATGCTGAATACTCGTTAAGTACCCAAATACTTATGGATTTTGGTTCAGCTATGGATGATGCTGAACTTTTTGGTCAAGTTATGTCGGAACAGGCGGCGAAAATTTCTTCTGTATCCGAAGCTGTAAAGAAAGCTAACCTTGACATATCAGGTGTTATAAATAGAGAGCTAAAGAAAGTTAGTAGCAAGAACCTTGCTCCCGAAACTGTTGAGTTAAGCACTAAGCTTAAACAAAGAATTGAGGACGCTATTGGTTATGCTCTGCTTAATAAAGAGCTTGTGTTTAAGGGTAACTTCCAAAAGTTTGATATATCTCTTAACCAAGCACAGCAGAAAAAATTAGTTGACAATATAAGGGATGGGCTTGTTAGAAATATAAGCTTTGATGATTTTGTGCTGTCTAAAGTTAGATTAACCAAGGCTCACAGAAGTCTCATTCAGGAGAAGTTTGAGTCTTTTATAAACACCTCACTTCAAAAAAGTTTGAAGTTTGAGTGGGACTTCTTTAAGGACGAGATGGAAGGTGGTAATAAACCTAAATTAAACCTGAGAGTTACTGGTGACCACATGAAGGCACTACTGGGTACAGTGGAAGAGAAGTTGAATGATGCTTTAGCATCTGTAGTTAAACTTGAATTTCCTGAGATACCTCCTATTAAGGTTGACTCCAAAAAGCTTGTTGCTCTAATGAACAACATTAGAGAGAAGATTTCAAACATTGATAATTTTATCATTGGTGATGATAAGGTTTTGGCGGCTATACCAAACTTTGATACAAACATGACCAGGTTTAGAGAGAACCTTCGTACTATAGCACAGGAGATTACTGCTATAACTTCTGACTTAGGAAGATTACAAATGGGTTCTTCTGCCACTGAAATTAAGAGGATAGCCAGTGCAATATCTGATTTAAAAGCTACAACTATGGCTAGAATCTATAATTTTATTGTTGAAGCTGAAACAGCCATAGCTACTATACCAGAAGGTACATTAAATGTAAGTCAGTATAAGTCCGTTATTAGCAATATTGCTACATTCGTAGATAATTATATACTTGGTATGCTTGATAAAGCTCAAAAGGCTATACTAGACCCAATGAAAACTGCTATAGCAAGCAGTGAAGGTGTTGTTAAGGCTCAGTTAGAAGCGGCGGCTTCACTTGAAAAAGTAGTTGAGCAAACTAAGGTTATAGTCGGAGAGCCTGTTGACCTCAACTTAGAGTGGTTAGTTAAATTAGCTACAGAGAAAGTTGAGCAAACCATTCAAGCAAGTGTTGAGAGATTTGTGGGTGGTACACTTCCTTCAACCACCGCAGAAGTTACTCCTGCGCCTAAGAAGAGAGGAAGACCTCCTAAGATCAAGCCAAACGAAACCCCTGTAACTACTACAGCTAATGTTGGTGAGTTCAGCATTAGTCCTGCTGAGTTAAAGGTTGCAGTTATAGACCCTGTGAAGAACGGGTTTATTTCAATGCTTATGAGGGCGGGTGTACAGGTTGAGACTGACCTTAACACCGTTAGTGGCGAACAGCTTACAGAAGGTGTTAATGTAAGAAGTGCAATAGGTGGATTAGATAATGCTCTGAACAATTACCTAACAAACTATATCGGTAAGGTTTCAGCATCTATGATGACAGCCGACAGTACTGCTCCTTACCAAGTTAAATATTCCTCACTACACCCCGCAGTTAGAAAGGCTTTAGCTAAAGAAGCTAACATGACTGTTAATGAATTTAACTCTGCAAACCCTGTACTTTCACAGGAAGCAGGTGGGGAAGACCTCATGAATAAAATAATGAGGGAGAACATGGCGGCTGTTATGCAGAAGTTCCACCAACAATTACAGAGGAACACTGTACAGGCTATTAAGGATTACCATGAAGCAATAGGTAAGGTTGATATTCAGCCTAACATAGAAGCTGTTCATGACCTTACTAGACGTATGACTAACCTCCAAGAGGAAATTGTCAAGAAGATTAAACAAATTCTTAATGAACAGTTCCAGTTTATGACTAACGAAATAAGAGCTATGAAACTTATGCCCGTTAGTGTTGGTTATACTCCTTCTGCTTCGGCTCAACAGAAGCTTACTTCTGCTGTAAACACGGGAGCTAAAAGGTCTGTTAGTGCTACTCCTGCAAGTGAGGAAATTATGCCTGTAGCGGCGGCTGTACCTGGAATAGGCGGTAAAGGCACTAGATTAAGTTCAGGTGGAGACACTAGAACCTTCCAAGGTGCTGTTATAAACACCATGAGATATATTGTAGCGAACCAGTTAATGAGTGCTCCTATGTTTATGATGATGGACGCATGGGAGTCAGCTAAGTCATTTGACTACGATTTAGAAAAAGCAAGACAGAACTTTATAGCAAAAGATAATATGAGTGAAGCCGCACAGAGCAGAGTAAAACTGCGTAATGAGCAAGCTCTTGGATTGGGTTCATATGGTATTTCTGATGCAGAGTTGGCGACTAATAGAGATAAGTATGTTCAGGAAGAACAGAACAGATTACAGTACATGTCAAGAGAAGGTGCTATAAGACCTTTACAAGATACAGCTATAGCATACGCTATTCCACAGGCTGATATGGGTAAGATTTGGCAGATTGCAAGTAGAAGACTTGACGACCCATATGAAGCGTTAGCACTCTCTAGGGCGGCAGGTAAAATATACGCAACCGAACGTGATGAAATTTCTCCCGAAGATGCGGCTAAAGGTCTTGAAGCTATAGCGTCCCAGTGGGGCTTTAATGGTTACCAGTTAGACCAAGTATCTAACATGGTTATTAAGACTGCCATGCTGTCACAGGCGACTTCTAATGACATATTAGAAGCGATGGGTAAGTCTGGTGGTGTATGGAGAGCCATACTTCCACAAAATGAGGGTGAAAAGTATGCTGACTGGCAGAATAGAGCATTTGCTACTGGTGCGGCTATGCAGTCCTTGTTTGTACAAGCAACTGCGGCTTCAGGTAAAGACGCAGGTACATTCTGGAAGTCTATATTGATGTCCCCTTACCAGGAGGAGATTGCAAACTACCTCCATAACTTCTCTCAGACCCCTGGTTATGAAAGACTTGACCCTTATGTTACCACTAAACAAGCCAATGGTAGGGAAGAAACAAGAGCTAAGAGCGGGTATAACATGTTCTTAGATGTTATTGATGTTGCTTCTGAAATGAGAGCAAGAGGTCAGGAACAAGAAGCAATGGATATGATGGTTAAAGTATTTAAGAAGTTCCAAATTGGTGGAGCATTAAATATAGCCTCACTTATGCAGGATATGGATAAGTTGTCAGAGGAAGAAACAAAAAATGGTGCTAGGTCTGCTGATGAACTAATTAAGAAAATTCAGAGTGCGGCGGAAGCAGAAGTTGATGCCATGATAGGTGCTCTCGCTAACACATGGGAAGGTAAGAGTCAGAGAGTTAGAACTATGTGGGAAACTACTTCTTTCTCTGTAATTGAGTCTTTCAAACCAGATGTAAGCGAAGCTATGGATACCTTGATGGGTATAATGAGGGTTGTTCGTGATAACGCACAAGATTTTGCAAACGCATTACACTTTGCCGCTAACATGCTTATAGCGTTTGGAGCTAAGCAAGCAGGACAGAAAGCATGGAGTGGAATTAAGAGCACTATAATGGAAGAAGAGTTTATGGCTAAAGCTTCACCTATAGCTAGAAACAACGCTGACCTTGGCAGAAGAAGAGCTTCCCTTGTGGAACAACAGGCGGCACTTTCTTCTGGCATAGCAAATGCAGTAGCCCGTAAAAATGAACTCGAAAAAGACCAGGCTGACCGTATAGCCAGACAGGAACGTATGACTCACGAAATTGCGGCGGACAAGACAGCCTTAAACGAGTACTCATTAAGACCTGACGCTGATGCTACAGAGATAGCTAAACGTCAAAGAGCCATAGCTAGAAAAGAAGCTTCATTAGCTGCCCTGGGTAACCAAATAACTCTTGGAGAGCAGAAGGTACAGCACGCTACAAACATTGTAGACCTGCGTACAAATAGAGCTACCAAGGTACAGAAGCAGACTGGTGACGTTGATTCCAAGATAGCACAGAATACCGAGCAGTTAGGTAGTTTACAGACAGCTTATACCCAGTTAGGGGCTAACACTGAGAAACTAGATGCACGAATGAAGAAGTTAAATACTTCATTTGCATCGGCTAGAATTTCAGGAAGTCAGTTCCAAGTTACCGTTAATTCGTTGGGACAGGCTGAGATGACAGCACAAGGAAAAACTTATTCATTAGATGAAGCTATTGTGAAACTTTCTACCGAGTTTAAAGCAGGTAGAATTTCAGCACAAGAATATATAGCCACCCTTAACCAGTTGAACGGTTTGAATGTTACACCTAAAGGTACTCCATTAGGCGGTGTGTTCTCTAGTGCAGGATTGAAGGGTTTAGGGGCAAAGGGTTTAGGAGCGTTGAAGGGTGCGGGTACTATGCTTGCAATAACAGCAGGTATGGAGGTTGTAGGCAATGCCGCACAAGCACAGCTTTTAACAGAAGCCGCCAGTGCTAACCAGAATGTTACAAATGACAAAAACACCTTAACTTCTGTAATGAACTTCAACAAGAACAGAACTAGCAAAGATAGGCTCTCAGCAGGTATAGGAGCTATAGGTATGAACTATAACGCTATCGTTGGTGCTCTTAGCCCAAACGGTACGTCAGCAGGTGATTACCTTGCAATGTGGTGGAAAGCAGTTGTTGAGGGTAAGTCTTCCGAAGAGATTGCTAAAGAGATGAAGTTCGACGAGAAAGAGAAGGAAGCTAACAGACTTGCGGCGGAGGAACAGAAAAAAGAGCAAGAGAAGTATGATGCTACGTACCTACACTTGGCGGGTGGGGCACATGCCGATAGCCAAAAAACTAGTTGGTCTGATGTTACTTCTGTGGAAGAAGGACAGCAGATGATTTCCCGTATTAATACTGAGTTGGGTTACAATACTTCCAATTATAGTACTGAGTTTGCATTGAAAAACCAGTCATTAATGATGCAGGGTTACAGAAGCGATTCTGATGAAGTGCGTAAGATAACTGTTTCTATGCTAGACTCAGTTATATCGGCATTTAAAGATGCGGCGGAACAGGTCAAAGACCGTATGAGTATGATTGAGAAGGCTATGCCTGATACATACGAGACTAACGATGCTTGGAAAGAAGCTAACAAGAACTACCAAGAGTTGCAACAGCAACAGACGGCTTACGAGGAACAGAGAAGACAGGCAGTAACAACCGCTCAAAGGGAAAAATATCTCAATGATGCTGAGCGTGCAGTGGCTTCTGCTGATGCAGAAACTCAGTCAGCACAGGCGGCGGCTTTACTTGGTGGACATTCTCAGACTTCTAAGGAATACCTGGCGGCTACCAATAGCGGAATAACTACCGCAATCTCCGCTAAACATACAGCCATTAACGGATTACAGTCCATGATAGACAATGGAACTGTAGTTGGTCAGGAAAAACTGGATTACGAGACTCAAATTAAGCAGTTGAAAGCAGAGATAGATGGTCTTAGCGTTAATAAGTACCAGTCAATTCTGAGTACTGTGGATGATATAAATAGTAGGCTAAGCCTTAAATTGAGCAATATTGATGCCAAGTCTCAAATAGCATTAGATGATGCTTTATTGAAGGGTTACGGCGAAGACTCAGCTTACTACCAAGGTATTGAGAGACAGGCTCTACAGAATAGAAACAGCGAGATAGCAAGTTCTATTTCTAAGTTACAGGCACAGGCTGATATTCTGAGTGGGGATGATAGAGAAAATGTTCTCAATAGAATTGCTCAGTTACAGGCGGAGAGCCGTGACAACTTGGTTAAGATTTACAAGACTATGCAGACTGGGGCAACATTTAACATTCCTTCGGGTATAAAACCTCTAACTTATGAGGAGTCCCTGTTAGGCGGAAGCTCTGAGAAGAGTCTTGCAATAACCCAAGGTGGAACAAGCGTCACCGTTAGAATTGACAATGTATACGGTTCAACAAAGGATGAAGTTGAAAAGAATATTGCCCGTCCTATAGTTGATGCAATTAGAGACCAACAGAGCAAGAACATTCAGATTACAAATGCTCTTGTTGACCAGTACCGTAGAAGGGTCGGAAACTTTAGGATTTAAGATGGAGGGGATTTGAATGTCACAGCAACTACCTATGGTTAACAACATGGCATACCAAACCAACAGTAGTTTTATACGAAGATTGTTTATGGAGACTGGTTACGGTTGGACAGAGGTTGCCAATAGTATAGCTAAGCCTATTGTTGATGGAGTCACAAGGGAAGACTTAAAGATAGCAAGGATAGTGGAGGAGTATACTCCTCCTTCTCCTACTGCTAAAAATGTGGAAATAAAACTTGCCAGTGGTCAGTCCATTATTCATGGCACTGGTAAAGCTTCTTTTAAAATTGAATTAAGATTGATATTCCCTGACGGTATTTCTTATTCGGACTTTATGTTCTACATGGGCAATACATTTAAGTACTATGATGAACGTGGCGGCATATACATGGGAGCTATTCTTGAACAACCCACAGTTGCAAGGGTAGAAGCAGGTCAGAGATATGATGTAAAGGTTCAACTTGTGGCTGTGCGAAAGAGTGAGGGAGAAGTTACCGATTCACTAGCTGAATATACAGACTTAGAAGCAGGGGCTGTTCATACCATTAAATTCACTAATTACGGATACTACCTGCGGCAAGACCAGAAGATACGCCTAACATTCGGGGGGTTGAGTGAGTATGTTGATTTAACAATACCAAATGCTCATGGAGGATACAAGGCTACTACGTCTACGGGGACAAGTGCTGTAGGTAACATAGCCGCTTTAGCATCTAGCACCGTAGCTGTAGGTAATATAGAAGGTTTTGTAATTCCTTCAAAACTTGCAGAACAATTAAAAGATGCGGGGTATGAAGACTACTTTGGTATAGACTATGGATATAACATATTGAAACTTACACCTAAATTGTCAAGTTATAATGGGGTCACTTTTAATAGTTTAAGTACTACAGTAAGTGCCACTGTAACCACAAATGGCGGTAAGCACTTTGCATATAACGATATTCAGGAAATAGCTAATGTGGGTATCGTATCTACACAAGATGGCAGAGGAAACCCTGTTTACACGTACAGACCTAATGCCAGGGCTACACGTGCAGAAGCTATAACAATGTTGAATAACACTCGTAAATGGATAGAAAGAATGTTGAGGGGGTAGTAAAATGAGCAGATTTATTGATGTCCAACCCTACAGTTGGTACTACAACCACATAGAGGAAGCCGCAGACTTGACTATGGCTGATGGCTCAAAATTGTTGGAGGGCATTGAATACAATGCCTTTCAAGAAGGTAAGGAAGCTATAGATTTCACATACTCAGAGAAGTCAGCACATAGTGAGAAGGTTGTTAATTTTGTGGTTAAGGCTACAGATAGCAACCCTCTTATTGCGTTTGTTGACGGAATATCTGTAGTACTGGATGAAGTAACACCTGACACAACTAAGGGAACAACCCGTATTAAATTCAGAAGGATGATACCTGCAAATGCCGTAGTGCGATTGGTGTATGGTGGCGAACCACAGTTGGTTGTTAAGATAATAACCGAATATACCTGGCTACGAAATAGTGCAAGTATTGACAGCTACTATAAAAAGGTATACAAGAACTCGACTTTCGACATTGTAGCTTTCGACGGGATATGGTTTACTGTCAAGGAATACCCGAGTTCCACAGATGTAAAGTACATTTATAACGATGAAAATGTTGTGAGAACCACAGCAGGTATAAGAGAACTTGATAATGGTACTCCTGTGATGTTGCCTTATGCAAGTTTGAATATAACAGGTGATTACCAGTATGTGTATGACCCATTTTATCTGAGAAATACCGAGACCTTGTCATGTAATGGAGTTCAGTTAAAGAGAGTTGAGAACTCTTCATTAATAAAGGAAAGCAGTGATTATTCCATTGAGAATGGTAGGCTGTATGTTCACTATAGCCTTAACAACAGCATAATAACAGGTACAGTACTCACCAGATATGAGTATACTTCAAAGCCACGATACATTAAGGTTCAACCACACTCAGATAACATTAAATATGACGATAGATTCTTTCCTAACCTAGAGTTACCTAGAATAGATTTCATTTGTCTGCTGAATAAATTGAGAATGAACCTATACTATAGGTATTCAGATACTGAACCACCGAGAAGTACCAAGACTTCATCTAAGTATTTAGATGTTCAAAATGCTATAAGTTCTGCTACTAAGCCGTATTGGTGGGAACACTTTAGGGACTTAGAAGACATGAGATGTGCTGATGGAAGCTTTTTATTCAATGGTGAAGGTCATGGAAAGTTTGGAATTGACACACCTGTAACAAGAGCGGAAGCAGCGGTACTATTAAATAGGTTCAGAAAAATAATGGTGGAAGCCTTTAAATAAGGGGTGAACTCAATGCAATATATTGACCCAGTAGAGAAAGCTTTACTGGCAAGTAAACTTAAAACTGGCAATAAAAGAGTGAGTATTCGAGTGGAGGTTGATAAGCTCGTTTTCAACCCTACTGGAACTACTGAAATAGATACAGTTAAGTTTTTGACTAGTTCAGCAGACCCTGCAATTGTAAAGGGGGCTGAAAACGAAACTTCTGCTTCTTATATGATATGCCCTTTAAGAAAGGATTTTAAAGAGGTTGTCATAACAAGTAAGTGGGGTATGAGACCTAACCCGTTTGACCATTCTAAGACAGAAATGCACCACGGATTAGATATGGACGGTGGAGAAGGTGACGACATTCTTTGTGTTGCTGACGGAGTTGTGACATTTGCGGGTTGGTCAGATACTGGTGGTAATATGATTCAGATATTACACGCCAACGGTATTATGACCAGATACCTACATATGATTAAGCTTTTAGTCAAAACTGGTGATACAGTTATACAAGGACAGCATATTGGAGAAATGGGTAGCACGGGCAGGTCTACAGGTGCTCACCTTCATTTTGATGTACGTGTAAATGCTACAAAGGCAGATATTGGTGAGTCAGTTGACCCTACTCCATATCTTACGGGAAGTTCCCATATTAGTGAGGTTGCTACAATACAGGCAGGTGAGGGGCAGACAGGTACAGTTAATGCCAGTGTACTTAATTTACTTCAATATCCGAAGATTACTACAAAGGTTATAAAGACTTTAGCTAAAGGTAGTTCACTTGAAATTATTAGTAAGACTGGTGAGTGGTACAAAGTTAAAGCAGGGGCTGACACTGGCTACGTGTATGGAAAGTATGTAACCCTTGACGGTGGTACTGGTGGAAGCTCAACACTTACTAGAAGACAGCAGATTATTCTTTCAGCAAAGACTCAGGCGGCTAAGTACCCTGGCGTAGATTATAGATTCCTACTTGCAATTGCACAGCATGAAACTGAGATGGGTACTACAGGAGCAGGTCAAGAGCCTTTAAATGCCATACTTGGGTACGATGTAACAGGGGCAGAAGGTCACCCACGTCCCGAATATCAAGGTTTTGATAACCAGATGTATTATGGAGCGAAGCGTGTATATGATTCAATGAAAAGCAAGAATTTTAAGACCACTACCAAGGACGATGTGGAATATTTTCACAATGGCGGAGATATGGGGACAGCCTATACTTGGTCAGGTAGCGGACAATCGTGGATTGATGAAACATGGACTTGCTTACAGACTATAATGACTAATTCCACAGCATGGGACGTTCCTGACGATGTCGGTGGTGAGTCTATTTCTTCAACCTTTGGTTCAATAAAGGGTTCAGCAGTAAATGTCAGAAAGCAACCTACAGTGTCTGCCGCAACTCTTGGAGCTTTCAATACAGGACATGTATTTGAGTATTACCAGACTGTTACAAATGACGAGGGGGCTTGGTATGAGGTAAAGTACTCTAATACACAGGTAGGTTATGTACTCGCCAAGTACTTTACACCTAACAGCAAACCGATTACTTCGGACTATGCTCTCGACAAGTTGTTCTACGACAATTTTAGTCAGTATGGTTATCTGTCTTCTGTTGAGAATACATATCAGCAGACTACTTACCAAGGTAAGCCAGTATGGTTGGTTTCTACTGATTGGATAAACAGAACCAACTATTTGTACTGTACCCCATTAACGAACACTTACGGGAAGTATTACGTGCAAATTGCTAAAACGGTATTCAATGCAGGAAGATTAGACGTTAAATATAAACTTGACTGTGCACAGGGTAACAAACTTAATATATACGTGGACGGTAAAGTAGTACTGTCTAGGTCAGGTAAGTTTGACACCTGGCAGACATTCTCAACCCCTGTGTCTGGTGGTACTCATACCATTAAGATTGAGAGAGAAAGAAATATTGAAGGAAATGACGATGTTAGGATTGGTGAGATAGCGTTATACCAGTTCTTGTATAAAAATAATAAAGATGATTCGTCAACCGCAGAGGTTGTGAGCACTAACACAGTTGATTCAAAATGGATTACTATAACAGCAGATGAAGCAGAGATTCAGGATGGAAAGTCTACATTCGCCAATGTTGTAGGCAGATTGAAAAGAGGAGATACAATAGAGCTTAGAGAGACCATAGCTAATGGAGGTAAAGCTCAGGACGGTTACTACGAAGTAGATTACAATGATAATATTTCCTATATTAGGGAAGACCTTGGACAGTTAATGACCAAGGAAAGTAGTTCTATGATAGTTAACACTGGGAATTTCATATTCGATAGAACATACACATTACCAAACGTAATATCCGTAGAGATTGACAACAAATATGAAATGAGAAGTGCCGAAGCTATTATCACTATTTCTAACGAAGATGGCTTCTACTCTCCTGATTACAAACCCAACTCCTATAGTGGTAAAGCTACACAAGTTTCTCCGTATGTTGAGTACGAGGGTGATGATATTATAGGAGTGTTGGATGAAAATACACCTATAAGAATATACATTGGTTACGGTGATAAGCCCGCAAGGAAGTTTACAGGGTTGATAGATAGTGTTGATATGGATTCCGAGAGTAGAACACTCACCATTAGATGCACCGATATGATGAAGAAACTTAACAACTACTATATTTACAGCGAGTTGAAGTACCCACCAGAAGACGAGAATACTGCATGGTTGGTTTCATCGGTTATTTGTGACATGGCTAGTAAGGCGGGAATGAGTTCTTGGAGAGTTAAGTCAGATGACTTAGCTTACCCTGACATAGTGGTAGAAGAGTCATACTACACTGACCTATCACCTACAAACGGAACATATGTTGCAATACAGGATAACATACCCGTTGTTAAGTCAATAGATAGTCTGCCTGTAGATGGTGGATATAGAAACCCTTGTGTGTGGATTAATACCCCGTTCAAAGTTGGTACTAATTTAGGTGATGCGGCGGACGAGCTATGCCAGAATGTTGGTTATTGGCAGAGATGCGACTACTATGGTACTTACTGGGCAACACCTGTAATGTATAGCTCAATTCCAGTTTACACCTTTAGGGATACTGAGAATATAGTTAGTGTCAGTAAAACCATTGATAACTCTAGGACGATTAACCACTTAATTATTAGCGGTGGAGACAAAGAGGAACACTTCTTTGACATGGATTTGTGGAAGGCGGCTAAAGGCGAACGTAAGACAGGTGGACAAGTAGTAGACTGGGCTAACTCATACGGGCTAAAGCAACTTGTAGCCACTAAAATGTTCCAAGATATGAAGATGCGAAGTAGAACTTTACAGGTATGTGTTGAGGGTAACCCATTTGTAGAACTTCTCGACACTGTTGCTATAGAGGACATGCAGACAGCAACTAAAGATAATTACGTTATTAAAGGTATTCGAGATACATACAATGTTGACCAAGGATACTTGACGTTCCTAGATTTATTCTGGTATAGGGAGTGATTTAATGTTAGGGTCTACCAGTGAAATGCTTATATTTCCAATATTGGAGATAGTTAATAAAGAGGTTCAGAAAGCACTTAACGGTACTCAGCTTGCAAAACTTATAGAGTCTGTAAACAATTCAACGGGGTCGGGTTATATATCCGACCCTGGTGAAGGAAATAACAATATTGTGTACGATAAAAACGTACTCAATGCCTTAGAGTCCAATGACTACGAGGTTACCTTTGAACATAAAGACCCTTCAAACCCAAAGTTACTTACTGCGGTTGTACTTATGTTTGGGCAGTTTTTGAAGGAAAAGGTTAACCTTATAAGAACTGGTTCAAAACTTACTTCTGTTAAGATTGTAGTTATGAAGATTGAGCCTATTTCTGAAATTACTCCTAACCCTTACGGAATGAGTGGGCTTGATTTTGCTGAATATGTAAGGAATAAACGTAAGTGGGAGTACTATATGCATATTCAGGCGGATACCTCGAACTCACAGGAAGTCAGAGATAACGCTAAACAGCAGATGAACTATGCAGAAATAAGGAATGAAGAGTTAAGAAATGTTTACATGATAGACCCGCTATCCGATTTGCCATATGACGAACTCTTAAAGTACTTGCAAAATCCACTTGCTATGGATAAAACTGATTTTGTTCTATACATGAGAAACTTGCGTATAGCTCTGAAAGAGCACCCTGACGTAACCACTGCAATGGTTACAAAAGCTTCAGATGATAACAAGAAACTTAGGGCAAGGTACTTTATTGAGGAAGATGATAATACCTATACATACAAAGAGCTAAAGAAGTTCTTACCTAACCCTCCCGGCTTTACAGATGAAGATTTTGTTACATATGTAACTAATAAAGAAAATTATATAAAGCTTAATACCGTCACAGTACCAGACCTTGAAGCTAAGATTGCCGCAGAAACCGACCCCGTTAAGTTAGTGGATTTACAGAAAGAACTTGATGCGGCTAAAGCTCAAATGCAACAAATAGTGGAAGAGAATGTTGGACTGAGGAATGATAATTTTGCACTCATTGATAGTCCAACGACAGGGTGGGATGATAGCCTTGATAAGTTGAAACCTTACCTGCCTAAACCCGCTGATGTATATAGCGAGAAAGTGTTATTTAATATTCTAATAAGTCTAATCTATGATAGTAATGGCAAGTTAGATAAAGTAACATCGGTAACGGGGGTGAATTAATGCCAGGATTTGTAATTTCATATGTGCCTAATGTTGAGAATGTTGACAACATTGAGCTTCTTAAAAAGGTTAACTCTGTAGATGAAGTTACTAAAGTGGATGAAGTTGTTGTCGTAGACACCGTTAATGATGTTAAGCAAGTAGATAACGTTACATGGGTTGAGACAGTGGACAATGTGAATACTGTTCATGATGTTCGTAAACTTCCTCACCCATACTTCCCACTAAAGAAATATAACTTCCAACCAGGCGGAATGGTTCATATTACTACAACTCAGAATATGTACCAAGCAGTTTTCATACCTCCATTTGATTGTGAATTTAAAGGTATTCACCTTTGTTTTACAAGTTACAACATAGAAGACACTTATGACGTTATGATAGGTTCAAGGTACATATGCCAAGGTTCACATGTTAAGGAGATGTCAGAGTATAGAATGTTAGAGGTGTATGAAGACGTTATAGCTAATACGCCTATAGTTGTTCAGTACTATAACAATAGTGGGCTAGAGAAGTACCTGCTATATGAGTTTGTTACACTAGTTGACGTAACTAATATGAATACCTCAGATATGCTTAGTTGGTCATTTGATTGGCAAGACCCTACGCAACAGGTGGCAGAACAGGATACGTGCAACTTGGTTATCAACCAACCTAACTACGTTAACATGGATTCAACAATAGAGTCATTTACTTTAGAAGTAACTGATTTGAATTTACAAAGTGTAATAGCTCGTATCGAATGTAATTCGGCGGGGGTTGTGACTTCTGATTATATTGAACATGAACCTTCGTATGCTTCAATGGGGCTATTAGCAAGAACAGGTGGTGTAGCAATAGTTTCTGTGACACGATTTGATAAAAACATTCAGATTGTGTTTAAGAATATAAACCAGACTGGAACTACAGTGCCACACTCAATAGAGATGGGCATAAAAGGGGTAGTCAATAATAGAGTACAAAATTAATGGAGGGATATAAAGATGGCATACATTCATGGTTTTACGACTGCGGATAATATAGTCAAAGATTTAGTGACTCAGATGTGTACAGGGGATAAGTTGGTTAATACAAATAACTGGACTCTTGTAAACCCTGACCCAACTACTGCGACAGGTGCTGATGCGGCGGCTAAATTGGCTAACGCTTTAGCTAGTATAACAACTAAGGCAACTGTAAAGGCAAGCCCAACTATTAAGAAACAGTGGGTAAAGAAAGCCCCTTTCATAGTTACTAACGGAAAAATTACTCTTTCCGATTCGATAGCTGCAGGTGGCGGAACTAGAGTCTACGTAAGAGATAAAAAGTATTTTCTGTATTTACAGAAAGATAGCACAGTAGCGAGTCTTGACCTTATGGAGTATAAGGTAAATACTGCCACAGAGATTGAGGTAAATGTAGCCTTAAATGGTAAGCAGGTTCTTGTGGACTACGAAAAGGTTGTGGATATTACAACTGAGTATTACGTAAGTTTTGACAAACCTGCCACAGTAGCTGCGGGGGTTACAAACCATTATTTCTTTAATTGGACAATGGGTACTAACTATAATGGGACAACAGATACGTACCCTGCTGACCATGAGAGTATGTCTGGTAAATGTAACTGGTTCAAAGAGGGAACTGCGGCACAGGCTATTGCTCATGGTTGGTTACCTATAGAATATTGGTTGAGCTTTGATAACAATGCTTGCACTGGTGTAGTTATGGGAGACCCTGGACTTTCAGTTTCAGAATGGCTGAGTTCGCCATTCTACTTCGGTCAGTTAAAACAGATTGAGGGTGCTTTGGAAACCGACTTAACAGGTAACTTTGCAGGGTTTGCAGGTTCTTACACTGAACCTACATTGGCAAAAACTTATGGTGACTATACAGGAACTGGTGTAACTGACGTTATACTGGCGGCTTCCAAGTCAGGAAGACCATTCCAAGCTCACAAGGTGGGTACTTTCGGATTCGATGAATTTAGAGAGAAGACCTTCAATGGACAGTCTTCGCATACTGATAAACATGCAGTTAGTGATATTGTTCTCTCAGACGTTCATGAAAATGACAGAGGTATTTTAAACCACTGCTTAGCAGTACCAAGAGTTGCAAAGGAACATGGAACAGAGTTGATTTACAACAGGTATATTTCAGGTGAGGAAGAAACTTATATTTTCTTAAATATAAATGCTCCGTACACACCGTTCAATACCTCGTCAGACGTATTATTAGGCTTTGCGATAAGGACTGATATTTAATGGCATATGCTTTTACTTTCAAGCTTATTAGTGACGGGATAGCTTACAGATTTACATTTAATACACCAAATACTAATGTGTACCAACTATTCTTCTTCGGGTTTAACCTGTTGGAGGTAGTTAGGTACACAGTAAGGTATGCAGAGTTTACTGATAAAGAACGTGAAGCTATTGTCTATAAGCTTTTAATTTCAGATGAAATAACAAATGAATATTTGAAGAAAGCTAAGAAGTTAGCAGATGCATATACTGAGGTCACCACAAATGACCTCAGTTTAATATCTAGCCTAACTGTGCCTGTCGATACCCTTGCAAAGATTCTTGTTGAGAGCCTTGGTGCTATTGATAATAACAATAAGAGCAGGATTACAAAGTATGTCGAGGGGCTTTTTGTGACCTCGAATATAAAGAGGTTATGGAAAAATGTACAGAGCATTACAAGCGGCGGTTCTCGTACAGCATCTCTTAGCATTGAGTATGATGGTTATAATGACGAAGTACATAAACAACCCAACGCCAAGTATACTGAAATGGTTAAGTTCATTGGTAGTTACGATGGATTCTTTGTAGAACCTATTACTGAGCGTGAGATTTTGTATCGTAGTTACAGTCAGGTGGAGAGAGTAAACCAGAGGGAAATAGGATACACAGAGGAACAGAAGCACCTCTTAGTTTCCAGTGATGTTAACGTTAAACGTCATAAGTTGGTAGATACGTCCAATGCCACAGGGCTAAATAAACCTTTAACTCAAAAGTCAACAGATAAAAGTATGATTAAGCGTATAGGTAAATTTGCTAGAAGAGTCGCTACTGCCGTTATTGGTTTAACCAGACACAACTTGGCGGCGGTAGATGCTGATATTAAAAGAGAAGCTGACTTCGAGAAAGAACGTATTGCGACACCGGTTGTAGAAACAACAGTAGAGAGACCAAGAATTGTTACACCAGTTGTAGAAACAAGTAAAGAAAGCCCGAGGATTATTACACCGTTAGTAGAAGTTCTTGAATATTTTAGACCAATGGTAGAACTGGTTAATAATGATATAACCAGAAGTGGTTCTGAACAAATGGAAACGGATAACAAACGGGACACCAGTATAAGAAGTCAGCGACCTGGGGTTTCAGGATTGCTTGCAGAAGTATTTTCTGATTTGCATAAAAAACAGATACAGACGGGCGGATTAATTATTGACAAGAACCCTTCTGAGAAGGAATTGTCAAAGAATGATAAGATTGAGATTGGTTCTAAGCTACAAAACAGAACAGGAGCAGACACACTAAGGATTGAAGCACAGTCTGATTTCTTAAAGAATGGAGCTAACGCCCCTGTATTAGATATAATGTCTAACTACATTAAGGGCGGGGCTATGCCACCAATAGTCGAAGGTGAGTCCAGAACACCGAACGGTACAGAGCTTAATGGTGTTGGTATTGATTCTGTAGGTCAGGAACATACGGAGTCCGCCAAAGAGCTAGGTCGTAGTAAAGGACGAGATGTAGAACCGATTGTTAATGTGGACAGAGACAAAGAGAAGTTCGTAGATGCCTTAGTTACTACTGCAAAGCAGTCTCATAAAGGAGCTACACCAAGAATTGATACTTCAAAATTAAGATATAGACAGTTAAGAATGGGTAGACGTTGGAGGTTTAAGACTGGAAGTGCTTACGATAAAATTTGGTTAAACCCAAGAAAAGGTGAGTTAACCGAAGAGTATGATATTAGGGTCAAATTACTGGATGAATTTAGAAGAGCAGTACCTTCTATTGTTCACAGAATATACGTCCCAATAGTTCCTGTAGGTAAGGAAGACAAGCCGAAACCAACTCTTGTTTCCATATGGGTTCAACCAGTGGATGATATTTACAGAGGTGACTCAATAGATTTAATTGTAATGGGTACTTACTCAGACGGTACAATTAGTGAGGTCACTGATGGTTGCACATTTAATGTTATTAGCACTAACACCTTTAATTTAGAAGATAATACAGTCAAGGGCGTAGCTGTCGGTTCAGGTTCTATCGGGGTAATGTACGGGGATTTTACAACTGTAGTTACAGTCAATGTGTTGATGCCACCACAACCCCCAAAAGTTAAGGCTTACGAAATAAGATATTCCCAAAGCAGTGTATACACGGGAGATGTATTGTATGTGTCCCTCATACAGGTTTGGGATGATGATACAGAGGTAGATGTATCATCTGATACTACGTTCTTTACCACAGGAGATTTTGCTACTTGTAATGGCAATATGATTACTGCTAATACTACAGGGATGGAAAAGGTTTCAGCTACATATGATGGTGGGACTATTGAAAAGTACTTGTGGATATACCAACTTATAGCAGTAAGTTATACGGTTAATTATACTGACTTTCCAAGGCGTAACGCAAAGAGATTTATTACCGATACAAGAGAATACCAAGTAATGGCTACATTCAATAGCGGGTTTACTAAAGATATTTCTGATACAGTACACTTTACCTCGATACCTTTAATTGCACAGTCAGTGGGCACTAATAAGTTAAAATTTAAGCAGGTAGGTACAGGTACAGTTAGGTTTGAATATGGTACACCTGAAAATAGACAGAGCAAAACAGAGACTGTAACTGTAGTTCCTACCGTAGCACCTTTCAAATTAAACAATTTGTGGGCATGGGGCTATTCTCAGTACGAACCTTTACTTGATTCTCAAATAGTGTACATTGAAGACGTTCTGGATGAAGAACCTATTACAGCACACTTCGTGATAGATGGTGTGGATAATTCAGTTGTTCCTACCTATTTAGCTACGGGTTACAGCGGTAGAACTAGCTATATGGAACAGCCTTGGAATTACCCTGTAGGTGAACCAAGCAGAGATTACGAGTACACATTCTATATTAGTTATATAGATATAAAAGTATGGGCAAAGGATGATGATGGTAATGTTATTAGATACTTTGTACAGCCCCCTAACATATGAAATACAACATTGGCTCATGAGTAATTGCTCAGACCGTGGAAGACTTGATGAAGTTGTTAAGCTATTTTTGTCTAAACTTGAACTCTTCTCTTATGACCATGCAGGGGAAGAGTTCGAGGAACGAGCCTTGATAGATAGTCTGCAAGGTATACTTAGTGAGACTATAGCTGAGTTACGTCCTAAGTATTTATTACCTTATGAACATGATAAAGGTGAGCTAACCGTGGAAGCGAAGATTTCATTTAAGGCTATGCTTGACTTTATCCTGTTCGTTGAACAGCTATACCATATTAACCGTGGGTTCTATGCGGCAAGCAGAGCAGTTACAGCTATAAATGATATGATTAGGCTTCTGGATGAATGGCTAATTGAGGGCAGACCTACCGAGGAAATACCCCAGGAGTATGAGTACCTTGTTAGGTGGTTTAAATGGTGGGCGGAAGGTGAAAGAGCAAAGCACAACGAGGATATGGAGCTTAACGGACTTCAAGTACTCTACACTATAAGAGATAACATGGTTAATTACTTTGAAAGTCGTTGGGGTAAACGCATTGTTGAGTACGGGGCTGATGGAATGTTCTCTTATTCTAAGGACAGGAGCTACCTAGATAGGGTTCGTACCAAGAAACATGGTTATGCTCATAGACCAGTTGAGCGTCGGCAGATGAAAGAAGAATATGGATTAGACGAAACAGACCTGAAATTCCTTATTGAAACTGAGGAGAACATACCATAATGGTCTATTCTATTTGTTGAAGGATTAATTTACGAAGGGAGTAAATAAGATGGCTGACTTACTTCAAAAGATGTTTCAGATTCATGTAAGACCTTATTACATTAACTCTACAGGTAATAAGACGTTTTACAGTGGAAAAGTATATGGAGATTTAGTTGTTAGTGGTAATGGAACTCGCTATGAACTTGTTACTAATAACAGCGGGAGTACTGATACCTCCCCGAATAAGATAAATAAGAACGGTAAGTTTGATAGCGACCCGTGGTTCTTACACAGCGTATATTCCAGTTATAATGAATTTAGAGCCAACCTTAAATCGGTTATTGCAGTATACGGTACTGATAATGTTAGGTGCTCGATTTATGTACCTATCGACTACGAAGTACTGCCTAATCAGTAAGAGGTGGTGGTATAATGAAGGCTTTAAAGAGGATTAGCAGTGGTTGTATAGCTTATAATAACTTTACGAGCGGGGGAACTCTGACCGAGCCTTTCAGAATTAACGCCAACTACATGCTAGATGGTGGACAATTCATAATTAATGGAGGGAGCGTCGTGTTCGACGCTTTCTCTTTTAATGACTGTATTCTAGTTGTTGAGAACTCCTACATACCCACATATTCATATGATATGGGTGGAATTTGCTTAGTTAGAGGTACTGATAAAAAAGAGTTATACGAATATTATCAGCAGAATGACCACTCGCAAGTACCATTTGTTAAGCTTACCAAACACGGGGATGTCTATACAGGGTATGGTTCTGAAAATGGTGGAGCGTGGAGTGATAAAGGTTATGTACATTTTCCCAATGCAGAGACTATAGGAATATCTCTCAAAGGTGATAGTCCTTACCCTATTAACAGTCTCAGACTATATAAGAGCGAAACCGTAACCATATACTCGGTTCAACCTGGATGGCGTGCTGATTTTAAAAATGGTAGCTCATTATTTGCGAGTACTGTGGCAACATCTGAAACTATGTATGCAGTGTTACCGCTATACCCATTTGTAGGCAACGTAGAAATTTATAATGATGCAGAGGAACTAGTAACAGTACTGGATAGCTCTGATGGAGTGTGGGGCGGAGATGAATATGTTTGTGCTACTAATGTGGAGTTATTTACTTTAGATAACATACCTTTAACAGACGATGAAGTTTCTCATTTAGGAAACCTACAGAATTCCGTTATTGAGAAATGTTTTAAAGCAAAAAACATGGGTAATGGTGCTGTGACTGTCACCATAAAAGTAGCTGAGTATAGTGTATTTGCTGACTGGGCTTCTCTATCTAATGATTTCGGATATGCCCCTGGTGAGTATAGTAGCTCGATTACAGTTGACCTAGAATCTTTAGGTGAAACACTATTTTGGTTAAGGATTGAAAGACCTGCGAGTTTCAACCTCGGGGATTTTAATTTCAGGAAAGATGAATGTAGCTTTTTCTTGGAGGTGGTATAATTGGCTCTTAAATGGTTAAGTGGTAATACCGATTCTGCCTCCCTGTACGGAATAGATATACCAATACTTGTAGATGGTCAAACTCAAATAACATGGGACACCCCATATATAATGGGACTTGGAATGTTAGATGTGTATATAAATGGTGTCTTTGCACAAAAGAATGCATTTAGAGAATTAACTCCCTACTCAATAGAGTATTTAGATACTGAACACCCACTTGAAAAAGATACTGTAATATCTATTAGGTATAGACCTACGAATGTGAGCCTTGGGAATATTAGAGTTGTTCCAACATACGCTCAACTGTTAGCGGTGGCTAATCCCATATTTAATGAGATAGCCATAGTTACAGGTAGTAAGACATTCTACATACATAAAGATAGTGGTTGGGAAAGCTTTGTAATTCCATTTACTACTCAGAATATAGGAGTATTATTCCAGTCTGAGGTTATTTCAGTTACAGATATTACACAGGTATCCTACAGTCTGACTGATATTAGTTATCAGCCTGGTATGCAGAACCTGCTAGTATTTAGAGATGGTAAGAAGGTTGACCCTTCCGAGTATATTGAGGTGGATAGTCACACTATAGTATTTAATGACCCGCAACCTGTTGGTACTCAGGAAATTGAGTTTTTAGCGGCAGATACAGATTCTTGGGAGGATTGCTTTAGTCATGTTGTAGATTATGTATACGATTCTCAAAGTAATATAAAGCAAGAAATTGTTTCTATAAATAGTAGTGTAGTTAAAGAGACCACATATGATTATGATAGTGCAGGTAATATTTCCAAGGAGACTGTGGTAAAGGGGTCTAAGACTATTATCAAGGACTACCAATACGATACGGCAGGTAACATAGAGAAAATTACTGTAATCGTAGTTAGATAAAGATGGAACTTCCCTATACTAAGGTTGATATGACATGTAGATTTTGAAAGGAGATGTTGACTAATGGCTCAAAAACCTATAAGTGTAAAGCAGGTCGGGTCTGGGAAAGAAGGTGTTATTAACCTCGGAACTAGACTTGATAACACAGATACTGCAATAAGTAATTTAAACACTAGCATTACAAACATGAACTCTGACATTACTGGCGAATTGGTGGCTAAAGAAGTCGAAATTTTGAGAGTTAATGAAGCTGTTATGGCTATGGCTAGTGCTCCTGTAACTACACCTATCTTTAATGATGTTGAGACTTATACTATACTGTTAGCCGATATTACAGCAGGGCAACCCACTGTTGTAACAGTACCTAATGGTAAGTCATATAAAGTAGGTAAAGGTAACCTTTTAGTACTGAGACAAGGTGTACCTCAGATTTTAGCTAACGGTGACTATACTGAAGCTTCACCAACTACCATTCAGTATACTGCCGATGTTTTAGAGGTAGGTGATGTTATTACCTTTATTATCGGTAATGCAACTAAGCTCAACTATAACACAGTAATTACTTACTATGGTGCAGGTGATGATTTGGGCAGGATTCAGACTGTAACATATACTGGCGATATTGCAAGGGTAATTACCTACACTTACAACCCCAATGGTAAGATTGATACAGAAGCAGTTCAGGAAGATGGTAAGACAACTACCAAGACTTTCACCTACAATGGAACTTCTGGCAAGCTGACAGGAGTAGCGGCTGTCGTAGCTTAACCATAGTTATTATAAACCCACCTAACACAGGTGGGTTTATTTGTTTGGTGTTACTATTTACTTTTAGGTGTCTACACTACGTATGAATGGGGGGATTTAAGTGGACGCTATATCGGTTCAAGAAGCAAAGAAAGCGAAAAAAGCTGTCGGTGACTTAACTAAACTTCAAACAGATGCCAAAGACAATACAGTTGAAGCTATAAATGAGATTAAAAATGGGATGGTTACTGGTTCAGCACCAGAGGTCATTGAAACAACTATCCTCAATGTTGATACCGATGAAGTGAGGGCGTTCTGGCTTCCGTTCACAGGTAGCTGCTTTATTAGAGGTATTAAATGTACTGGTAACCAGTTTACTGGCGAATTTAATTTAAAAATATATACTAAATATCCAGAGAATGGCGGCTACTACGTCTACTACTCAGGTAAAGTTGTAAATGTATTGTGGGACATTATGGACATTCCTTTTACCGACGAAAGTGGCGAAAGACAAGTCTATGTCACTATAGAAAACAAAGGGGCGGCAAGTAGCTTCTTACTTCAATTATACATAACGAAAGGATGATAATGTATGGCACTAGAACCACCAAAGGTTAAATGGTATTCAGAGCTTACTCCAACAATAGAAGCAACAGAATGGAACGCAGGTGTTGTTGATGCAGGTAGTTACAGTAGACCTGACGACCCGACCACCCCTGATGATGCAACATTTCCTTCAACTTTCTTAGTTTGGAATAACAGATATGATGCAACGTCTAACCCGACAGGAAATACCACTGCTGTAAGTGATATGACCAATGTTACAATTACAACACTATCATTAGTACGTGACGTTAATGGTAATATTGACCCTAACCTGTCCTATCAGCCAAGTGGGGCGGTTGCAGGTAAGACAGAAGCAGTTGTACAGGTTGTATTCTTTGATAGTTCCAAGAATAGCGGGGCGGGACAATGGGGTACTTACGATTCTACAAATACAACGTGGAAGCCGACTACTTGGAGAGAAGTAGGTGGTAATGATAAGTCACCAGTCGTTTCAATGTCAGGTGCTAAAGGCACTATACAGGGATTAGCTAATACTGCTAACTTAGCTACAGATAAAGCTAATTACGCTAAGATAAAAATGAGGTTATATGTTAAACCTAATGCAACGGCAGGTAAGGTAGAGTGGATAACCAGAGTCTCTTACCAGTACCAAGGCTAACAACCTTAAATAATAACACTTCTTATGTGGGAGTGTTATTATTTTTGTCTATTCTATGGTTATGAGATATAAAGGGGGATTGTATTATGATTTGGGTTGCAACAATGAAAGACGGTTCAGTAATAAGACAGTATGAAAAGTTTTCTTCATCTGCCGAACTGGATAAAAGCAAAGTAGTTAAATTCAAAGTAACAGAAACTAGCGGGGATACGGTAGCACAGTTTAGTTCTGACAGTGGCGTTATTAAGTTTGCTAACTTAGATTACCAAAAGCTTATGGATTTAAATGGTGGGGAGAAGTTAGTTTTTGTTTACGATAAGGAGTCTGAGACATTTAAACTGGGTGAAAAGTCACGTGAGTTGATGTCAGACCTTATACTCAATGATGAAAGAGATTACTTTTATATGGAACTAGACCAGACAGGTCAGTTTTACATAAGTGGACAGCCTTTTTATATGGGATTTGTGACACATGACGATGTAGATATTCCGTTTGTAAACCAACCACCATATAACGATTTTAAATATATAGTAACAAATAACGAAGATTTTTTTATGAACTCTGGAAGCCCTACTAAAAAGTTGAACTATGTAACTAGCTATGCTCTCGGTTATGAAAAAGAGCATGTACATGAGCTTGTAACTTTCAAGATTTCTCATAATATTATATTTGATGTTATGAAGGGTTGTGTACTATTGAATACAATAATCTCGGCAGACCAACATATGAACGGTAATTTGTATATAGTGTTTGGTGGGCAGAGAATGGCTAACCCGATAGAGTTTTATCCAGGAGAACAGAAGTTCATACCCAAGATGTTAACTTTAGTATAGAGGTGATATAGATGGCTACGATAGGACAAGCGTTGACAGCCCCTGAGACTGGATGGAGAAGATATGATAATAATGCAGTAAATATTAACTTGGCAGGGACTTGGGGTTTAACTAGCAATGCCAATTGTTATGGCTCATATTACGCTTCTTCAAGTAACGGTTCTATAAATTTACTTTTTAAAGGAACAAAATTTAGACTTATCAGTTATGGTGGGGGCGGTTATACGAGTGAAGTGTATGTCAAAATAGATAGTGAAACATCTACTGTATCTCGACCTACTACTGGAAATACATATCAGTGTTTAATCTTTGAGAAATTAGGTCTACCAGATGATATTCATAGTGTGATTATAACTTGGAAAAATGATAATCCGATGATATTTGATGCCTTGGATATTGATGGGTATTTAGTAAGTCCTATCGCTTTAATATTAGGAAACCCAAAAACATCTCTTGCGGATATGGAAATAGGTGATTACATTCCTTGTAGATATAAAACAACAACCTCGAACACTGTTGGCGAGTTTAGTGAGTTTGGTACTTGCACTGCTGATGACATTCCTTTTACAGGTTCAGCTACTCCTGACGGAAAATTTAATTTTATCAAGGTAGCTAGTGGATTATTAATAGCTGATAGGGTTATACAACACTCAATTACATGGGATGTTTTAAATAGTGCAGGATTTATTGATGGAAAACTTGTCGCAGATACTATAAATAAAAATATGACTAGTGATAATACCGAAGGAGATGTAGTAACTGCTAGTGCATATTCGACAGGTTATTATCCATGGTTGGCTTTTAGAGGGGTCACCGCTAGTGATGGAGATTATTGGCTTAATGACCAAGCTAAACCTTTACCACAATGGATTCAGTACGAATTTGATACACCAAAATGCGTTGATATATACTCTATTCAAGGGCATTTAACAACTGCTACAAGAAGTCCAAAAGCTTGGATATTCCAAGCTAGTAATGATGGGACAACATGGTACGATTTAAACGTACAGACAAATGTAACATGGACAGCTGCCGAAGTAAAAACCTTCTCAGTCGCTAATTCCAAAGAGTACAAAAAATACCGTATTAATGTCACAGCAACAAATTCTGGTTCTAACGATATGGCTATTAAAACAATAAGGTATTATAAGTCGTTTATGTTTATTCGCTCCATGACTGGCGGGTGTGGCTACTACAATGCACCACTTGTTACAGCAGTACCAAAGATGACGAGCAATACAGCACCTTTTGGGAGAGTATTCAGCAGTGATGCAGTAGGAACAGAAACAGATGCTTACACTTGTTTTGACCAGTCTTCGGCTACTTCTTGGTATGGTACTGATGCGACAACACCCCAATATATAGGTTATGAATTTCCCACTCCCGTTGTAATATCAGGATATATGTTGGAAACAAGAACAGCTAATGTAAACGATGTACCAACAGCACCAAGAAATTGGAAGTTCCAAGGAAGTAATAATGGTTCTGACTGGGTAGACTTAGACGAGCGTAATAATATGTCTTTTACATATTCTAATCATAAAAGATATTTTATGTTCTCAAATACCACAGCATACAAGATGTACAGAGTTTATGTTACTGCTAATAATGGTTATTCTTCTGGATTAGTCACATTAGGTTCAATTGAGTTTTATGAATCTGGTTTGTGTTTTAGAGATGGCATATCAACACTCGATAAAGGGTTAGGTGTTTATCCAGACTCCAACGAATGGGATAGATATATAGTGAACAGTAACTTAGATTTAAAAATAACATCAGGTAATGATTCAATTTGGAATTGGAGTAAAGTCGCTTCATGGTGCAAGGACACTCCTATTAATGGAACAGCGAGAAATACAGATACAACTACTGCTACAAGTGGATATAGGGCAGCAAGGTCATTAGAGTTAACTACTAACCTGAGCTTAACCAAGTTCTTCTTTACAGCATCATCTACAAATGGGACTTACTTGGGATTCAGACCTGTATTGCAGTATGTAGAACCAGATGGCAGCACTCACCAAACAAATTTCTGGTATTAAAGGAGAGATATAGATGGCTATAGTAGGACAAGCATTACTTACACCAGAAGTAGGATGGAGAAGAGTAGAAAATAATGCATCTGGATTTACATTTGTTACTATGTCATTGTTTACGCCTACATCTGGAACACCTTCTGGTGGAACTGTGCATTATAGTGGCTCTAATAATTACTCTACGTCAAGTGTTTCTTTCAAATTTATAGGTTCAAAATTAAGGGTTTACTCTTATTTACACCCTGGTTATTTTGATAATGGTACTATTGTAATAGACGGGGCAACAGAGAAATTTACTTGTCAGTATGCTCTTACAAATTTTGGAATAGCATATGAGAAGCTCAACCTATCTTTTGGACTTCATACAGTCACTATTAACCAAGGTACTAATGGGTCATTCAATCCTTTGTATTTTGACTGTATCGACATAGATGATAATGGTAAACTCGTAAGATTGATTACGGATATGCTACCAGTAAAAAATTCTTTAGAAGAAGTTACTGATATTGGTGATTTGATTTCATGCCACTATGCCGCATCTTCAGGAGCTTTTGGAAGTTTTGGAGAATTAGGGACAGGGATGGGTATAGCACCGAATTCTAGCTGTGTTCCTGTCCTGACTTCAAATACTTCAAGTCCAGAGGTAGTAGTGTCCGCAAGTAACGAGTACACAGGTTATATGGCTTATTTAGCTTTTAACAGAAATAATGTAGGTGAAAGTGCTTGGGTTGGTGGTGGCATGGCTGCCGCCAGGTATCATTGGTTAAAAGTAGCATTTACTAAACCAAGAACTATAAATTCCTATAAGATAACGCCTTATTGGGGTACTGGAAGTGGCCCGAAGGACTTTAAATTGCAAGGCTCGAACAATGATGTAGACTGGATAGATTTAGATGTTAGAACAGATATAACTTATAGTAGTTTTGGTTCGAGCACTGTGGCTGGGGAAACAAAAACATTCAATATCGCTTCACCTCAAACATTTGAGTATTATAGAATATATATTACCGCAAATGGTGGTTATAATCATGTCGGTATAACTGAGCTAGAATTGATTGGTGATGGATTAAAGCCAGTTCTTCCCCTTACTCCTACTGCCACACCTAATGGCGCTTTTTATTGGGTATTTGTTGGATATGACCATTTAGGTAGGAAGTTATTTGTTGCTGATAGAAACTTACAACATTCAATTAATTGGGATACATTGAATTCTGTTGGAATAATAAGCGGATTACCTACTAAGTTTCGAGTAAACCCCATACTGACAGCAGATGATGGTAATGTTATAGTGAGTGATGCTTATTCGGCTAATACGGCAGGATGGAGAGCCTTCAATGGTGGAAGTGTTTATTCAAACAACGATACGTGGGCATCTGTAAATAAAAGTGGGTACATAGGTTATGATTTTAAGATTCCAACAGAAGTAACCTCTTATGAAATATGGGATAACACAAACTATCCGACAGCATCTCCAAAAGACTGGACATTTGAAGGATGGGATGGTAGCCAGTGGGTTGTATTAGACACAAGAGTAGGTATTACTTGGACAGTAGGAGCGAAAAAAGAATTTGAAATTTCAAACCCTTCGGACTACTCAAAATATAGATTAAATATAACAGCTAACGGAGGATATGATGGCACAGTTGATTTAATTGTAGGTGAATTAATTATGTACAAAGATACTCCACGGTATAAGTTCACTACGAGGTTACTGTCTGGGGGAATTTCAGCAACGGATAAAAGCAACGAATGGGATAAAATAATTGTTGAATCAACTTTAGATGGTAAGATTCCCGCAGGTGACAATACAGTATGGAATTGGAGTGGATTATATTCATGGACTTCGACAACTTCTTCCACCAATACTAATTATAGAGCCGCTAGAGGAAATTCAACAGCATCTTATAGAGTTGAAGCTGTTACAACTTCATTATCTTCGGCATATGGTTTAAGACCAATGCTTGTTGTAGAAATGCTAAATGCCCTGCCAAAGTTATCTTTAGTAGTAGACAACTCAGCTTTCTATGATGATGTTACTGTTACAGGAACAATAACGGATACTGAAAACGATGATATAATGTATAGAATTTTAATCAATGGTTCTATAGTGTACAATTGGTCAGATTCTATACCTACACCTGCTTTAATTAACAAGCAAATACCTAAAGAAGTATTTAATATAGGCAGTAATACAATTAAAGTGGAATGTAAAGATGTTACGTCTGGAATCAAAAACTGGACAACAATAAAAGTTATTCGTAAGGATATGGATAGCTTTTATATTTCCAATGCACAGTGTTTTAATAACACCACTTCCTTAAAGGCTGGCGGGGAGTATGTAGCTTATATTAAAGTTGAAAATGCTGATTTGTCTAAAGGCTATATTAGGGGTTCATCCCTGATGCTCAATTTAATAAATGGTAATGGTACAACAGGAAGTATGAAAGTTGCACCAATTATTACTAATTGGTCTTCAAATACCGTAACTATGAATTCATTACCTAATATTGATATAAATAATGCAGTTACAGTCAATGTTACAAATAACACAGGGCTAACAGATATTGATGCAACAGCATTAATAAGTAAAATTTTAGGCAGTGAGATTTTTGGGATAGCAATTTACTCAGCGGGATTCTCTTTAGATATTGACCTATTTAACAACAAGCTTGACGTTGAATACCAGTCAACAATATTAAGTCAGCCAGCACAAGTATTTGGTAATAGGGTTATTATTGAGTGGAGACCGCTTATACTAATTAAGACACATGCATATAGTAAAACAGTTGTATTAAGGTCAACTACAGCAAATTTCTCAAATGCTACCGAGGTGTTCAGTACCACAAATAGGAATGTTACTTCCTTTGTAGATAACACGGTAACTAAAGGTACTTACTACTATAAAGTAGTTATACACTATATACAGATTGAAGACCAGAGCGATTTGCTAGACTTTGATACAGTTGATGAACCATTGTTTACACAACAAGATGATAGTAAGACAGTATTCGTTAGTGGTGTTGTTAAGCTTGCTTCATCACCCTACATGACTGATACCTCATTGGACTTCTCAACAATGGATGGCTATACAACAACAAGTCTAGTTTGGTTAAAAGATGGAAAATTAGCTGTGAAACCAATGGAGGTCATATAAGATGAGTGTTAAAAAGGTCATTTTTAAAAACTTTACTAATGTTGGTAACTATAATGGTAAAGGAGACTTTGGTTATTTGAATGGGGTAAGGTTTTATAACAGCCCTACCTCATTCTTGCCAATAGGTACTATTTCATCTGATACCAGACTTTCTGGTGTTGCGAGTAATATGAGTATTACAAGTACAAATATTTACTACGCTAACACAGATACTTCGGATGCCAGATGGAGTGTACTTAAAGGATTTAATACTAATGAGCCTCAAGCACCCCAGGGTAGTCCAGATTTTGAACCTGGATGGGGAGCATGGTGTACATGGTCGGGAGCAACAACCCACACTGTAACGTTTACAAACCCGATACCTTTACTATTTAAAGTAGAGTTTTGTAATTTTGCATATACACGAACTTACGGAGGGTTTACTGCCGTTACAATAGAATTTTATGATGAATATAATATATTGTTAAAGTCTGAAAGGCTAACAGGGCTAACAGAAGTTACAGATGTAAAGACATTAAGCACGCCAGATTTAAGCTATACTTACCCCCTTGATATTCAGGAGATAGTAACGCTGCCAGTAAATACTTCGGGTAAATATACAATAACAAGTATCACAATTGTGGATAGTACTACAACAAACTCAATAGTTTTAAATGATAATATGAATGATGGCGGGGTGTTAGGTACAAAACAGCTATGGACTTTTCCTGTTAATAAACATGCTACAAAGATGGAGGTAATATAGTATGGCTATAAAGAAAATAGTTCTAAAATCTTGGATAATAAATTATAGTAATATGATTGCATTTGGACAATGTAAATTTTATACTACACCAACATCCGTTGTAGTGCCTGGTGGTACTGAGACCATTAATAATTCCACATATGTCTCTCCTAATATTACTGCTACTTCCAGTGTTGCGGCATATTACGCTTCATATGGTTTCTTGGGACATGCCTTTACGCATACTGTTGGTTCAGATATTAGAATATATAACCACTGGTTGACGCAAGGTGCGGCGGGGACTGGGGTAATTACAGTTACATTTACTACTCCGTTAAAAGCCCTCGCTAAAGTAGAGTTTAGTAACTATGCTAGTGGCTATGGTGGTGTTAGTGGTTTTGTAATGGAAGTCTATGATGAAAATAACGCCTTGTTAAAATCATATACAGTTTCGGGACAGGCTGCTGACACAAGCATTAAAACCGTTTACACTAAAGAGTTAGCTTTTTTGTGTCTACTCCAGGAAGGAACTAAGATAAAGTATTTAAACGGTACTACTTGGGCAGACGCAGGAAACGCCCCCGTTACTAAAGTTATGTTTGATAGTTATGGTATGTTAGAAATACCAGCTATGTCATATGTGAATTTGTTATCTTCACCACAGATTTTGGTTATGGCAGATAGTAATACTAGACAAATTAATACTACTGTATATACAAATGAGGTATTTTATGCCGTATCTTTTGATGGTGGGGTAACATTTATGTCAAGAGCTTCTGGCGGATGGCTTCCAGTAACTGATGTATATAATCAAGGAATGACTAAAAGCCAATTAGAAGCAATTTCACTGGCACAATTTAGAGAAGTATTTGTAGCGGGGACACTGCATATTAAGATTGCTTTAAAGTCAAATTACTATTTAAATACTTCATATGTGGATTCCATTAGTGTTACGCTCCCCGAAACATTCCAGTTGGGGAATTACTATATACAAACTTACGCTAACCATTATGATACTAGGGACTGGATAAGAATAAATAGTGTAACTATTCAGCAAACTGTGCCTGTGGGGGCTGATATACGATACGCTTTTTCACGGGATGGTAAGACTTCGTGGGAAGTATATGAAGATGGTTGGACTTATATCACCCTGGACGAATTAGCCACGAGAGGGATGACTAGAACCCAAGTACAATCAATAATTTCGGGGCAATGGGACTTAATGATATGGGAAAATTCCTCGAATACTTTAGATGTGATTATTTATTTGATGAACACAAACTTAGATTCTTCTCCAAGTGTTGACCATATAAACATTGATTACACAGCTATTGTGGAGTCCACTGATACAACAAGTATAAACATACCAGTACCAGATTTAGGGTATAGAAATGTATTAGTTAATGATACGTACACTTTAAAATTGGCAGAAGGACTATCTTACGATAGTGAAGTTGTAGACTACGACTTTTACACAACGCCAGATCGTATAAAGTTAAAGCCGCTTACAATGGGTACTTGTATAGGTGGTAAGACTTCCCCTATATATGGTTTTGAGGTTATAAACTCATACGAAAACGAAACCTTCGATGTAGCACTTAGGGCTACTAAAAATGGTGCTCCCGCAAAAGAATTATCTACATACGCCCTTCTACCAGATGCGCCAGTAGATAATGAAAAGACCATAGTTGAAATGAGCTTAACACCAGATGAACATTTTAGCCCTGTTTACCCACTCTCATTTAGGTTAAGACCTAGTGAAAAAAGGCTAATCTATATAAGAGTGAAGCCTACTCTAACTACTGTAGGTAACGATACTTTCCAGATTACCCTATCGGGGCGACCTGTGTAAAGGAGAGATAAGTAATGGCGGATAAGAACTTTGTGTGTTCTGCTGTAATACGAGAAGTTAATACCATGGACATACAGTTTAATGTCCCCTATGGTTTAGCAGAAAATGTTATTACAGCAGAAGCATACAAATTAGGATTTAGAGATGTAATAGGCACTGCCTTCGTTGAACCTGTTCATTATGACAGGTTCTTCGGTAATGCCTATAACCCTTATATAGACCAAGCACATCGGGGTATTGCTAAAGTTTCCGACAGCAACCAGATGGACATTAAGCTGTCGCTTATCCAACCACCCGTATTAGAAATAGTTGAAAGTGCTCTGAAAGATACTTATACAAGACAGGCGAAACCAACACTTAACTACGGCAGTTCTCAAACTCTAGTTGCGGGACAGGCGGCGGACGGGACTTATAATACATTCATTGAGATTGACATAGCTGATATTGCAGAGCTACTTACGACTGATATGAATGTACTTTCTATAAAGTTCCTAATAGGAAAACAGGCAACAACCAATGGAACAATTAAAATCTATGAGTGCTACACTACATGGCATGAAAATTACCTTATGTGGATAAATTCAACGTCACTTTCTACCCAACCAGTGTTTACTCAGCAAGTTACAGGTAGCCAGGTAGAAATAGATGTAGTTGATTACATAAGGGAGCTAGTCGTTAAGGGTATAACCAAGTTTAATATAGTTATTAAGAGTGATGACTTTATACTTCTTAATTCCAAAGAGTCTGGAACTTCACCAAGAGTAATAGCTAGGTATACTGACCCTTCTTGGACAGGTTACACTAGTGAATCTTTCCTAGCAGGTCATGCTACAATCGTGGCAGGACAATATAAGGATTTCTATAACAGCTACCGCTTACGTGAAAAGTCCTATTTGAGTGGTTATGCTCTAAAGAGAGACCCTTCACTGGTAGAGTCGGCGGTTTGGAAAAACAGACCATTCATGACTGGTATAGCTGAAACTGTTGTAAGTAGCTATACTACTGGTAGTGCTTTCATCAAAGCGAGAAGTGATTTACAGGGTTCAGGTTTTAAAAATACTTCTTTAGGAAACAGTTCAGCCAACATATTAGCTAGAAGAGATATGTTTGGTATTGCAATAATACCACCAGACCAAGGTACTGACGATAAGAATGGTAGTGCTTATGTACTTAGATATAACTGGATTTCATACGCAGAAAAAGTATTCTCTAATTACACATTCAACAGTGTTGTCATTAGAAGGTTGGACAACTCAGACGAGAGTGGTAAAGGTTACATTAACCCTTCATTACGAGGTAAGGCTACGCTTAGATTGCATGATGACCACCTAATAGGTAGCGTTATAGTAAGAGATAGCTTTAAAGAAGACAAAAGTTCAAAGGCTTATTTAGATAAACCTTGGGTGTACAGCAAGTACAGTCTCCGAAAGTCAGTGGATATGGTGTCAACGGCATTTAAACGAGCATACATTCCAAAAGATATTGCTTCACGTGCGGAGGCTCAGAAAGCTTGGTTGCCTGGTCACTACTCACTGAGAGTAAATAATAACATTACAGGTACTGCTGATTTGACTCAGGCATCTTGGAACTATGCTTCGGCGGTAATAAGACAGTTCGGAGATAAAGACTTTAAAGATAGAGCAACAGTAAGACGTGGAGATATAAAGGATACGATTGGTAGCATTGATGTAGCTAGTTCTTACTTCGGTCTATATGGTAACGGTATTATAAGACGTTCGGATTATAAAGACATAAAAGCGTATGTCACTAGAAGACGTAGTGATGTTACTGGGAATTACGGTTCAGCACAGATAGCCAGAACTAGAAATATTTACGGTGAAGCTAACGTTTACCAAAACCGTTCACTGGTAAGCTCAGTTTACTTAAGACAGTTTGATGCAAGCTATAGTTATTGGCAAGCATTTGTAGCAAATGGTTTTTACAGAAGCCACAAAGTGTCTTCGGCATTTATACAAGCTAAGTGGTCACACTTCTCCTGTGGTGCTACAGTTAAGACGGGGGCAAGATGGTGGAGACCTAATTATGAAGGTGAACTTGATTACGAAGATAGAAAGTTACCAAGAGTTTGGATAAGGTCAAATTTCATTCCAAAATAAAAGAGAGGGGCGTGACTCCTCTCTTTTATTTTGCCATTGGATGGTACTTTTTGTATTCTTCTATATTACGTTTTAGGGATACTTTGGTGTACCTGTTAGTTGTATCTATCGAAGCGTGCCCCATCATGTCCTGTATTGCCCTTATATCAGCACCATTTTCATATAGGTAAGTTCCAAATGAGTGACGAAACTTATGAGGGGTTATCCCCTTACCTGAAAGCCCTGCTTTATCTACCCAGTAGGATACCAGTTCATTCACCCTTCTTACCGAGATATGATTAGAAGGGTCACGCCCTGAGAACAACCACGGACTATTATGGGAACTCCCATATTCTAGTGCTAAGTCCAGAGCTTTCTTATAGGCAGGAACAATACGCTCTTTGTTTCCTTTACCAAACACACGTACATACCCACGTCTATAATTAATGTTACTCTTCCTTATTCCCGCCAGTTCCTCACGTCTTACACCCAACCCGATCAGCAATTCAAACATTAGCTTGTCTCGTAGATTATCTACTATGTTAATAATTAAGTTAATATCCTCTAAGTCTACAGGTTTTGGAAGTCTTTGTTCTAGCTTGCCGCTCTGTATCAGTGAGGAGGGGTCATACTTCAATACTTTATGTAATACAAGATATTTATAGAAAGTTTTGACCGAAGATAACTTTCTATTAGTAGTAGAAACTATCAGACCTTTTTCTACAAGTTTCTCCAAAAATAGGGTTATATCGTCAGACTCAACCTTATCAATATCCTTCTTAACAATGTCGAAAAACTGCACTAGGTCAGTCATATACCCTTCAACAGTATGTGCCGATGCCCTGCGTTCCACTTCTAAGTAGCGTTTGAAGTCATCCACAGCACTCATAATATCACCGCCCATAATTTATATTATGAGCGTATTATAAACCCACCAGGATAATATTGTCAATAAATAATTTTTTAAAATTTTATTTAACTGTGTACGTGACCGTGCGTATAAGTCTCTTGAAAAAGTAAAACGGGAGTGATGCTATTGGGGGAATTTAGGGTTGAACTTTGTGACCAACAAGAAAGCTTTATGATGCATTACGGTGAAAATAAGGGCTTTTCAATGATTCCTAATAAGGTAACAGATTGTATGTTCCTTTCATTAGGGGCAAAGCAATTATACACCTGCTTAAAAGCTTATGCTTGGGAGAAACAAGAGTGTCACCCAAGTCAGGCTACTCTTAGGGGGAAACTCCGATGTAGTAGGCAGACGTTGCTTAACTATTTAAAGGAGCTTGTGGATAAGGGTTTCATAATCATTGAGAAGGGGTCAGCAAATTCGGTAGACACTTACCACTTAATTGAATTACATAGGATACCAATGCTGAGACATTCAGAAATGGTTCATTCACTTAAACCTGTAGGGACAGAGCAAGTGGATGAATTTTACAGGGCTGTAGCTGAGTATGAAAAAACGGATTTGTACAAGTCTTTAAATAGCTGTACTAAGCCCGAACATTACATGACTACATTAGCTCAATGGTTTTCGGATTTTGCAAGTAGTGAACAGATGGAATCTGAGGAACTAGTAGAAGAACCATTACCTGCTGAACCACCAAGACGACAGCTAAATGTTAAGCCAAGCAAGAGTCAAGAAGTTGATAAGGTTGCAGATGTAGATAAGGTAAGCAAGCCGAAGAAAAAGAAGGTTGACTTGAATGACCCTGTGCTTACATGGAACTGTCATTATTTTATGAAGTACTTTGAGCAGTTATATGTAGCTAAGTATAAAACACCTTACTTCACTGAACGGTGGGATTTACGTTCTCTTAGTGTAGCGATTGAGAAAAGGGGAAACAACGAGTTACTGAAAGCAATGATGGATATTTATTTTGAGCATGGCGAAGCGTTCTCCAAACACTACGTTAGTGGATTCTGCGGAACTTATGTTCAGAACTCCATTACAGCTTTCATGACAACTGGTAAGTTCTATACTAGGTTTGATGATAAAGGGGAAGAACCTGATGAACCAGTACAGAGTGATGAAGATGATGATTTAATGAACTTTTTAAGAAAGAGGGGATTGTAATGACAGCACCTTATGAGGAATGTACAAAGTGCCTAGCACAAGCATTTTGTCCACGATACAAAGGCGAGGTGGAGAAGACAGACAGTTCCTTTTGCCGTATGCACGCTAGAATGTATAAGGCTCTTGCGTTTTCGGAGATACCCAAAAGGTATCTCCAAGCAAACCTTTACAACTACAAAGTAGATGATAAGAACAGGGAAGTGTTTGAAAAGATAAAGCCATTGCTAGACAACATAGTTGAAGAAGTTGATGGTGGGCTGAATGTATTCTTTCAGGGCAGTAATACTGGAACAGGAAAGACACATGCGGCGGCTTTATTTGTAAACCACTACATTTATAGAACATGCGGAACAAGGTTTGACTTTGAGCACCCACTAGCAATGTATGTAGACTATGCCAGGTTGATTGATGATTTAAGATACTTGGAAGATGATACAGGAACACAAGAGCGTTTCAACAATATAATGAATGTTCCACTCCTGATGCTTGATGATTTAGGTGCGGGAACAATGTCAGACTTTGCAAGAGAACAGACATTCTTATTACTCAACCATAGGTTCAATAACGTATTATCCACCGTGACTACGTCCAATCTGAGCCTAAAGGATTTAGCAGATGGGGGTAATCTAGGGAAACGAAACGTATCTCGTCTGCTAAGCAATGGTATGGTGATAGAAGTGAACGGCTCAGACAGGCGGAGTAAGGAGTTGAGAACTTGATAGAGGAATTACAATTACTTAACCATTGGTTAAATTCGCAAGATTACGGCTTCCTTATGAAAAATGGGATTGACAATTCATACTTCATAGTCCTTAAAGACGAGTATGAATGGATTGATAGATTCCATAAACAGCACGGGCAGTTACCAACATCGAACACCGTAGCGTTAGAGTTTGATGATTTCCAACCATTAACTAGTCTTGAACCTATAAGCTACTTAGTTAATGTGTTAAAAGAGCAAAAGGCGTACATGGAGTATAGACCACTGCTCACGGAGAACGCAGGATTGGTTTCAGATGGCAAGACCATTGAAGCCATGATGAAAATGAAGACTGACCTTGATGGTATGCTAAAGAACTTCACAGGTAAAACGTCAAGGTATGACTGGGTTAAGAACGCAGATGACAGATACACAGAGTACATGAAACGTCATGGGCACACAGGACTGTGGGGGTTACCTACAGGTATACGAACCCTTGATGATTTAACAGGTGGATGGAGAAACGATGACCTTGTACTGTTAGCGGCTAGAACTAATGAAGGTAAATCTATGGTGGGCGGGTATTTTGCATACCACGCATGGAGAGCTTTACAGATAGCAAATGTAAATGCTCCTGTTATATACATAACCACAGAAATGCCCGAGTTAGAAGTATCGTTCCGTTTGGACACACTGAGAGCACATTTCTCCAACAGAGCACTGAATGATGGTAAGTTACCAGACCATGAGCTGTATCTTGAATATCTAAATGAGCTAAAGAAGAAGGACACAAGTTTCCTAATCCTTTCTCAGGAAGCTAATGGGGGTAAGCCATTTACTCCATTGGATATAAGAGCAGTCATAGAGTCTGAGAGACCTGGTTTCATAGTGATTGACCAGTTGTATGACCTGTCCGATGGTACGAGCGAAAGTGACATTCGTAAGAGAATAGTCAGGGTTACCAATGGTGTTAGAGATACCAACCTTTATACACAAACACCTATGATGCTCATAGCACAGGCGGGAAGAAATGCGGCGAAGGAAGCTAAGAAAGACCCAAATGCTACTCCTGAACTGTTTGATATACAAGAGTCTGACAACCCTGCTCAGAAAGCTACAAGGGTACTGACTCTGAGATTACTTACTGACACTTTCAAGATGTCTCTAAAGAAGAACAGGGGCGGAAAGAAAGACCAAGATATATTTATGAAAGCTAATTTAGACACAGGTGTATGGGAAGAAAATTTCCCTGAGACACTGGTATTTTAAGGGGGAAATATAATGGATAAGCCAAAGGTTGTTACCTTGTGTGGTTCTACTAAGTTTAAAGAAGAGTTTATGCAGTGGCAGAAATTGCTTACATTGATGGGGCACATAATTATTAGCGTGGGATTGTTTGGTCACGCTGATGGTGAATACGGAGTAACTATTGATGATTCTGTAAAAGAAATGCTTGACGAATTACACCTTAGAAAGATTGACCTTTCAGATGGTATATTTGTTATTGATAAGGATGGTTATATTGGCGAAAGCACTAAACGTGAGATTGCCTATGCTGAAAAGACAGACAAGCCTGTAGCATACATGTCAAGGTACATACTTAATATAAGCGGAGGAAATTTATTATGACCTATAGGATTACTTATGCATTTGACAGGGACGATGTTTTTACAACCTTATTAGAAGCTATTGATAATAAGGACTTGATGTACATTGCTAAGAAGTATGTTACTGAACAGCACGGTGTTGGGTCATGGAAGAAAATGATTGCTTTTAGCTTCTTAAACAAGGGGGCTAAAGTAAATGCGGGTTAAATTTCTTGGTATGAATGGAACATGGCGGGACGTTGCTGATTCTGCCAGAACTACTATACATAAAGAAGCAGGGGAAGGTGAACCTTCCTCTGAGTGGAAAAGAAGAATGTTATTATGTGAACATTCTCCTATAAGGCAGTTAAATTTAAAGTGTAAATGGTATGAAATACCTTATTGGGTAAGTGTTCATTTTGTCAGACACTGGCTTGGTATTATCCATTGGGTGCGAACTCAGAGAACTGACCGAACGGGTGAGAATAGAGATGTAATACCACAGGGTGCTCCTGTTGAACATGAGTTTGCAGCGAACCCGCAGGCATTTATAAATATTTCAAGGAAGAGATTATGCTTTCTGGCTTCACCTGAGACACGGGAAGCATGGAAGGAAGTACTTGAAAGTATAAAGGAAGAACAACCCGAATTATACAGCGTAAGTGTACCTGACTGCATATACAGGGGTCACTGTTTTGAGTATAAGTCGTGCGGGTTTCATAAGACAGAAGAATACCAAAGACAGCTAGATGCTTACCGCTATTTGATAAACCAATAACTGACATTGGTTTACCTATTACGGCAGGGTATTCTAGTAGGTGAGAAAGATAAAAAAAATTTCTTATTACTTGTCTACAGGGAAGCCCACTGCGTTTGGGGCTTCCCATATTCCTATATTTCCAATCTTTAGAAAAAATATTCCATAATTTGTCGAAAAAGGGTTGACACTATTTGTCGAAAGTTGTAATATAATGGCGAGAGGTGGAAAAAAATGGGCACAATATTATCAACAATATATTTAGACATCGATGAAGTAATACAAGAGTTAAGACTTTATTATGAAGAGTCTGGTCAAGCCAAATGCAATACAACGGCTCTTACCAAAGTAAAAGCAAGCGGAGATAACTTAATGTGTTGTTGTCCTTATGAAGAAGAGAGTACTCCTTCTTTTGGAATACTGACAAGTTATCCTTACACATTCCAATGTTTCAGTTGTGGAAAAACTGGAAATTTGCCCCAATTAGTAGCCCATTGCTGTGGGTTTAAAAATGAAGTTGTGGGAGAGCAATTCCTCCTTAAAAACTTCGTAGTTTTATCAGCAGAGCAGAGACCCAAGCTTGACCTTGAAGCTATACTGGATAAGAAGAGTCAAGATAGAAGGTGCTCCCACTTAGAAGAAGAAATAGCACAATATATAGGAAAGAGACACCCTTATATGTACAGCAGAGGATTTAAGGATAGGGTACTTGATAAGTACGAGATAGGGTTTGATGAACAAACTCAATCTATGGTAATTCCTATAAGAACCTCTGATGGCAGAATAAGATTTGTTAAAAGAAGGTTTGTCGGTAGAAAAGGTTTTTTAAATGAGAAGAACCTTGATAAGAAAGATATAGTATACGGTCTATACTATATTAAACAGGCAAACATACATATTACCGAGATTGCATTAAATGAGTCAGAAACAGACACAATGGCTTGCTACCAAGGAGGAATACCTGCGGGGGCTATCCTTGGAAGGATAGTATTTAAAGAGCAAGTACAAGAACTTATGAAAGCAGATATAAAGACTGTTAACCTGTTCCTAGATAATGATTACTGGGGTGTTAGAGCAAACCTACAAGCATACAACATGATTACTACACATTCTCCAATAAGGGTGAATGTAATTAAGTATCCATGTGCCAGGTATGGTATTGACACACTGGACGAGGAAGAAATCCAGTTCAAAGATGCAAATGACTTATTAAAAGCGGGCTTACTAAAACAAGTTGAAAAGATAACATTTGAAGAATATAGAAGTGAGCTTAATAAGGAATTTTTATATAATATTAAATAATTAAAGGAGAGTGTATTTTGTGAGTTATACTGTGTCGATGGGTTATGATGAATTACTTGCAGTCGGTGATATGGACAAATTTTTAACTAAAGCAAAGGAAATGTGCGAGGTTAAAATACATGCTACAGACTTCGTAGGTATGGAAAAGGAAGACGTAGTTCAAGAAGTACTACTCTCTGTATATAGAGCAGTAGATGCATATGACAGTTCAAGGGCTAAAGCCAGTACATTCTTTGAGAATGTTATTAATAATAGAATAAGGGATTGTCTTAGGAAAGCAAAGACCAACATGCCACTTTGTTTAGCTGTTGAGCTAGTTGAATCTCCCGAAGATATTAGTAATGATAGTGGCAGTACCCATAAAAGCAATGCTGTATTAAAAAGCGTTGACGGAGATTATGGTTGTTCTGAGTATGAGATAGATTTTATGGAGAACATTGGTCTCAATGACAGGGAGAAACAGATATTCAAACTCCGTTGTGCGGGGTATGAGTTTACCGAAATAGCTACAATGCTTGGACTAACCAAGGCTCGCATTAGTCAGTTATGGAAAGGTGTTATTAAGAAATATGAAGACGCTTAAATTTTACATATAACAAGCCAGAGTGCACTTAACTCTGGCTTTTTTGTTGCGTATAAGTACTATGAAAATACTGTGCAGAATTTGTCGAAAAACATTTTAAAAAGCATTTAACTGGGGACTGGTTTGCACGTATAAGTACTTTGTAAGGGAAGATAACCCAAATACGAATAACAAATTAAAAGGAGAATGAGACTATGGCTTTTAACGCAATGACCGAAGCACTTAAAAACAGTGCAAACTTTCTGAAATTGGAGAACAACAAAAGTGTTGTGGTAAGAATACTTGTGCCCATTGATGAAGTGATGGCGGCTTATGAACACACGGAACAGTTCGCAGGAAATTGGAAGACAGTATGTTGCCCAGGTAAAAACAACTGCCCTATATGTGCAGCAGGTAAGTACCCTTCATTTAAAGCATACATTCCAGTGCTCGATAGAGCAGATGGAAAGGTCAAGATTTTTAAGGCTTCTAAGAAGACCTTTAAGAGACTACTTACTCAGGTTGAAGAGTATGGTGATGTAACAAAGAGAGATTTCAAAATTGTTCGTAGTGGTGAGAAACTCGATACTACATATGAGTTCTTTGCTAGAGATATTGAAGCATTTGACTTTGAAGAAGTTGAACTTCCTGATATTGAAGCAATGGTAACACCTTCAACTAAAGAGTCTATTTTGGCTCTTATGAACTCAGGAATTACTGGTGGAACTAGTAATAACGAAGATGACGAGCCACCGTTCTAAGCTTTAATTAGCAGTACACCTAAAGTCCCCCTTGTGATACTTGGGGGACTTTTTAACTCATAACAGGTTGAAACGTATAAGTTTCATGGGGGTGGTATTGTGGCGGAAGTACTCGCTGATATTAGTGGTCTCCTTGATAGTAGGGAGGAGAAAGCTCAAAAGAAAAAGCGTAAGGCTAAAGAAGGTGTACAGACCAAAGCTGTACACAAGCTTACAAAGAAAGAACAACAGATAAAAGAAATGGCAAATAATACAATCTTGCCTGACCATTATAAAACAGTATGGACAATGGAAGACCTTGCTGAGTTAACTCAATGGCTTTCTAAACAAGATATGGTGGCAGTAGATACCGAAACAATGGGTGTAAACCCTTGGATACATGAAATAGTTGGTATCTCATTCTACGCCCCACATCAAGGTTACTACATACCTTTGAAGCATGACGAGGATATTCGTAATCATGAGTACGGTCTTGTTGAGAAGTTACCTGGTATAGGGGACATAGCTGACAAGGTAGTAGGTATTGATTTTGTAAGTTGTCTGCCTAGAGATATAGTTGCCGAAGTTTTAAAACCCTTATTAGAAGATGGGGGCAAGAAGTACCTGTTTCATAATGCCAAGTTCGATATGCATGTTCTTAGATTATGGATGGGCATTATGGTTATCCCTTATTACGATACTATGATTGCACAAGCTTTACTTGATGAAAACCAAAGTAAAGCCCTAAAAGACATAGCACCATACTATCTAAAGGTTGAAGCTGATAAGTTCGGAGCATTGTTTGGTAAGGTTACATTCAATAAAGTACCTATATTATTGAATAAGTTTACCAACACAGGAAACCTTGCAACATATTATGCGACTAAAGATACAGAACTTACTTATAGAATGTACGAGTTCCAAATTAAGTTCTTGCAGAAGACACAACTTGAAAAAATTAATAACCTCATGTTCAACATTGAAATGCCTTTTGTGAAGGTGGTTCATAACGCAGAAGCGAGAGGTGTTCCGCTTGATGCTCCTTATCTTAAAGATGCTGTAGCTACTCAGTTGAAGAAAGATGTTGAGGAGTTAAGGCAGAAGATTTGGGCTTACACAGGCGAGATTAATATTAACTCTCCTGCACAGTTGTCTGATGCACTGTATATTAAGTTGAAACTTCCAAGGGTTAATAAAGACAAGCCTAGCAGCACTGATAAGAAAACTTTGAAGAAACTTAAAAAGGAACACCCTGTAGCGGGTATGCTCCTTGCTTTCAGAGAAAAGGTTAAGCTTAAAACTGCCTTTGCTGATAAGTTGCCTGAAATGATTGTAAATGGGCTGATTCATACCTCGTTTAACCCAGTAGGCACAAAGACAGGTCGTATGTCTTGTAATAACCCTAACCTTCAACAGATACCTGCGAAGGTAGGTGGCTTAATAAGAAATGCCTTTGTTGCTAGACCTGGAAGACTACTGGCAAGCTGTGACTTCTCTCAGCAAGAGTTAAGAGTACTAGCTCATGTTTCTCAGGACGAAACTATGCTTAACATTTACCGTAGCGGCGGGGATATTCACTCCATGACAGCTACCGGTATGTGGAACAGAAAGAACCCTGAGTTTGTTGTAACTTATGAGCAATTCCAGTTGGGTAGAGAAGTAAGCGACTTATTTAGAGATGCAGACGGAAACCTCCTAAAAGAGCGGTTTACAGACGAGTACGTAGCTCACCTTGTAGAACAGGGTAAACTTGATGCAGAATTTGTCTCTAAAGAAGGCATATGCGGACTGCAAAGATGGGCTGATGTAGGTCATGACTTTGAAAAGACACGTAAGAACGCTAAAGTTGTTAACTTCGGTATTATATACGGTATGCAAGCTCCAAGGTTGGCGGATACCCTTGAAATTTCCTTGGAAGAAGCTGAGTTATACGTAGCAGGGTACTTCGATAGTTACCCAGGTGTTAAAAAGTGGATGCAAGAGCAGAGGGAAAAAATGCTGAAAGTTAAGTACACCGAAACTATGCTAGGACGTAAGCGCAGAGTGTATAACGAAATGGATTCTGGCAAGCGTTGGATGATGGAAAGTGGTTGGAGAATGGGTATAAATGCCGTTATACAAGGCTCTTCCGCAGATATGGTAAAACTGGCTTCCATTAAGTTACAACCACTACTTGCAGAAATGGACTGCCATATAGTTCTTTGGGTGCATGATGAAATTATTTTTGATGTTCCTGAGAACATTGGCATTGACAACTTACGTAAACTTTCAAATATTATGTGTACTGCATTGCCACTTGATTGTGGGTTGAAGTCTGATATTGAAGTTGGCGTTAAGTGGGGTCAGAAAATGTCAGAAGATGACCTCGCAAGACTCATGGTTCTCGGTGACGAGGAAACAGATGATGAAGAAGAGGAGAATGTAGCGTGAGTTTAAAGAACCTAGCTAAACAAGTTAAGAAGGAACAGGCGAAGGCTGATGAACCTTTTAACCTGCAATTCCTTTCAGAGATAGATAGCTACCTAGTTAAGTCAAGGGTAGAAGCTAGGACAGAGAAGAATAGGAAAAAGAGGGTTGCATTTCAGCCCTCCTCCTATTACCACTGTCAGAGAAATGTATGGTATTTTTTAAACCAGTTTTCGTTCACGGATAACCCAACACCTATAAGTGAGCGGTGGACAGAGATTGGTTCTAACACACATAGTTGGATTCAAGACGATATACTGACTCCAATGAGTAAAGATAAGAGATACAAGCTTTCTCTTGTCCCTAAAGAAGAACTATCGGTATATGGTAAAGATGGTATTGAGTTTATTACAGAACACCAAAACTCACCGATAGAAATTAAGTTTGTTGATAGACGGTGGACTAAAGAAATTCCAATTTCAGCTATGATAGATGGCTGTATGAATTTTATGGGAAGAGACTTCCTATATGAGTTTAAGACAGCTAAACATGAGAAATATGACCCATTGATATACCCAATGAAAGACCACATTAAGCAGGGAGCAATATACTCACTATGCTTGGGGGGACTTCCAGTTATGTTCCACTACATAGACAAGAATACGCAACACTGGAAGACTTTCTTCATTGAATATACACAGGAACAACTTGATTGGGTAGTTAGGAGAATTAACTCGATTGAGGATTACTACCTCAGAGGAGAGTTACCTCCAAAAGAGGAGTCTGAGGAAAATTGTAGGTTCTGTGCTTATAAGAAGTACTGTAAGAAAGACCAAGATAAAAAAGATTAAAATTTCATTTAACTGGGGATACACGGTTGCGTATAAGTACTATGTAAAGATGATAACCGATAAGGGGGATTAATAATGACAGACCACAAAAATGTAAAAAGGAATTTATTGGACATGTTGAAAGCTTTTCCAAGCTTAGCTGAGAACTATAATGACTTGTGTGCTCACTACTGGGTAGTGTATGACAATGCTACCTCGGTCGAAGCAGTTTCGGCGGCAACCTCCGCAGAGACAATTACAAGAAACTTCCGTAAGTTGGTTGAACTTGGAATGGTGAAAGTACCTGAAAGAACATTAAAAGCAAGACAGGAAAAAGTGAGAGAGTATAAGAGCGAATTTAAGGCTCTTGTGTAAGGGAGGAGTTCAATTATGAACATTATGTCAGGTGATAGGTTTTATTCAGCAAAGCACAAAGACTATGGCACTGTTGTAGCATACAATAGTTTCGATAATTGGACTTTCGTTTTTGATAACGAACCTGAAAGACTACGTAGAGCACGATTTTCACCAAACCTCGTTATATGGGAAAAGGTGGGGTCAATAAATGGGTGATAAGACCTGGAAAGCATTTGAGCGTTGGGTAGGCAAGAACATATTTGGAGGAGCTAAGCGGAACATAGGCTCTGGAAAGATTAATTCTTGTGATGACGGAACACCAAGAGCGGGAGATGTTATACACGATAAGTTCACTATCGAGTGTAAGTGCTATAAGGCAATAGCCATCTTCCGTTGGTGGGATAAGCTCAAAGAAGAAGCCAAAGATGCAAACAAGATACCAGTGTTGATTATGAAGGAAGTAGGAGATACCCAAGATACTCTAGTCTGTATGCACTGGAAGGATTTCGTTGATATGAAAGAAAAGGCGGGATTATAATGGACGAATTTAAGTTAATGTTTATGCAAGCTATACGTGAAGAGTATAGCAATGAGGAATTAGAAGCAGTAGGTAAAGACCTTGCAGACTTTCTTAATGCTAAGCAAGATACCTACGGTGATTCAGGGAAAATGTTATTTATGGCATTTTTGATGGAAGCACAGGCTAAGTTCATTTTTAAACAGTCGCTTGATGCTATTGGAGCACAGGAGGTATAGAGATGATTATACTTGTGGGGGAGTCAGGAAGCGGTAAGACAAGTGCTGAGAAGATTCTTGAAATGATGGGTTTCAATAGAGTTATTAGTTATACTACGAGACCCAAAAGGGGTGGAGAAATAGAAGGTGTAAACTACCGCTACATTTCAAAGAGCATATTCAAAAGACTTATATATGATAACTATTTTGCTGAATGGGTTGAGTATAACGGTAATTACTATGGCACTTCCAAAAGAGACTGTGTTGATGATGCTGTTATAGTAGTAGAACCTGAAGGTTTGAAACAGCTACAAGAGAACCCTGACCTTAAAACAATGTCGTTCTACTTAAAGGCTGATGAAGCTGAGAGATTCAAGAGAATGACAAGTGGACGAAATGATAGCATGGATTATGCTATGGACAGGATTCGTAAGGACAGGATTGTTTTTAAAGATATAGAACAAGAAGTTGACTTCGTCATAGATGCTAACGCAACTTTAGGAGAAGTAGTAACTGACATTCTTACTAAGTTTAGAGGAGGAAAGATATGAAGGCTTTATTTAATGATTTGAACACCATTAGCTTTACTACAGATGACGCAGAAGAAAGATTACTTCTAAAAGGGTTACTTGAAAGTGCTTCTGTAGGTGTAATTTCACCGAAACTACCGAAGTTGAGCATATTAACTTCGCAGATACTCGGAGGGGCGGTGACTGGATTAACTGTTGGACTTGTTACAGAAGTAGCTCAACAGTCCACACCGATAGCAGTAGGTGATGTTATTGTAACAAACAATGTTGCTATAGTACCTGACATTGTGACAGTTGAAACTCTTAAAGAAGGCGACACCGTCAAAGTTTATACAGATAGTGCTCTTACCTCAGAAATTGCTATTGGTACTGTAGTTCCAGGTAAGACCGAACTCGATTTAATTGTGGGAGACCTTGGGGCAACAGCAGGAAGTATTTTCGTTACAAGAACAGGTGCAGGGGAAACCGAAAGCACAGCTTTACAGGTGGCCTTCTCAGCCGAAGCGTAAGTTATTCAAGGGGGAAATATTATGGTTGAACAAAGGGAGGGTAATTGGGTTGTCACATTCTCAGGTATTCATTTCTACCCACTAGACCCTCGGGAAGATGAAGTTCTCCTTATAGACGTAGCACAAGCACTTTCTAACATATGTAGATTTAATGGGCATACAAAAAACTTTTATAGTGTGGCACAGCACTCGTTATTTGTGAGTAAGGAGTTAGAGCACAAAGGGTATTCACCATCTATTTGTTTGATAGGTCTGCTACATGACGGGTCGGAAGCTTACATATGTGATATTCCAACACCTGTTAAATTGATGTTACCTGAATACCAAAAAATGGAGTCTAAATTACAAGATACTGTATACAAGGCTTTGTTAGGTAAACTTCCTACAGAACTTGAATGGGCAGTTGTAAAAGGGTGTGACAAAGATGCATTATATGCAGAAGCACTCACTTTAACAAGAGAACACTGTTGGATTGAGTACGAACCGATAACACGAGAAAAAGTAGTCGAAGTAGAAGACCATATTGAAGTTGGTAATGCATTTATTTACAGATATTATGAACTTCGTAATAAGGTGGTGAATGGATAATGCCTAGAAGTGAGCCAACTACAGTCTCGATAACAAGAGACCAAATTGAAAATGGGATACATGATTTTACAACCAAGGAGCAGGCATTAGCATTTGTTAGGCGGGCAGGTCTTCCCATACCTACCGCCCCACCTGAAATGAATTACATTCAAGATGAATGGGATTCACTTGTAAGAAGAGCAGGTGGAATATGTAATGTTCCATTCGCTATGCTTGGTGATTTCCTCGATAGATGGACAGGAGTTGTTTCTTTTGCTAGATGGTTAGAAGCCGAAGCTGATATAGAGTCAACTTTATCTCTTGAAATAAGAGACCATATAAAGAAACAGCTATACCTTGTACAAACAGGAACTAATAGAGAAATGCGTGATGCGGCGGTATATGCAGAACCCTTGTACATTGAATGGAACTTAAAATATACTACCGCATTTATGAACTACAAAGCAGTTAGACAACTAAGGGAAGGTTATGAAATGCGTGTCAATGCAATCTCTAGGGAGATAACTAGACGTGGCAATGATAACTTAGATACAAGGCGAACTGTAAATAGAGGTAACCAAGCATAGGAGGGGTTAAATGGGAGAGCAAGAGATGGCTAAAAAAGCCAAGGACTTTATTCAAGAAGTTATAGAAGATGATAGTCTTACTGATATTGAGAAACTAGACTTTCTGAATTACTTAAAGGTATTAGCTGATGTAGTACTTACTACAGTTTTGAATTTCTATGAGGGAGAAAACGAAGATGGAAGATAAGATGATGCGACTGGCGACACTGGGGGTTACTTTAGTTGAGCTTAATGAACAGGCAAGGGATATTGAGGAGAAGAAATTAGAGACTAAGGACGAGATTGCAGGTATTCTCAAAGACCTCAATCAAGACATAGCTTATGTAGAACTTGGCGAAGAACAACTATTAATATTTAAGAACAATAAGAGAACTACAAAAGCATTTGATAAGAGCAGTCTTTCAACAGACTTTGACTTGGAACTTGATAAGCTTGATTACCCAGGCATTGCAGAGTTTACAGAGAAGGGCAAACTACATGCTTATGATGTAGCGAAGTACCTTAAAAGAAACCCTTGCGAATTTATTACAGTACGTTCTGTAATTAAAAAGCAGAAGAAAGGTCGTGACTAATGGATAAGTTTGAAGCACTTGCAGACAAGATGGGCGATTTCATGAAAGCCGAAGAGTTAGCCACTCTATCCGCATCTGATGGGTGCGGAAACTCGGTTAGCGTGACCAAGGATAAGCACGGATTTTATAAGGTTAAAATAACGTGTACAAGGGAGAATGGTAAATGAGTTTAGACGCTGAATACATGGGTGATGGATTGCCCGACGAAGATTTCGAGGAAGTAGAAGTCAAGGTTACGAAGCCTAAACCAAAAGGTAAAGTAAGTGGCTCTTTGGAAGAAGACTTTGCTAGAGAGTTCGGGGCAGGAAAGATATGTAGGCTTGGTAGCAATGAGAAGCTGATGGATATAAAAGTTCGTGGCTCTGGTTCATTACAACTTGACTTGGCTCTTGGTGGTGGTTACCCGCACGGAAGACTTGTAGAGTTGAGGGGCGTAGAGCGGTCTGGTAAAACTACTCTGCTTAATATGGCTATAGCCGAAGCACAGAGAAATGAACCTGACAAAGAATGTGCAATTTTAGACCTTGAATACACCTATAACCCTGAATGGGCAAGAACATTAGGTGTTGATACTGACAGACTATTCTTCTCTCAGCCCGATACATATGCAGAAAAAGTATTTGACATGGTTGAGTACTTAGTAGCTACGGGAAGGTTCAGTATTATAGGTATTGACTCTGTAGCGGCTCTTGTAAGTAAGGACGAGTTTGAACAGACTGATTGGGATAAAGCGAGTAGAGTCGGTGGTAATTCTCAGATTAATGCCAAGGCTGTACGTAAAATTATTAACACAGGTCTGCTTACCAATTCAGGTACTACACTGATATGTGTTAACCAGTTGAGGGATAAGATAGGAGCGTTCTCACCGTTTGGTACTCCCACAGACACTCCTGGTGGTAGGGCTTTAAAATTTGCTTACACACACCAGTTAGATGTAGCTGTAGGCGAACAGTTTGCTAAAGGTACAGGTGATTCGAGAAATGTTCTTGGTCAACAGATAAAGGTAAAAATAGCTAAAAATAAGATAGCCGCACCTCACAAGAAAGCTACACTTGACTTATACTATGACACTGGACTTGATAAGATTGTAGAACTTGTAAATGTAGCAAAAGCAGTAGGAGTGCTACAAGGAACTTCATGGCTTACGTTAGTAGACCCTACTACAGGAGAATACCAAGCCAATGCTGATGGAAGTCCTATTAAGTATAATGGGGCGGGCAAGACAGTTGAAGCACTGAATGATGACATTACTAACGGCAATGGTGATTTGTACTGCAAGATGATGGAGTTAGTACAGACCGCTTTGAGAGGATGATTATATGACCGGGGGGAATAGTGTGGTTATAGCAAGCGTGGTTATCTCGCTTGCTATTTCTTACCACTCATATGTGAAATACAAGATACACAAAACCTATAGCAAGGCTATAGAGATAGCAGTTGAGAGAGCAGTAGAAAATAGAGTGAGTGAGTTAGTTGCAAAGGAGGTAGATATTGATGTCCACGATTAACCAAAGGGTCTCTAAACTGCAAGAGAAACGAATTACAAAGAGTTTGAGTGACATCGGTGATGCCGCTAAACGCCAAATAGCTTCGGGGGCTATGTGGTATGCCAAGTCCGATGTGGTATCACAGATGTTCAGAGTAGAAGCAAAGACTAAAGTGAAGCCTTCAAAAACAATGACAGTACATAAAGAGTGGCATGACAAAATTCTTGAAGAAGCCTTGGAAACTAATAAGATAGGGATACTTGTTTACTCATTCTGTGATGGAAAAAACTACTATTCACTAGAAGAAAGAGACTTCTTAGCAATGGTCGGAGAATTAATTGAACTCAGAAAGAAGGTTGAAAATAATGGCTAAATTAAGGCTCATTTGTATAGGGTTTGAACCATTTTATGAATTTGATGATGATGTTGAAACAGTGTTATTTCTTGATAGATTACCAAAAGACATTGAACTTCGAGAAATAATTTTTGCCATAAAAAGGATAGCCAAAAATGCTGATGCTATCTTAGTTAATACAGGTTTACATAAGGATGAATTGAGTGTTGAAGAAGCTCTTTTTATTCAGATTGCCTATACTATTAGTACCCCAATTTTCGGGGTGGGAAAAGTGGATGGAAACCAGTTTCTTACAGATGTCGTTCTAAATAGATTTGACTCCTTTGTGGAAGCGTTAGACCACATAAGGGCTAACTATAGGGGGTTGTAGTATGGATTATACAGGTTATATAGAGTGCAGATTAAGAGTGGGTGGCTTTAACGAGCTATCCACTATTGATTCTGATGGGGTAGGTTTCGCTATATACTTTCAAGGCTGTAGTATTCACTGTAAAGGGTGTCATAATCCAGAGTTACAATCCTTTGAAGGTGGAGAACTTTACAACCCGAAGGATTTAATTGACAAGATTGCGGAGTCCAGAGACTGGTACGACAATGTAGTACTTCTCGGCGGTGAACCTTTAGACCAACCAATACTTCCTTTACTCATGTTGGTTAACGAGGTAAAGAAGTTAGGACTTGGCGTATGGCTGTATACAGGCTACGCAGAGGATAAGATTCCTTCAGAGATAAAGAATTTATGCACTGTGGTCGTAGCAGGAGCGTATATAGACGAATTAAAGACAGGTGGTTTCCCCGCTAGTTCCAACCAAGTAGTTATAGACAATAGGAGGATTTGATTATGCAGTATAATGTCACTTTTGAAAAAGGTTTTGATGAACTTTACACAAACTATTCGAGCGACCCTAATGGACTTAAATTGTTGGAGTTAGAGGGTATTAGCCCCGAGAAGATAGATGTGGGGGCAATGAGCCATAAGTATTTCACTCAACGATTGGCAGACACAAGCGTAGATATGAACGCAAATGCTAACGAGGAATTGAGTGCTAATAATTACCAAGCAGAAGTTACGAAGGGATTACTCAAATTAGAAGGGTACTACCTCTTATGGAAGTACACAAAGAAAAGATTTGGATTAGCAAGAGCCAATAGAGCAATGAAAGCAATATGGGATGGAATACTCTATTTCCATGATGCTTCGGGTCACGGTATACAAGTGCCTTATTGTTTTGCCTACAGCACTACTCCTATTATGCTTGAAGGTAGACCATATGGACAATTACACAGTGCCCCACCTAAACGCTCAGATAGTTTTGTGGCACAAGTTATAGAAACTACTATGGACTTGTCGCAGGAATTTGTAGGAGCAGTAGCACCGTCTGACTTCCTTGTAAACCTTTGTTATTACTTGAAGAAAGAAGGAATAGACCCTGATAGTGAGGAAGGTGCTGATTATATTATTAACCAGTGGCAGAAATTTGTTCACGTTATGAATAACAAATTTAGAGTGTCAGGTCAGTCACCATTCACCAATATTTCTGTATTTGACAGGGCAAATATAAGTAAGATTTTTGAACATACCTATTTTCCTGATGGAACACAGGTAGATACTGAGTACACAATGAAGGTTCAGAAGTTAGTAGCAGGTTTCTTTAGTAATGGAGACCCTTCGACTAATTTACCTTATAGATTTCCTGTCATGACAACTAATATGTCAGTTGACGAGAATAGAAACCCGCTTGATGAAGACTTTTTGAAGTTTGTAGCAAAGACGAATATTACCAAAGGTGTTTATAATATATACGCTAATGAGGGCAATAAGATTGCTATGTGTTGCCGTTTCATTAATGACATGGAACGTATGGGCTACAGAGCAGACTCATTCGGTAATGGCGGACTTAATATTGGCTCACATAGAATTGTCACTATAAATTATGCTCGACTCGCTTTAGATTCTAACAACATGACAGAGTTTTGGGATTTACTTAAAGAGAGACTTGAATTGTGTAGAGACCTTCTGATTGTACATAGAGAAGAAATTCTCCAAAGAAGAGTTAACGCAGGATTCTTGAAATTTTTTAAACCATTACACTGGTTCGATATGAAGATGCTGTTCTCCACTATTGGAATTAATGGTCTTTATGAAATGTGTCATTTCATGGGAACAGAAATTACAGAAGATGATGGAGCAGAACTTGTAGAAGATGTATTGCTGTTTACTGAGAAAATGGCGTTACAGTTCACAAAAGAATGTGGTTATAGCTTTAATACTGAGGAGATTCCTGGGGAGTCTACAGCCGTTATTTTTGCTAACAAAGACCGCATGAAGTATGGTAAGGAACAGCCGTTTAAACTCTATAGTAACCAGTACCTCCCTGTAATAGCTGATGTTAGTCCTGTTGAAAGAGTGAAGCTGTCAGGTAGATTCATGAACATTGTTTCAGGTGGTGGTATTGTTCACTTGAATGTTCAAGACCAAATTAAAAATGAAGAAGTGATGGAGAAGCTTATTAGAATGACCCTAAAGGCGGGCGTTCCACACTTTGCCATTAACTATGGATTTGGAACTTGTGAGCATGGTCATACATGCGTAGTCGGTAATGGTACAACATGTCCGATATGTGGTGGTAAGATTGAGGACTGGCTCACGAGAATTATAGGATATTTTACTAAGATTTCTAGTTGGGGTGATGTACGTAAGAACTACGAATACCCACGAAGGAAGTTCAAGATAGTTGAATAATAAGCAAGTTTGGGCAACTTTGAAAAAAGTTGCCTTTTTTATTTAACTGAGAATACACCTCCACGTACAAGTATTACGAAAAGAGGTGATAGCATGGCGGAAGTGCTAAAGGCAATAGATGAAGTTAGGGGAATAAGAAAGCACCATACTCAGATGACTGCCGAGGAAAAGAATGTCTTGAAGATGTTGATTCGAGGTAAATTCCAAGTGACACAACACAGTCTTCAAAGAATGAAAGAGAGAAGGATAACTGTCGAGGAAGTTAATCAGACCATTAATGATGGGAATATTATCGAGTACCATTTAATTAATGGCGAAGAAAGTAGAGTACTTCTGAGAGGTAGAGTTCCATTTAGGGATAGAGTAACTTGTGTAGTAGTTGATATTAATAACAATATCGTGGTAACCGCTTACAAGAACTACTACTTAAATAACCACCCGAACTCAGACATGAGTGATTACGATGCAACATTAAATGTTTTAGAAAAAGTTAAAAGTTCATTTAACTCTGGTAAGACCTCAACGTATAAGTACACTGTAAGAGCTAATAAAACAAAAACGAAAGGATGAATAAAATGAAAACTGTTAAAGAATTGGATGGTTCAGTATGGAATAGCAAGGACGAGGTTTATCCGATAGCGGAGGAAGTCTTGTTAGGTCTGGTAGGAAAAACAATTCATGCTACAACTAATAAGTTAGTAGACAGGGAAGGAAATGAGCACAATGTGTGGTTCGCAGGGGTTGTGGCGGGATACCAAAAAGCAGTGTTAGCTTATGACTACATTGGAGATAAGGTACTTGATGTGGCAAATGTACAGTTCCAAATGTTACTGACAGATGGAATGGCATACACACTATCTTGTAGTGACCTTGAAATTAAAGAGCTTACTGAGGATGAATTTGCCGCTCTGGTAGCAGAATTTACTGCCGCACAGGTTACTAGCGATATTATACTACCTGAGAAAAAAGAAAAGAAGATTATACTTCCTGGGAGGGATTTCTAATGGTTGATATGAACTATAGAAGATTTGACAAGAACATACCCGCACTGTCTAAAGATGATGAACGAAACGCAGGGTTCGATTTATTCGCAAGATTGGAGAAACCTTTTCAGCTATACCCTGGGGAAGTCGCAAGAATAGCACTCAATGTAGCAACAGAAATTCCTGTATATGGCGTGGGGCTTGTGTTTCAAAGGTCTTCTACATACAAGAAGTGGGGCATTAAACTTACTAACGGTGTAGGAGTTATAGATTGTCTTTACTGTGGTGATGGTGACGAGTGGCAAGCAGAGTTCAAGAATGAAACAAAACAGCCCATTACTATTAAGCCTGGGGACAAGCTGTGTCAGGCAGTATTCGTCCCACTTTTAGCGTTGGGTTTGGTAGAAAAAGACGAACTTGGAAATGAAGACAGGGGAGGATTTGGAACTTCCTATGACAATGCAACCGAGGTGAAATAAGTGAAATTTTTTATAGAAGTTTTGAATGGTAGTGAAGTAGTAAAAGGTGCTAAGTTCAGAATCGTAGACAGTGACGGTAATGTTATTACTGCAAATGATGGTTCATGTGTATTTACAGCTAGAAAAGTCGTGCCTTTTGGTGATGTTGGTAAATGTGTAGAAGTTGAGGAGATGGAGTAACATGGATACTAAACGTTTCAACGAGTTAGAGGAACTTGCAAAGCCTTTACAGGATTGGTTAATAGTTAATTTTGATCCTCATTGTAGGGTCGAGATAACCTATGACGGGGTTAATGTTATTAGCGGGTTATTAGGGATTCCAATGCCCGTCGAAATAGATTAAAAATGATGTGAGTAGGTAATATCCTACAGAAAGATTAGGGGGAATTTAATATGTCTAAATTATTTGATGACGTAAAAGATGCAGAAGCAAGGATAGCAAAGGCTGAGAAAAAGGTCTACAGAACTATGAACGTGTTTGCTAAAGCGGCAAAAGATGTTGAACTTGCCAACGCAGAACTGTCAAAGGCTATTGCTGATAGCGATAGCAAGATTAACAAGTACATGGAAAGCATTGCAAAAGCAAAGCAGACCAAGAACAAGGCTCAGTCCGCCGTAGAACAGAACGGAGCACTTCTGACAAAACTTAATGAGTTCATTCCTGTTAGGGGGTAATTATATGGCGATTTTTAGAAAGCTTGAAATTTACCGTGATGGTAAATGGGTCGATGCTCATATGAATGAAATTAAGGTGGGCGAACTATTTCGTATGTTCGACCCACCAGAAATGACTCCTGTTAGGGATTCAGATGGTAGCACAGTATTCAAAGCAATGACAGAACCAAAACCATACGGAAGTGATGGTAATTGGATTTTAGATACCGAGGGGGTAGATTTTAATGAGGAAGTTTGAGATTACTTTAAAGGACTTGTCGAAGTATAAAAACACTGGTGAAAGAAAAGTAGTTGTACAGGCTAAAGATGAAGGTACTGCTATAGCTGTGGCTACTCAGCACTTCAAAGGATATGACTTAGTGGGCTTTGAAGAAGTTGGCGTTCCTTTAGAGGGGGCGACAGTGTGAGGATAATTGCATTTGAAGGTATTGATGCTTCGGGTAAAGAGACCCAAGTCACAATGCTCACACAAGCATTAGCTATTAGAGGTTACAAAGTAGCGATGGTGGCTTTCCCAAGATATAACAGGTCTACAGGACAGTGGATAAAGTCAGTATTAAAGGGTGATGTTAACCTTTCAAAAGAAGCATTACACATGCTGATGCAGGTTGATGTTCAAGACTACCAAAAAGATATAGAAGTTCTGGAACAATGTGGGATAGACTTTTTGGTTTGTGATAGATATACACTCTCAAACCATGCATATTGTATGGCGAAAGGGATAGATGTTGAGTGGGTTAAAGGTCTTCAAGATAAGATTAGAAAACCTGATATGACTGTGGTTCTTGATATTTCAGCCGAAACGTCAATGAAACGTAAAGCTGTGCGTGATGATATGCATGAGTTAGACACAGACTTACTTAATAGAGCAAGGATGGCGTATAACGTGCTTGCTGATATATACCGCAGGATAGATAAAGATGATGAACTAATTTATGTTGTTGACGCTAATAGAGACCCTGATGCTGTTCATGAAGAAGTGTTTGATTTGGTTAGCCTTGGCTTTTTTAAGACAGTGTATGACACTAACGGTAACATGAGCAGAGAATTAGTATAAATACTTATTTGGAGGATATTTTACATGACAAAATTTAAGAACGAGATTATTGCTGACTATGCTGTACAAGAAGGTATTACCAAGGTTGAAGCCGAGAAGAGATTAGAAGATATACTTGGATTGATTACAGGCTACTTAGTAGCAGGTGATGATGTGAAGGTTAATAACTTCTTTAACTTCTTCGTGAAACACCGTGATGCTAAAGATGGTAAGAACCCAATAACAAAAGAGCCTATGACCATTCCCGCAGTTACTACAGTAGTTGCAAGAATGACTAAGCCTTTGAAGGATAGAATACAGGGAAAGAGGTAATAGTGTATGAAAAAAGAGGTAAAAGAACCTGTTGTGATGGGATTGTGCATATTCCTTGGGTATATGCTTGCAGATGCTGTAGAGTACTTGATAAAGCTTATTTTCTAACGAGGGCGGGTTAAACCCCGCTCTCCTCATATGGAGGGGTTAAAATGGATTTCCCAAAACACATAAAGGAAAACCTCAGTAAAGACAAAACCTACTACTCTATGTACCGAATGGATAACATTGAACGCTGTAAAGAAGACCCCGCTTATTTGGGCGATGTTCTATTAGTTAACGAGAATTTGATTTGGCACTCCGTTCATAAGTACATTGGAAAACCCGAAACAATAGCTGACAACAACGGTCTTGAAAAAGAAGATATATTACAACTGGGACGTATGGGTTATATAAAGGCAATTAAAGCCTTCGATACTACAAGAGGTATAAAGTTCTCTTCCTTTGCAGTTACTGCTATTGTGAGAGAAATTAGATGTTTTCTGAGGGACACAGCGAATATAATTCGACTTACAAGAACGGCTCACTCACTTCTAATGGATATTAGAAAAGTCGAGAACGATTTCGGATATATGCCTTCTGTTGAAGATTTAGCAATGCTGCTTGACGAGAAGGAAGAAAAGATTACAAAGGTGCTACAGATTGGACAACCTGTAAAGTCATTAGAGGGGAAGGTAACATACCCACTAGTTGAGAAACAGCGATATGTACCAGACACCTGTCTTATGGATTTATTACACGCTGATGAAAATGTTGAAATAGATGTGGTTGATAAGGTGTATGTAGATTCAATAATAGATTCTATAAGGGCTAAGTTGACCGACACTGAGGTTAATGTACTAAACTCTCAGATGGAAGGTAATTCACAGACACAGACCGCCAGGGAATACAACATCTCACAAATGAGGGTAAGCCGAATTATTAAGAAGATAGCTAAATTAATTGATAAGTACACAGATGTATAAAATGACGGGAGTACATAGTGCTCTCCTCATTTTAGTCTATTCTAATAGAGTAGACGAGTAATGAGGAGGACAATAAGATGAATGAGATTTTAGAGTATTTGGGCAAAGTATGCTCGGGAATGAAACCATTTCTCGCCTTACTATGGTCAGTTATTAGTTACATTTTATTCCCCAGTGATGCGTATTATACCGCCGCAATAGGATTAGGCGGGGCTATGATACTTGATATTCTAACCAAGTATTATGCTCTACGTAAACCACATGGCTCAATAAAGAAAGCAATAGCGGCAGGTAGTATTAGTTCTGATAATTTTTATAGAGGAACTAGGAAAAAGTTAATTAGCTTTTTAGTACTTATGATTTTGTGTGGCTTATCCGTGAGGGTAGCACCAGTAGCAGGGGCGGCTGTATTCCTATCAACATTAGCCTACTCAGTAATGTTTTTAAGAGAAGCACAAAGCTGTGTAGAGAATTTGTTAGATGCAGGGCATGATGAACTAAGTTGGTTATTACCAGTCCTTAGAAGAAGACAGAAAAAGATTATTGAAGATGAAGGCGGTACAGTTGAAGGTGCACCAAAGGACGATAGTAATGTAGCAGGTTAAGAAAGGGGGCGAATCAGATGGCAGAACCTTATGTAGACTGGAATGAAGTAGCAAACTGGGCTAAAGACGCAGTCCTCAAATGTAAAGAGCTAGGTATTATGGTAGGTAGTAATGGAGAGTTTAATCCGAAGGATGAACTCACTAGGGAACAGGCGGCAGGTATAGTCTGTAGTATGCTTAAATACCTTGGAAAGTAAAGGAGTGTTAATTATGAAAATTGATTGGGCAAGCAAGTTAGGAAGTAGAAAGTTTTGGGCACTTATAGCAGGTGTAGCCACCTCTATAGGGGCGATTGTAGGACTTTCTGGCAACGATACCGCACAAGTGGTTGGTATCATCGGAGCTATCGGCTCTGTAGCAGTGTATATACTGGGTGAAGCATATGTGGATGGTAAGGCGGCAGAAGCTAATATTACTTCTACATCTACTCACTACGAAAAGGCGGAATAATAATACACCTGCCGACACGCAAACTAAATAAAAAAACCACACAGCCATTTATGGAGTGTGGTTTTTTATCTTCAAATAATATAGTTATTTCATTCCATACAACCTTTCCATAGCGTTTTTCGTGATTAGCCATACTTTGCTGCTTTTTCTGTAATCTACCCCTTCTTGGAGTTCTTCACTCGTAACCCGATGTCGCAGTGTACTGGGGTCTATATCCCAAATTTCTGCCGCCTCCGAGAAAGTCAGCACCTCTGAAATGCTATAGAAAGAGGGAAGACTGGCTTGAGCCATAATTTCAATGTGATGAACCCTGATATTTGAATCAGTATATGTTTCAAACAACATCGCTTCAGCTGTTTCTTCATTTATGTTTATTATCTCTCCTGACAGACTTTTTCCATTTATGTTACGAATCGTTAGCTTATCGCCCTTCTTGATAGTTATTTCTGCTATCTTAATTTTCTTCCCCATTGTTTTGTCCTCTTTTCCCGCAAACGTGAATTATTATATAATTATATCACGGAAACGTGAACGAAATATAGAGGTAGAAAACTGTTTTATCATTTAAAAATGTTTTTAAAAATATTTTTCACATAATTTAGTGGAGTTATTTGCTTTATTCTATAGTCCTGTCTGAGTAGTAAAGAAGTTAATATTGCCTTTTCCTATGGCTCTGACTTCCCAATCATTACCTTCATCGTCATGTACATCAACTTCTGAAAGTGTTATATCCCCATCAAAATCTTTAATCCAAGTAGTAGTCCACGGTCTTTTGATATGGTAACTAAAGTCAGGATTGTACTTCAAAACTTCGTCTAACAGACATACTATTACCATACCTGCATCAGCACAGAATTTACCTAAAACTGCCTTGGTGTCGGCGTTGTATGTAGTACATGACCAGTCCCCATATAAAGTATCCCTACATAAGTAGGTATTAAATCCAAGTGCTTGCAAGTTTTCACCATTTCCGCAAACGTCCCAATCATCAGGATTTTCCCTATCCCACTTCTTTTGTGCTTTTTCATATTCAGCATACGCTTTATTTTCTTCTTCTGTAAAGTCGGAAAATTTCTTACTTCCCTTTCCTGCTAGAATTGGGTAATCACCCATTTTAGGTCTAGGATTATTAGGGTTATTTTCCTTATCCTTCATAAGATAACAAGGGTCTGTAATGATTATATCACCTTTAAACTTCATTTTCATTCTCCTCTCTAAATTCTCCACCAATTACACTTGGAAAGAACTCACCGACATAATTTCCCGTGACAAACACTCTACCAGTGCTAGAGGGCTTGTGAGGTTCTCTCCATCCCGTGAGGGTTAATTTCTCACCCCTAAATGTAGTTACTTCCTGCCCCTTTACAGCGGGCTTATCGTTAATGTATAACTTCTTCATATTTAATCCTCCTTTAGATTAAAAGGTGCATCACCTACAAGTTCAAAATCTCCGTTATGCACCCGCATGAAAGTGTCACCTCTATAAGGTATTTTAAGTAACACCGTCACTCCCCAATAGCTCACATCTGTAACCTGACATAGACAACCGCCGCACCCTTCTATATTGGGATTTGTTTGAATAACATCATTCTTCTTTATTTCAATAGGGATGAATCGCTCAACCATAGATTGTAGTGGCTCGTCATAGTCATCGTGGAACTTGTACATCTTATGACCGCCCTCGATATTTTCAATTTCTACCCAGTAATGCCAACCTATAGTCATACAGTCTTCATAGTCTGTGTTATTAACGCATAACATGTATTGTTTCTCCATCAGTATTCCTCCTAATAATAAAAAGTGGCGGGGCTAAACATCTAGCCCCACCGTTGTTGTTTCATGGGAGAACCTAATTCGGTCAGCTATGCCACCATAGCTCTTTAGCTTCTGCATATACATCTGCTTAGCTCCCCGGTTATTTGTGTTTGCAAGTGCAGAGCGTATACGGATAATTTCAAGGTCTAATAAGATTAGCATATCCATACACTCACTATCATCTAACAACACGTCCCTATAGAGGGTTGTACCAATAACAATCACTCCCTAAGTTCACCGATTTCAACAGTAATAATATATTTCTTACCCTTGTTGATGATTGAACCTATATCTACAAGTCTAGCAGAAACTTCTTCTCCTATAATTCCCGCTGTGTCATTCCAAGAAATATTGAATACTGTTGATGGTTTTGGTTCTTGGTATTTGAGCGGTTGTACCTGAAAAGTTTGTGTTAAATCTACAGCCTGACTCTTAGGAGTTTTAGGCTGATTGCTTTTTTGCTTTTTAGGTTTACTATTTTTGGTGTTAACTTTTAAGCCATAAAGCTTTAAGCGTCTTACATTATCAAAATAATAATGTATGTGCTGTTTACCAGTAAACCCCCACCCTTCCAAAATATCTTCCTTTGTTAGGTGCATTTCATTAATCCAATGGTTCATAGCTACAACACGCTCTTCATCAGCCATAGATTTAAACTCTGAATACGGCGGTACTTTATCATACATATTGTATATCCTCACCTCCCCACTTAGTTTCTTTATCTGACTCGGCTTTAGAGAATCCGAAGGAAAGCGAACTCCCCCTCGGAATCCCTTCTTCCGTAAAGCCCTATTGTGTATTCCACGACCAGAAATCTTCTTCTCTCTAACATCTTCATTAAACACTTTTTCGACTTCAAGAGTTGTTATCTTAGCAGCCATATGCTATCCTCCGCCCACAAGTGCTTCTTCCTCTATACCTTGAATAATGGCGGTTAAGGCGGGCTGATCTTTCGCCTTTTTCTTTAACTTACGCCATAACTCCCCATCCTCCATCTTCTGCTTGTCTAATGTACTCTTTAAATAGTACGATTCTCTCTTAGTACTGTAGTGTAAGTACAGTAACTTTGCGAGTTCGTTAGTACCTGCTATTGCAAGTTTTTCCAACTCTTTAAAAGGAACTACTGAATGTCTTCCCCACCACTGTCTTTTTATAGGTATGTAACCACTCTCTATAAGAAGTTCTGTTATCACCCGAGGGTCTATGGCAATTAACTTATGACCTATCTTGTTCTCAACTACCTTATGATACTCTTTAAGTTTCACATCTAAAAGTTTGAGACCCAATTCACTCACAGGCACAGTCCAGTTATAAATACTTTCGTGTCTCTTAGTAGCTTCATTAAAGACACGGGTGATAAAAGGTATCACAGTACCGCCTGAAAAATTACCGTCTTGGAGTGTAACCGACTCGTCCGCCGCCACGCTCCCTTCTGTTAGTTGCATTGATGGCATGTTTCTCAGCCCTCCTCTCTAAGAATGATTTAGGTGCAGGTTGCTCAATAAAATGAACAAAACCCACAACTTCATTACAAACACTTTCGTACAATGCAAAACTCTGTGATTTACTTGGTTTTGCATTTTTCCTATAGCAATTAGCCTTATTAGGGCAGTTATCTGACGCACACATTGTAAAATCTGGCATAATTATACCTCCTATAATTATCAAATTAATTAGTTTTTGTTACTATTTCTCCCATCTTATCTACACCTATTTCTGCGAGCATGTCCTCGATTATACCCTCGGATAGTTGCTTCATGCAAAATAGTGTGAAAATAAGTCCCTGCAGATTGTTTGTACTTCTATGATGTACTATAATGTCATTGAATTGTGATTTCTGTATCTTCATAGTTGTTTCGAGTTTTTCGTTGCTTACTTCAAATTCCTTATCACCTAACCGTACTATCATAATCAGCTAATCCTCCTCATTGTCTTCTAATAAGTTTCGTATTATTGCGAAAGCTCTATCTACTGACAACCTTTGACAATCCAAATCTCTAAGAACCGCACGCATACGTTCTTCATCAACTTTACTCACCACACTAACCTCCTAACATACAAGTATTATAAACTTGCGTCAAGTATATACACTGTAATACAAAACAGGAGTCCAAATTATTGGACTCCTGCAAAAGCTTTAGGATTAGGTATTACACCTTCTTTAAATACTGTAATCTTCATTACTTCGTTCTCTTTGTTAAATGTGTTATCCTTAATCCAAGCTTCCAATTCAATGAATAAATTCCTGTCTAAGTCCATGAAAAATATTCGTTCACGGACTTCTACCGTGGTCTCTAGGCGTATTCTGAATTTAATACTTTCACCAAATCCTATTTTGACCATTTCATCACTTACAAGTTTTGCAACTTGGTGGGCAATCTTTGGGTCATCCTTCATGTAGAATGAACCGACATCTGTAGACATATTATCACCTACCTTTTAGTGGCTCTCAGGTCTTCCTCGAACAATTTCAATTGCTCTTCAACTTGGTCTCCTACTAAATCCCATGCTTTTTTGTATACTTCTGCTTCATCATCACCTGGTTCAAGTGTTATAGTAACACCTGCGGTAGGCTTGAAACTTTGGTAGTTACCAAGGTTTTTTGTGAACGAAGCTTCTACGTAAATCTCCTTTACTTTTGCCATCTCTATCCCTCCTTATAGGTCAGAATGATGCAAAGATTTACGTAAAGCCTACCCGCCGCAGGGCGGGGTTATTATGTTGTGGGTGAGAAGTTAAGAACTGTGGCGTTGCTTGGAATGTACGTTAGAGGTCTATCGGGACTTCCGACCATTTTGTTCATAAACATTCGTAATCCGTTATATCCTCCTAACATGCGTCTGTATTGGTCGAATACTTTCATACACGCAAAGGCATCATCAACAGCCCTGTGACCCTTTTCTCTATCGAGAGGTATGTCATACCTTTTACAAATAAATTCAAGGTTCGCCTTTTTGTCAGGCTCGATTACCTTACATATCGAGCGAGTACAGTAGAACCTGGGTACTTCAATATTTTTAATAAATCCAAGGTCAAATGAAGCGTTGTGAGCTACAATGGTAGTGCCATTAATAAACTCCCTAATTTCTTGTTCTGCTTCTTTATTACTCAGACCGCCAATCAGGTCAGAGTCTGAAAGTCCAGTGTGTTGCTGAATGAAGTCAGACAATGTTCTTCCATCTTCGAGTTTAACGAAGAATTGTTTCATGAACACGTTCTCGTCAGTAAGGTCTGACTTGACCATCCCAACTTCAATTATCTGGTCTCTTTCGTGGTCTAAACCCGTGGTCTCAAAATCAATGAATGTGTATAGCAATACGGTTTCCCCCTTATTATTGGACTATCTTTTCTGATAGTGCAAGTTGTTCGTGGACTAATTCACGATATTCTTTTCGTTCTGCATCGGTGGCTGTGCCGTCCTCAATCTTAGGGTCAATCAGGTCTCGACGCATTTTGTTATCCATGTATTTCTTAATCAGTATAGAGTCAGGAGTACCACGACTATTCGTTGAGTATTTGTCTCTCATACGAGTTCTCCTCTGCTTTTATACCTTCGTGCCCTGTTAAAAACAATCGAGTGGAATGACTATATACGTCTTCTTCTGCACAAATTTGCACGTTTCCACGCAATAGTTTTCTCATTGTCAAATCACTAATAGTAATAGAACCGCCATTTGCCATTATACAGGCTAGTAAATATTCATAAGCAATTTTAAGCTGTTCATCGACTGTGGTGCGATCTCTCCTAGCTCTTTCACTCTCGTATGGCATACTATTCCCCCTCAATAGGATATTCACACTCTTCACAGTAGAGTGAAAACTGCCCTGTTATATCCTTACCACAATAGTAACAGGAAACAGGCTTTATAACTTCACGTTCAAATTCTGTTTTACTTATTAACTCTTGATAAGAAAAGCCGTACAAACTACCTTCCTTATGAAAAGCTATTTTAAATGGCAGAGCATCGTCTGACTCAGCAATATCAATTATCCTCCCAAGACGTAGGGCAAATCTAAGGGAGTAACGAGGGTGGATAACCACCCAGTCACCAATATTAAATCTCACTAGACTTCACCTTGTTTATAGTTAATCTAGGAGTACCCTTTGACTCAACCCATGCAACTTCTTTCAACTTATCAATATCAATAAGCCCATCTTCAAGGGCTTTTTCAAGTGCCTGTTCATCTACAACCACTTTTGTACATTCAACATCACTGGTTATAAGGTATTCAAGCACTTTGTCCATATCAAAATGGGAGGTATCAGGTACTGCTACAGACACACGTAGACTGCCCACATCTAGTTTGTCCCTGTTAAGGAGATCGAGAGCTTTCTCGATAGCAGGTTTGTTTGCTTTTAACCATTTCTCGTCAGCCTTCTTCCTCTCGTTAATCTCGTAGTACTGTTCAACGAGTTCTTTGTCAATATCCTTTGTCTCGTCGAAAACATCTATGGCTTTAACTACTTCTTTGTTGTTTGCGTAATCCGCTAAACTCATGTTAATCACCCCTTCCGATATACTTATACGAAGTGATTAACCAATAGTTAAATTATTAATCGGATTCAACCATCCAAGATGGTTGTACCGAAGAAGAAAACATATCTGAGAGTGTTGTCTCACGTTTTATCTTCTTAGCTTTACCCAACCATCTTCTGCTCATGTGGTCTACGGCTTCATCAATGGAGTCAAAACCAGGGTCAGAGTCCCTATTAAAGCTTGCTGTAACTGTTGCTATAGCTTCCACAATGTACATGTCAGGGTCGTCGTGGTGCTGTTCCTTTAAATCTTCCAGTGAAGAATACCCGAAAAGTCTGACGTAGTCGAATAGACAGTCTGTGGAGTAGCTATCAAGGTCATATTGAATATCCGTCAAGAAATACACTTCGTCATTATTACGAGTTAGTCCTTGTTGAATATCAATTACCTCAAAAGTTCTACCCCCAAGGTGTCTTATGTGTTGGTGGTCTCGTGTCATTTTATTCCATTGCATTAGTGTTATTTCCCCCTTTGTGCTCTTTTGGCATGTGCTCCCATATCTCATTTAATATCTTAATACTATTCCACCTCCTGATAGCATTAAAAAGGAGGTCTATGCGACCTCCTCCAATGCCATACCAATCATCTGTGCTATTAAATTTCTAGCTCTCTGCTCTCCAAAGGCTTTTACACCATTATCAAGCATTGTTTGAGCCATTTCGTCCTTTCTTTCAAGGACATCTTGAACATATTCATCTATGGTATTTTCGCATACCAAGTAATACACAGTTACAGCGTCTTTTTGACCAATACGATGGGCACGGCTGTAAGCTTGTTCCACATAAGCGGGCGACCACTCGCAATCTAAAAAGATTACGTGGGTGGCGGCGGTTAGTGTAAGTCCTTCTCTACATGCAGGGGTACACCCAATAAAGAGTTTACATGTGTCATCATTTTGGAATTTGTAGACCTCCCGCTGTCTCTCGGAAGTCATTGCTTCTTCTAGTAACTTCTCTCGCTCTTCCTGAGTAAGGAGTGCCCATTTATCAGCACCCAATCGGTCTCGCAGTACCTTTGAAGCCGATAGAATAGACATACCGTTAGCATCTACATCACCATGAATAATTGCGGGGTTGTACTTCTCAAATTTCTTTGTAATAAGTTCAACCATTCCCCTAAACCTAGAGAACACTATAACCTTATTTCCACTTTCATCTATTATGTTTTCCAACATTTCTTCTAATGCTGTAATCTTGGCGGGCTTTCCATCCTCAACACCGATTAACTCAGGTGAGTCAGTAACCTGTTGTAGTCTCAGCAACTTAGTAAGAGCAGTCGGAACACGTTCAAGTGAAGTGTCTTTCAAGTCTTCCATAATCTCCTGCTTAACAGCCTTATAATAATAAGCTTGTTTAGCCGACATGGGTATTGTTACTCTCTTGAAAGCAACATCAGGCAACTCTTTAAGCTTGTCCTTTTTGAGTCGTCTAAGCATGTTGTATTGAATCCAAGAGCGTAGCTCTCTAATGTTCTGGTAGGCTATAATCTCTCTTTTGTTGTACCCGCCCATAATAGCATATCTGTTCCTAAAACTCCACCAGTTGGACTGTATTACATTGCCCCAGTACAAATAATTGTACGATTCAAGGGGACTATTAGGCAACGGTGTAGCTGTAAGAACGTATCTGCACCTAAAAGGTATTCTGTGGATATAAGCCCCTATCTTGCTCTGCGGGTTCTTTATCTTATGTGCTTCGTCCAGAATACAAAAATCTAGCGGTTTCATATTGTCAAGTAGTTGGAAGTTATTTATGTCAGAACGGAAAGTTTCATAGGACACAACAATAAACGTCCAATCATCTGAGTAAGTCAGTTGATTATATGCGGCATTTCGTTGTGTTTGAGAACCTGCGACTACAACAGCCTTTTGGTGGGTATGCATATGTATTTCATCACGCCAGTTAAATAGCAGTGAAGCTTTGCATACTACAACACCTCGCTTAACAGCTCCTAGTCTCTTTTTTGCTTCCATTGCATTGGCAACCTGCCAACTCTTTCCAAGACCCGCATCATCAGCTAGGATTAAGAAGTCTCTACTAACCATCAAGTTAAAGCCCTTGACCTGGAACTCGCCCCACGGGGTGGTCTTAAAACCTGTTGAACCTGTGATATTACCTTCACTGTCATATTGGACAGTGTAACCTGGCACTACAGGGGAGGAGGGAATATCATCTTCCGTAATCCCTTGTGTGTAAATCAGCGGTTCGTCTTCACCTTTCCATACAATAAGGTAGTCAGCCATCTTGCTAACAAAATCGTTGACATACTCATATGGTACAGCCCAAAAATTGGTCTTGGTGTTAAACAAAGCACCCTTAACTTTGCTCATAGCGTCAATTACAATGGGGTGTGGGGTCAGGCTAACCTTAATCCACTGTTTCCCATTGGGTGTGACAACTTTTTCGGCGTTTACCAATCATCATACCTCCTTAAATGGTAATAGATATTCTTAATCGCCGTTAAGGTGCTTTGAACGTGGGTTCACCCATAAAGTTCATCTAGTCTCAGCTCTTCTCTTCTCAATCTTTACCCTTGACTTCGGCTATAACCGCATCAATTAGAGCGTCACTTACTAGCGGTTTTGCTCTCTCCAATGCTTTTAGCACTCCGCCTTTGTTTCCAAAGTAGACGTAAAGTAAAATTTGTGCTATATTGTCTGCTGTGATTTTACCCGCCTTCTCCATTGATAGCAGGGTAATTACTATCTCATAGTCCTTAACACTTAGCTTAATAAATCTGTCTCGGAGTTCATGTGCGACAGCTTGGACTTGTTTTTCAGTATACATATTTCATCCTCCATAGTCTCCCACACATATATCTAACCAACATACTGTCTATTACGGTAGTATGCTGCCCAGTCTCCATTTGCTACCTTTCGATAGTTACTTGGAGGGGTCATTTCCCAAATGTAGACCCATGCGTGTTTTATACCATCTTCTGTGTTCACCTCTATAATCTGCCGTTCATACATATTGAAGTCGGCATCAGGGTTATAACCTTCAAGTATATCACAGTTTTTCATAGTGTCCACATAGTCAGCGAGATCAATATACATCAGTTCTCCGACAACTGTGTATTCTCCACAAACCACAGCAGGGAAAGCCCCTACGTCGAACATTTCTCCTTTTATTGTGCCTGGAACAATATCAGCAACCTTACCTCTAAGGTAGTTATTATAATTTCCGAAACCCCGTCTAAGTGTTCCGTAGACAAAGAGTGGTAAATATTGCATATTATACCCCCGTTCTGTATTTAAAATAATACATGGCATCGTGAAAGATGTCAAGATTCGTAGTTAACTCCTCTCTGTCTTACGTAATACTTATACGGAACGGGGCATTGAAAGTTAAGAGATAGGTTGAAGTTTCCAACCATCCTCTAATAATAACCGTTTCATTTCAATTTCTTCGAGAAACCCTGAACAACGGTCATATTCAGGGCATTGCTCACAGAAACGGTCTGTGAGAATTTTGTCTCCGTTGTACCAGACATAGTAGGCGCAATCAACCTTTGCCATAGAACCCCTCCTATGCGTGATTAACAAGCATAGCCGCAAGCCCATGCTTATTCATCCGTACCAGGGCGGAACTTTGCAATATGTCAGCCGCCATCATTATAGCTTCATCCGTAGGCAAATATTCTTTACCTGGCAGTTCATCTCGCTCAACTATAATCCCGAACTTATGGAACTCCTCTCTGAGAACGTACATAAAGGTATCAACCGATATTATCTCCCCATGAACATCGTCATTGGTCGAAAACTCTTTCATCTGTCTTATCATGTGTTCTCCCCTTTCTTTAGGTTTTTAGGTTTACCTTTGCTTATACTCAATAGGTATGTAGCTTTCCGCACAACCCACGGGTCAGTGATTGGTAAGTCAAAACCTGTAGTACCATCAAATCCTTCAAATGCTTCTGCGAATACACCTTTCTTAGCCAGTTCGAGGTAAGTAGCTTGCAACTCTGCCAATTCGTAAGCCCACATATCCCACTGTTTATCGCTAATAAGGTTTCTATCCATGTGATAATAAATACACGAATGTACTAGAAGTTGTCTTCTTCTCCGCTCAATTATTACAAGAAGTTCTTCCTCCCTACTCATTTCCGACATAATATCACCTACCTATGGTAACCTAATTCAATGCTATGCTCTATTTCAGCAAGCCCCCAGGCATTGTTTGATAAGGGCTTAAAGAATTTTGAGCAGTCTATGCTTATGAGTGGCAACCCGCATTTTTTCAAACAACCCATTATATGTGTGGTTACGGTCTGCGTATCAAGTTCAACAGGCACGAAAAAATCAAACCCGTGGTACTTATGGGCTACAAATCTTGTTTCTAGCTCGTGTTCATAAGCATCATTCCTTTCACAATGGATTGTGAAGACTCTAGCCTTCACTCTCTTCACTCTTGCCATTTAACAACCTCCTGGGTCAGGGTATATCATCCCTCTGTTTCTATTCCAGAATATTCTTGGGTTGTTAGACAAACCCTCCTCAAACTGGTCATAGGTTAGTATGGTTGGTAGCTTATTTTGGATTATCTCGTGTAAGCTATCGTAAGATATACCGTTATTGTAGTAGTACTCATGGTTGGGAGAATCAAAAAGCTCTGTAAGGATTAGCCGATTGACATTAATATCAAACTCTGACTTGCAGGTTATCCAATGTCCGTCAACAAAATCCAAGGGCTTTACTTCAAAGCCTAGAGGGTGGAAGGGGTTAAACTTTAGCAATTTTGCTCGTTTTAGAGCTTCCTCCTTATCACCGGCAACGAAGTATATTGTCTGCGAACCATAAGAGAAATTAATTTGTACTGCAAATAGTGTCAGGGTAATCACCCCTTCTTACGTATTGGTGGCTTCAACCTCATGCAGTATCAGCTACCATAATCTTGTACTAACTCATATACAGTAAAACCAAAATATGGTATAATATTTATGTTGCTTGGTGTGTCTGCCTTCTTAACTGGAAGGAGGTGACATTTTTGTGGCAAACGGAAAACAAAAGTTAAAAAATTTAAAAGCACCAAAGCAACGTGATTGGAAAAGTCTAGTTCCACTGGTAACAGCGATTATTTATTTACTTGTTGAACTGATGAAAAAGCTTTAACCAATCAAAAAACCCTTGAGTGGACTAGAATCTCTCAAGGGTTTTTATTGTGACATAGTGGCAAACATGTCAACACAAAAGTTTAATTAATTTATTTACATTATATAGTATACCCTATAAAAAGTCAAATAAACATAATAATGGACTCTTTAAAGTTCCTTTCCTAATTCTTCCCTAAGTTTTTTAAAATGGTCGATTATGTTTTCTTGGTTTACTTCCACAGCCCCCTCACAAAAAGGGCAAAGCCAAAGTCCATCGGAATCCACACAGAATTCTTTTTTACAGCATGGGCATATAATTAATCTATCCTGACTTTCCACTTAGTTTCCACCCTTTCTTATCCTAGAGCATTACTCCCTGATAAGTTATTCATACTCATCAGCAGACGGAGGGGACAGTTCCGAGGAATTGTACTTCTTAAATATAACACTATTTCCTTCAATAAACAACTCCATAGGGTCTCCTTCGTTTATATCTAGTTGCTCTCTTATCATTCTTGGTATAACTATCCTACCCATATCCTCAACCCTTCTTACAATTCCTGTGGCTCTCATAATTATCACCCTACCAACTTTAATCTGTGAGAAGATACACAAGCCACTGCTCCTTTGACGTTGTCAGGTGCTCGTTCATCTATTACACGGATTACAATAGAGCGTTTATCCTCCTTAGTCGGGTCATAGAATGTTTGTACTATTTCTACCTTATAACCTTCTTTAAATTCACGCTGTCTAGTTCCGAAACCTTGTGTTATTTTAGCCACAGATGGCGGGAACGGGTCAGAATCACGAAGATGTATAGGTATATCTCCTGACGGCTCTTCTTCCTCTGGCATTTCATCAAAGTAACCCATAGTCATAAATCCTTTCTCCACTGAACCTAACGGTATGTGTGTATTAGTTTCAGGGTCTATTGAAAATATCTGAACATTACTTACCATACCTACAGGTGTTCTTGATGTCCTATTCATTCTCTGTGTATACTCATAAAATGATTCGTTTGGTAACGGTGCTCGTGACGCACTTGGCATTGTACCTCACCCCCCTAATCCTGATTAAGTACTTTAAAGTTCTTACTTTCAAACCCACACTCAGGGCATACAAAATTCCTGCCTTCTGGATTCCAAACAGCCACTTGTTTACATGTCGGGCAGATTACCTTTTCAAGTTTTCCTTTAAAGCGACTATATTTATAGCACTTCAAAGCTGAATCACAGGTGACCCCAAGTTTACCTGTATTTTTATTGTTAAGGGTACAATTGCAGTAAGATTCATTACCTATCTTACCTAGAACTCTATGTGGACACTGGCTCTCTACACTTGCCAGGAATGTGTCCATTTTCTTTGCCACTTCATGGAGTTCTTTGCACCCTACATATGCTTCTGGTCTAACAAGTTCACACATATCGCAGACTCTATCATCTTTGAAATCACCAAAACACCTTTTATTTCTAATCACGCAGCTACTCATGCTATCCCCTCCTTAGAAATGTATGCATAGTAGGCGTACAGGTCATAATAGTCATCAGTTTCGACTATTGCCAGTCTAGGGCTTACCAGACCATCACTCACACCAAACGCATCATGATAACCGTTTCTGTAGAAGAACTCTAACATTGATTTAGCTGTCTTAGAGTAGTGTAAATAAGCACTCTCATATCTTTCTGATGGCATAGGGTACAGCTTAGCCTTTGCATCTGATTCTTTACCTTTTTTGTAGAATCTTTCAAGTAGCACATGCTTTCCGAACGAATCATCATCAGCTACAGGCTTTTTGTTACAAGCACCTACGCCGAAGAGCACTGAGAAAGCGTTGTCATTACCTTTGTCAATAATCTTAACCCCGCCACATTCAGTAATTATTTTTTTAAGTGATTCCCTAATATCAACCATTTTACTTTACCTCCTCACACTATTCAATAAGATATAATTTATATGACCCGTCTGTAGCACGGACACATCTTACTCTACGTCCGCTTGCTTCATAATCCGCTTTTTTACGAACAGCTTCATAGTGGGACAAGTCTCTATGTAGTAACATTCCTGCGGATTTCTTAGATACATAAGGTTCAGCCTTTTGTACACCGATTACGTACTTAGAACATACAGGGCATACCCCAAGCCATAATGTACAATCTGCCAACCTTCCGACTTTTTTAACTTTTATTTTTTGCGCGTCCACTGCTGACGCATCTCTTATAAGTTCTGTGTGGTAGCAAAGGTGAGAAACCCAACTACCAA